ATGGATAAAATAATATTTTGCGAAGGACGTTATGAGGTCTTTCAGGAGATCAGGGGACATAACAATAATATATATTTAGCTTTTGACAAAGAAGATCAGAGAGCTGTTGCCATAAAGCCAATGAAAAACCGTAACAATGCCTCATTGTCAAAATTAGAACAGGAAACTCAGATATGGGTCGATATAAATTTCACTCCCTATATAGTCACTCTTCTGTCAGTTGAAAAAATAAATGAGGCGCCTGCCCTTGTGATGGAATGGGTCAGTAACGGATACGGGGAGAAAAGTGATTTGAAAACATGGGCAGAACAGCATAAACAATATCTATTTAACGAGGTGCTGAAATTTGCCTTGCAATTCTGTTTTGCCATGACGAAATGCATTCAAAAACATCCGGGTTTCATACACAGGGACATTAAACCGGAAAATATTCTAGTGGACTCTGGCGATAACCTGAAAATTTGCGATATTAGTATATCCAATGGTACGGAAGGATATGTAGCTCCTGAAATAAAAGAAGGAAACAGTTTTTCAGAATTGACGGATATCTACAGTTTTGGAAAAACATTCATATCCTTGTTTAATGAACGTTTGTTGGGAGATGTTACTTACATTCATGAAGCAAAGGCTATTATTGGGAAATGCTGCAATAACAATCCTACTCTCAGATGTAGCACATTTCAGGATATTTATGTACAATTGCAATCCATCTGTTACAGGTGTCAGGGAGAGTATTTTTCCCCACAGGCAGAGGTAACTCAAACAATGGAACATGCCATTCAGAAATCTTTGGCATTGGCACAATTAGAATATCATCAGCAGGCACTCGACACTCTGATAGAAGCTACCCGGCATATTATTATTGATGGCTATCAGATAAAAACACTATATCATTCTCCCAGTGTCGTATTTAACATAGCCAATGCGCATTACAACCTGGAGCAGTACAAGCCGGCTTTAGAGTACATTGAGATGGCTTTAGACCTTGCTCAGGATGAATATCGGTTGTGGGATTTAAAAGCACACATCCTCTATTTTGACAAAGAAGGAAACCATCCTTTAGAGGAGGTGATGGCATGTATAGAAAGAGCGTTGCAATTATGCCCCGAAGATATTACAGTTTATCAATTGAAATCCAGGATATTGCTGGATACCGGTCGGTTTGAGGATTCCATTCGGGTTCTTAATGAAATATTGCATATTGAGCCCAGAAACAAAGAAGCTACTCGAAGAATGGCTATCAATTACAGGTATTTGGGTATATGGGACAAAACGATAGCTTGGTATAATAAGCTTTTGCTGATAAACCCGGATGACAGGAAAACAATAATAAAGGACATCGTGGCATGCCACATTGAAAACAATAACCTGGAAGCAGCACAAAACACCCTGACTCCGCTTTACAAAGAGAATCCTAATGATTATTCAGTTTCGTGGTTGCAGGCAGATATCTGGTTCAGATCAGGGAACCGGGAGGATGCCTATATTGAATTATATAAAGATAAAATATTGCTTGAAACAGAAATCGCATTCAATGACCGGAATGATACAGCCCTTGAAATACTCTCCATGGTATGTTCTTTGCTCTTTGACTTTCCGGCTGCAAGAAAATATATTGAAAAGGCTTGCTTTGTCAAGAATACCACGGTACGTAGTGGAAAGCGGATCGAAATGTATAATATGTGCAAGTTTGCAGATGAAATTGACCGGATTTTTATTGATTGCCATCGGTGTATAAAAGAAAATGCAACGGAAGAATTTGATGAAATATTATCGTTTTTGGAAGAAAACATCAGATATCCGGGAATACATGACTCGGATAGCTTAACAATTCAATACCTGTTAATGAATTCCTATTTTTATTCCACCTGTATCTATTTTCAAAGGAAACAGTATCAGGAAGCCCTTTCTGCAATAGAAAAAGCACAGAAAATATTTCCGATACAGCCTTTTTATGTGGTAAACAAAGCGAAGCTTCTATACTTGAATAACCGTTATAAGGAGGCTCTTTCATGTATTGAATATGGAAATAGAGCGGATAGTTGTATGTCCTGCTACAATGATCTGGAGCAATTGAAACAACAGATAATATACGAACATCCGGAATTGAATGAATAAGTGAATAAATATGTATATATTTGTATCGACAAAACTCAGATGTAATGAAAGACAATAATGATTACTCAGTTACCAATATTAAAGTGCAGCTTCATGTAAGTCTAATAAATGGTAACAAAGAAACAATGAATGGTGATTATTTGGGAAAGGAAAAGTCATTTATAAAGACTAAATTTTTGCATAGGCTTGGTTTTTATGGACCGCTTCAGGAATTTTTTGATAGTAAATACTCTTCTGTAATTCTTAAAGAGTATTTTAGGAATCAAATCGGTGAAATCCAAGATAAATATCCTGATGCTAAAATCTATTTTACTTCATACAGTGAAAAAGAAGGTTCATTAATCTTTGAACTACTATTAACTGTTGTAGCAGCTACTACGACATATCCTACTATATATCAGACGATAGTCTCCATATTTGAAAAATTCTCAGGAAAAGATCGTGACTTGAGAGTTGACGTCGATTTTGATGAGAATGTAGTCTTGGGGTATAAAGAACCTGTCAAACAAGGACAATTATATCCAAAATATAAACGCTATATAATCTCTGCTATATCTTTGGCTATTGGACTTTTTTTTGGCTATATAACAGCTAAATCTTTATTGCCTGAAGAACCTTCAAACAATGAAGAAAAAATTAGGCACATTCTTAAAGAGGAAATAGAACAAGCCATAAGGAATCAAAAACTGGACTATCTGTTTTTCGATAGATATTTTACTCCGAAAGATACTACGAATCAAAGTCTCAGCCAATAAGGTAATATACTTTGATTACAAAAACTAGAGTATATGAATATAATTGTAGCAATATTTAGACTATTATTATACCCATGTTTCAAGTGGGTGTACAAATCAGATTTTAATAGTTACAAAGAAACAGAAAAGTATCAAAAGAAAATCATTTCAGATTATAGGGACGAGATATGTACGCTTAAAAAACAGCTAGAAAAATATGACAACTTTGAAAACAATATAAAAGAAATAGTTGACCGTAATAAAATTAACTATTTAGAAATTACCGATAAAGAAGAGATTGTTATCATATCACATAATAATCCAGACTTGCGTGATTGTGTTATATTTCTAAATAATCTTCACACGAGATACAGTTTTGGATGCTGCCATCTAAATTCGTCTCCTAGAGAGGCGCCTCATCTATTATCACTTTTGAATAAAGCTGGAATAAAAAAAGTAGATTCCCGAAATATGTTGCCCATTTGTGATATTCAATGTAAGGATAAAAATCATGGATACGGGACTGCTCTTTTATCTTATTGTTGTAAAATTGCCAAGAGACAAAATTTGAAATACGTAGTTGGCGAATTGGCTTATGCTGATCGGGAAAATCATTCTAAATTAGAACGCTTTTATAGAAATATAGGATTTCAAGTATACCTATTTCCAGAAGAAAGCAAGGGAGTTATAATAAAGTATTTATAATTCTATACGAAATATATGCAGAGAGTATCAGGGCTGATACAGCATTCTGGAGTACAATAAAGAACTCCTGGATGCTAATTGAAGAGTGTCTGTTTTTCTGATTATTCTAATTCTGTCGCTGTATACCGTTTCAAGCATCTGTACTGTATGTGCTATAGTTCCTAACGATTTCTTTCATTCTTTGAATAGAAGGGGGAAAATAAAACTGACTTGCAGCCAATACATAACAAAAAATCCGGGATTTTCATTCCCGGATTTGTATATACTCTGAATACTTGATTGTCACGTATGGATTATCGCTTGAAACGGTCTGGTGCACCGCTTTCACCTTTTTCCAGAATATCCACCGTCTCTTATATTCTATCCAAATTCCCTGGTGCAATGTTACCGGAATCCGGATTTCTCCTTTCAGCCGCTCGTCCTCGATCAATCCAGTCAACTGGATATAAGGAGTTATCATCTCCACTTTTTGCCTCTTCATCGGCAGAGTATCACGCACCACAATTGTATCTTTGACCACCGCATTAATCGGGCCGGACACTTCCAGCTCATGACGCGCTGCCGCTTCAAGACGCTTGACTTTTACACCCAGCCGTCCGATTATTTCTGCATCCTCGGCACGAAGACGTTTATACTCGTCTACCGTCAGCCGGAGCGACTTTACATCTATAGCCGTGGTCACCGAATCCACCTGCATCCGTTTCACATCAGAAAGCAGAGCTTCCGTATTTACCTGGTAGCGGTCTCGTTCCTTGCCCAACTGTACGACACGTCGCTGTTGCCACCATACGGTTGCTCCTAGGACAAGTAGGCAGAACAGTAAATATTTGGATGCAATCTTATTCATCGGCCACTGACATTTGGGGAATAAACCATAAAAACTCGCCTTGATAGGCTTCTTCCAACAATACCATAAAGCCTTTCACTCGGCGTTCCGGCTGGGAAAGATCTTCCACAACCAAACCGTGAAGTCCCACCAAGGCTTCCAGCCTCATCTGTGATAATTCCGGCGAAGCAACCACTTGTATAAATATATTCTCTCTCATCCTTCCTTTGTTTTACAATAAACAATAATTCAAACTCCTGACGACGGCGTTCTTCCAGACTTTTAATCACCTTTCCCCGGTATTTCCGGAAAGACAAATACTCCGCTCGTATATTCCGGTCACCCGCTTCCAACTTGCTGATGAGCTTGCTTTTTACACGTTCCTTATTTCCGAGTAAAACATATTCTCCGACATTATAAGCCAGTGTCCCCAGCAAAAGCGAATCCTGCCCGAACCGCCGGAATACAGCACATTTCTGCCGAAGGTCTACGCGCAAAAGTGAATCAGCTTCAGCCTCTGTCAAAGGATAATTAAATCTCTCGTCGGCCAATAAACGGTGTCCATAACCCACATAAGGGTAATGTTTCAGACCATGCCAGCCTTCAAATCGCTTTATACAGTTCACTGCATCCTCAAATGTCGGCAGTTCCTCAGCCAGAACGGACGATCCCATACAAACGATCCAAAGAAACAATACCAGCCTCATTTCTGTCTCATCAATAATTCTCGGATATCATTTCTCATCTCCCGGATGTCCGATTGCATACTTACTAATTGCGTCATAGTCGCTTCGAATACTGTTTTATCCAATTTGATGGCATCAATGCGATCGTATTGATCGGCGATTTTTACATCCAGGGCATTGCAACGCTCCGACAGCTCAGTAATACGGGCTGTGTTGTTAACATGCTGGATATAAATTGTCAGGATAAAGGACAATACTACTGACAATAATTTAAAGTTATGTACTACAAACTCTTTTACATCTCCCATTGTGTTTCTTTTATTCGATGATTAATGAAAATACTTCTCGTAAGGCACGCAACAATATCTCTGCGCCTCCACTGTCCTTTAGTCCGAATAATACTAGCATTACAGCCAGTATTAGATATACCCACCAGGCAATATCTTCCTTAGTCACTTTTTTCTTCTTCATGGGGTGCTGTCGCTTGAGGTACTACCACATTAAAAATAACATTTCCATCACTGCCTTCAATACGCAGTTTACTTTCCTGAGTATGTTTAATCGGGTAGATTTCCATAAGTGCTTTAGCTGCATTCACCGAAACTGCACGGAGGCTGGCTGGCGAGATTGGAATACCGAAACGATCCTCGTAGGCCGATGTGGCAGTTTCATCCATTACCGCCTTCAATGTTTCGGAAACCTGCAGTTTTACGGCCATCGTTTCCATCTCAAACCGTTCGCTTGATATCATAGTCTTGATATGAGCCAACACATGGGGTTTGGTTAAAAGATAATTAGCAGAGGAAGCCGGATTCTTGGAGGCTTTCTCCCCATAAACCGCCTTATAACACTTCGACGGGCGACCGGCGTATTCCATCCCCCCGTTTACATAGAGGTCACAAAAATGCAATTCTTCATCGGTCAATGTTTGTAACTCTTTATCTTCGTTATCTTTTGACATTACTATTCCTTTTCTTTAAGAATAGTATCCGAAGCCTTACTCGGTTTTAAAACATTCGATTTTTCAGAAATTAGTTGCTCCATTAAAATTTCATAGAACACATCCGCCAGCGCATTGGCTGCAGCTTCTGCATCAGCCAATGAATGTATAACTCGCATATTAAAAGCGATATTCAGATCATACCCGGAAATGACAGCCATTAACTCATTCCCGTCGTAATTTAACGCTCCGTAGGTCATGCGGTCACTTTTCCGGAAACTTATCGTTTCGTCCTGTTCCTCGGTCTTTTTCTCTTCCATTATCTTATATTTTAAAATAGGTTCGTGTCCTTTCTTGTTTTTCGGTGCTGATATGCCCGCCTTCAGTATTGCGCAAACGTCCTGCATAGGCTCCGGCTACATCAAGCGTTGCCGTGACGTCTGCCGCAGCATCATGCGCATCATCTAACTCCACATTCAGACGCGCCGCTATAAGTTCCAGTTTGTAGGAAGTCACTTCCGGATCATGTGCAAAAGCCAGACGACCTAGAAAGATAGTGTCGATGTAATAGGGCTGGAAATTGCCGTAATAATCTTTCGTCCCGGCAAATATCTTTTCAAAGTCACCCACCAAATTCGCGTAATTCATAAGTTGCTGGAGAAAACCGATGTCAAAAGGTATATTCTGCCCGATTAGCAGAGGTTTGCACTGCTGGCCTTTACTCAGGGTATTCCGCTTGGCAAAATCCAGTGTGGAAATGGCTACCGCTTTCAGGTCTACTCCTTGGGCATAAAGCTGTTCCATCGTAATTCCCGAATAGTTTAAGGCTGCCGCTTCATACTTCATGAGTTCGCCGTTCTCTTCTTGTTTCTGTTCCTGGCGGGTACGCAGCACTTTCCGTTTAGTAACTCCCGCTTCTTTCTGACAATAAGGTGACAGATATGCGACATACCGTTCCAATGTTTCCCAGGTATCCAGCCGGATGGCTTGCAGGGCAATCTGGGTACATGCGCAATCACGGCAATCTAAGCCTCCGGTTTCAAAATCAAGTCCGATACCGACATATATTTTAGTTTCTGTTTTCATCTTTATTACAATTTGCTGATTAATGAAGTTTTATAAGTTTGTAATCCGTTGCAGCCCTTAAAATTGCTATACCGTATAATAGCGGTCAAGATAACCACCTGGTCTTTCAATCCGCCGATTTCATTGCGGTGTTCCATGTAGAAATCATTCCAGCATACACATTCCATCAAATCATTGTTTTGCTGGAGCATGAGCTTCCCGAACCGTTTCTTTTCTCCGGTAGTCTTATCTTTATAGCTGCTTTCCGATACCTCTGTTACTGTTGCACAAACAGTAATCCGTTTTCCTTCATTATCTCCCTGTAAGGCATCCCGTAAGGTCATATAAGAGGCTTTTCCCTTTACACGGACCCGCATATCTGAATTGTCGAAAATGCGACGGTAATCGATACTGCCGATACCTGACACAACAATCTGCTGTTGCGACCAGAAATAATGTTTTTCACGTAAGTCTTCCGGGAATTCTTTGTCTTGCAAGACAAAACCCAATGCACGGGCGGCACGGTCTAAAATGGCATATCGTTCTGTTACTGCCTGGATGCCTTCAATCTGGTCGAAGCATCCGGCAAGTACAAGGTTTTTGACATGACGCGCATTAACAGGAATACGTGTGGCTTCTTCCTGATTATCCGGATCATCCCAATATTCGTATTTTTTCAACTTATAGCGGAATATCCGGTGAATAAAATTCTCAATGGAGGTATAAGCCCCTCCGCGTTCCCGTTCATCCACGATATATTTAGCCGTTTTACCCCCCACGATCTTGATTCGGTTCAATGACCAGAAAATCTCATCGGTTGCATAGTCGGTGAAAAAGTGAATACCCGAACGGTTTATCTCAGGCGGAACGATATGCGCAGACGAGCACAGTTCCATTTCTGACATCAGCAATGGGATTTCTTTGTCATCGGCCCACTGTAAGGCGATGGTATAAAATACAATGGAATAGTTGGCCTTCAACCAGGCGCCGCAGTAAGCAGTCAGGGCATACGCGGCGGCATGGCTGCGGTTGAATGAATACTTCCCGGCTACCTCTATCTTATGCCAGATTTCTTCCGCTTCATAATCCGGACAGCCATTTTGGATAGCCCCGGCAAGAAAATCCGTTTTTAAGGAAGACATCAGGTCGGCTTTTTTCTTTCCGATTGCCTTTCGCAAAAGGTCGGTCTTTCCCAAATCGAAACCTCCCAAGGTATGGGCGATTGACATAAACTGTTCCTGATATACCATAATACCGAAGGTGTTTTGCGTAGCCTCGTAGCATCCGTAATTATAAACCGGAGCCACTTCCCCCCGCCGGTAACGCACATAGTCATCTGTTGCTTTGATATCCAGTGTAGCGGGACGATAGAGCGCATTAATGGCAATAAGGTCTTCTATGCTGCTAGGCTGCACATCCTGTATAAAACGGGAAATTCCTCTTGATGAAAACTGGAACACATTTTGCGTGTACCCATCCGACAGTATCTGGTAGGTTTTTTCATCTTCCAATTCTTCCTGTGTAATGCTTTCAATGGAATGATGTGTGCCATAAGTTTCATTGACCAGATTGATGGTCGCGCTTAATTTTGATAATTCTTTGGTGGCCAGTACGTCCTCTTTCAACAACCCGATGCTATCCACACTATAGCCGTCGAACTCTGACACTAGTTGATTTTCCATTTTACGCATGGGCAGAAAGTCGAAACACTCCATGGACTGTCCGTTACGCTTTTCCGGAGTCACAATAATGGCAGAAGCATGAATGGAACTCGCCTTCGGTTGCCCCATCACACCCCGCACATCTTCAATTACTTCCGGGTAGGTCTGTACAAAATTCCATACTTTCCGGTTCACTGCCGCAACTTTGAATAAATCCGTCCAATCCATATTGTCATTCAGTATGGCAGTGATGTAATTCACGATTGAATGTGGTATACGGTGTACTCGTGCAACATCTTTCAGGGCTGCTTTCAATTTTAAGGTGGTAAAGGTTCCTGCTGAAAAAACACGTTGCCGGCCTTCCGTATTATATCGTTCTTCCAGGTATTCTTTGATTTCCTGCCGTCTGTCCGAAGCGTAATCGACATCGATATCGGGAAGAGCGGAATGCCCGCCCGATACCAGTCCGCGGTCAGTAAAACAATCCATTACGGAGAGTTTTTCCGTTGCCTTTTTTAGTTTTATACTTTCTACTATCATCTGATATACTTTTTATATCTTATTATCATGCTAACTGTCTGACGACTCACTCCATACAACCTCCCCAAAGTCGCTTGGGAGATTCCGCCTTGTCCGTAGATTTTTCTGATTTCTTCCGCTTGGGCGTTCGTCAGCTTGGCTCGTGAACTCTTTTCGCCGCAATCGTTTTTTAAACCTTCCAGAATAGCATGCTGCATATTATACCGATGTGTACACATTTCCAGATTCACAGCCGCATTATTGAAGCGGTTGCCGTCTTTATGGTTCACTTCCAGATTCACATCCCATTCTTTCAGAAAATGTTCTGCTACCAACCGGTGTATGGAGAACTTTTTCCGTATTCCACTCCGGTATAACCTCACGCATAGATAAGCAGAGGTAGTCCCGCTCCAAGGAGACATCACACGTTTTAAATTTTTCACTCGACCGAAGTCACTCACTTGATAACACCCTTCGTATCCATGAATATCCACCCAGGTTTCCTGAGTGTCTGCCATGATACTTTTATTTATATTTTGTCTTTAATCTTTCCTGCGTAATTCTTTTAGATTCCACAATAAATCCCGACGGTCAAACAATACCTCGTCACCGGCCCTTAACTCATCAGCGTAAACTGTCTGCTCTTGTCCATCCCGGTTGACTCTGAATTGGGCATCCCGGCATATCTGGTAATGATCGCCGTCCAGCCGGACGTCTATATACACTTCTCCTTTTTGTAGTTCTACATCGGGAGCGGTAACTGTAATTTCTGTCACCCAATTCAGCCCGCATCGCTCCGGAACCAGAAACCTTGAAAAAATCAGATCGTATCGCATCGGGTCTATTGAGGTGATTCCAAGCAGGTACGATACCAATGAACCACCCGCCGAGCCACGCCCGATGCCGGTTGCAATGCCTCGTCGATGAGCTTCTCGTACCATATCCCATTGCACCAGAAAATAATCTACATTGTCCGTGGATTCGATGATGTAAACTTCTTCTTCCAGCCGTTCCCTATAGCGTTTCCACTCCGAAGAAGCCACTTTGCTCTCCAGTCCTTCATCCAACAGTTTACGGAACATAGTGTGGCGTTTGCCGTATCTTTCCGTTTCTTCTGGTCTCATCATGTATTCGGGCATAAACATTTGTCCTGTTTCAAATCGGGCATCTGCAAGTTCTGCAATCTCTACTGTTCCCCGGCACATAACCTCAAAGAGGTGGTCGAAGTCCCATTTTTCACTGAATAACGGACAGAGCCTTGCATAAAGCTCGTCTGTATCTTTCAAATATTGATCACTACTTTGTTCATGTGCCGCACCCGTGGCGATCTTGTTCAACACAAGTTTACTCCCTGCATCGTCCGCATCCGGATAGAAGCTGTCTGTGATAAGTATAGGAGGCACCCCAGAAAAGGAGTTGACAGAATCCACGAAATTCTCAAAGTAACAGCGTAAATTCTCCAAAATCTCTCGATCGATACGGTCAGCCTTGTATTCGTTAGCATCAACTTGAAAATACACACGATCAAACACTTGTTTTAGTCGTTCCACGTTCCGCCGTCGCCGGACCATCCACATGGCCGAGCGTTTTCCGAATACCAAGGCATTCCCTTTGGCATAGTAGAGCAACCGTTCATAAGGCAGAAAGTTATTTTCACTATCTACCATAATTTCTTTTTGAATGCGTAGTAGATTTTTCAATCCCGTCTGGGTCAGACTGTACAATTTCATTTCCACGTGTTCATCATCTAGCTCCATATCGAAAGTGTACCCGAAAATATGTTTCATCTCATTCTTTTGACATTCTTCCTGCAATTCCAGTGTCCCGGCCATCGTGTGTTTGTCACAGATGCCTAAAGCAGGATACCCCAACCAAGCCGCTTTTCGGCACAATTGTTCTGGTGTTCCTACACTGTTCAACAATTCAAAAGAAGTATGTACCCCTAAAGGTACGAAAGGAAGATCATGTTCGCACTTTTGGTGTTTTCCTACATACTTTAGAATATTCAGTTTGAATTCCTCGCGCAAATCATAATAATACCAGTTCCTCCCAAATGGAAAAGTGATGTGAAAAATGCCTTCCTCCTTCAATACGTCCGGGCTTTCCATCAGATTGAATTGCAAATTACCTTCTTCACCCCGAAAGATAGAAGTCACACCCGATAAGTCGGCTAAGAACAATTTGCCAAACTCCGGTATAAAAACCACCTCGCTATCCACCGGCTCAAATGCAATCTTCTGCCTTTTCAGCCAGTCTAATAATTCATTCATATTTCCTGTACTTTTTTAAGTTTATATTCTATGGGAGTGAGTAGACGGTAAGCAAATACCTCGTAGATTTCTTGCTCTGTCAAATCTTCCCAGTCTTTTCGGACATCCGGAATATCAGCAATCAATACATCGAAGTAGGGCTGTAGCCGGGATGCGGTAATCTTTATCGCCTCAACAGCATCTCCGTCATAACCCACCACAACACATCTCACTCCTTTACGCTGGAGTTTGAATATTTGTACATCCGAGATTTTTTTACCGAAAGTCGCAACAGCGCCAATCCGATGATTATCGTACCATTCCAGTTTTCGGGTAAGAGATATGACATCGAATATACCTTCCGTCAATACTACTGTGTCTGTTTCATCCTCTATAACCGCATCGTAATTATAAAGCAATTTCGAGAAGTCATTTTCAATAGAGTTCCGATAGCGGAGTATCTTATAATCTCCGGTATGTTTGGCACGTCGGTTATAAGCATCGATCTCACTTTTCGGCCATATATGACGCCCGATATAGCCCACTATTTCCTTTTCATCGACGATTGGAAAAATTACGTAATTTTCATACCGGGGATTCAGCCGTCCCGTACAACCTACGGGAAAATAATCGTAATCATCAAAACAAAATCCACGATCCTGCAAATAAGTATGACGGAAAGTACGCTTATAGAATTCAGGAAGTTCTACGGTACACAGTTCATCATCGATTTCTTCCGGTTCTTCCGGTTTTAGGAGTAATAGATTTTCCAAAGGAGCTTCAATATCAGTAGTTGGCTCGACCATCAAATCCATTCGCCCGATCGTCTCCAATAGTTGCTCCAGGGTACGGGTGGAAAAACCACAACTGAAACAATGCGACATATACGTTTTTTTGCGAGAAGTTTCCCGCCCCACATAAACGCCATACTTACCTCCGGTTTTTCCACAAACTGGACAACGGGGAGCGATTAGGTTCCGACCGCTACCGTCGCGTTTGGCACCCAGCTCCCGGCAAATCTCATTGATAAGAAATTCTTGTTCTGATTTACTCAGTTCCATATCAATCTCGATTTAAGCTCAGCGTCCGCTGCATGTCGTAAAATATCTCGTTATCATAGTCAGTCGCTATTCTAATGGTATCACCTTTTTTAAAAAAACGGCTCTTGGCGATATGCAATCGCATCACATTTTCTTTCCGTTCTGCCGAAGATTGGTTGAGCGAAATCAAATGCGTGCAAGGACGGGCAAGTCCTTTGGCCTCACTGCAGTTATATTCGGTCAATACATTTCGTTCGTCGTTCAGCCAGTCCCGGTCTTCTATGGTACTTTGATAAGTAACCACCATCCATACGCCCTCGTCCGCGGCAAGGTCTTTGAGATCGTTAGCTACCGTGATGCGTTTCGCCCTTTCATGATCGGCTCCCCAGGTTCGGCGGTTGGCATCCGTTAATAAATCCATACTGTCGATAATCACAATGTCCGGATTGTGCCCTTTGAGCTTTCTATACTCGGCAATGCTGTTCTTGATATCCAACGTGGAAACCTGGGCATTGAATCGAGGGTAACTCCTCACAATAATACTGCCGGCATATGAAGCGACCTGCTTCTCCAGACGGCGCATTTCCACATCTGAAATTTTACCCCGTTCAAAGAAATAAGCATTTTTGGATATTAACCCACCCGAATAAGCGTTCAGGGCTTCTTCTTCACTGCCCTCCAACTGAAAATGCAGGATATGTAAGCCGTCGTCTATATTGGCACGCACACCGATCCATTTAGCGATGTGTGATTTTCCGACTCCAGTACTGGCAAGAAAACAGGTTAGCTGTCCGCGCAGGTTCCGTCCACCATTCAATGCATCCAAATAAGGAATATAGAACCGTGTTACACGGGATTGCATGGATTGTTCTTCCTCTTCTTCTTGTTTACGATTTTTCTGGAAACGTTCCTGGAAAGTAGCGGCCACATCGACGAAAGACGAATTTTTCAGCGTGAACCCGGCTAGCCATTCGGCATATTCCCGCAATGTCTTTTCTGCCTTAACTTGCTGATTCTGGTTATACAGTTTCCCCACTTCGGCATAAACTGATTGCAGGCGTACACCTTTGATATAGCCTTCCAACATATCGGTCATCACTTCACTACTTTGTCCTTCGTCACATTCACGGAAAGTATCGATCAATTCCAGTGCATCATAGTCTTCTCGGAAGGTCTGTGATAAAACTGCATAGGATGGAGGAGATTTGTAAGTGCGGTAATGCGTAGCGATCATTTCCTGAATACGCTGAAAGGAGCGGTCTGGCAAATATTCTTTGCGCATATGTTGAGACACTACGCTGCAAAGGACATCGTTTCTCAACACTGTTCCATAAAGCTCGTATAGAAACTCAGCACTCAATGGTTGTGTTGTACTGCTGTTCATCGTTTGCCCCCCTTTCTTTCCCACGCTTCAAGGCGTAAACGATATAATTCAGGGAAACATCTTTCTGTCCGTTGACGACAGGATTCACTTTGCTGGCATTTCCGGCAAGCGGGCGAAAAGGGTGTCCACAACAAGGTTGACAATCCACACACAGCAAAGCCTGCATCCGTCGACAACAACCGCAATTTGGTATGGTCTTCGTATTCTGGATAAATGAAACGCTGGAAGGGATGGGTACTCCGGTCGGCAATACTGGCTTGTAAAGCGCAGCGGGATACTCCGTTTTCTTTCAGCCAGAGGTTTTCATAGTACCGACGTCCGGCATGGCTCTCGAAAAAACGCATGATGGCCTTCTTCCCGAAAGAATGCGATACTTTCCAACGGCAGTGGTATGCCACCCCATAACTGTTGAGAGCATACCCCTGGCAGATACAAAAATCGACCAGACGTTCCTCGCCCAGTTCACCGTAATGTTGTTCTAGTACCGCTAAACATGAAGAAACAGTCCGTTCCGACAAGCCACCTCTCGGGAAAATGAAATCTTTCCACCCCGTCTCATGCATCAACAGCGTGAATACTCTCCGGCATTTATTATTCCGTTCTCGCTTCTCCATCTCGTGTCAGCAATTTGCGCATTTGTGATTTGGCCAGGAATAAACGGCTTTTGACGGTCTCTATATTTCGATTCTTCAAACTGCCGTTACGATAGGCAATTTCCATAATCTCCCCTAGTTTGTAGCCGGCTTGCTGTAAAAGTAAAGCTTCTCGATAAGCAGGCTTCAACTGGTCGAGGGCTGCAAGAATGGCATCGTTATAATGCTCTTCGTAATTATCGATACCCATACAATTTTCACCGGCTTCTTCCTCTTCAAGTATCCACCCGGCAATATCTTGCACATCCACATTCTCATTGGAAGGTAGACGGTTTTGATTACGGCTGTTCAGGTCCGCAAGCAAACGTTTCGTTACTGCATAAATCCACGTTTTTAGCGGACGTTGAGGATCATAACTTTCGATATAACGGAAGAAATTAACCAATGCTTCGCTATAGTTGTCTTCGATATCTTCTCTATTCCAGGTGAACTGGATGCACATCTTGTAAATCAGATTTTTATGAGGTAATATATATTTCTTTAGAAGTGCTGTTCTGCGTTTTACCGACTCGGTACTTAAAACCTCGCCGGTAGGTATAGATTCCTTTTCCACTCTTCATTACTGACTAAATAAAACACCTAATCTTCGTCTCAAACTGTCAGCTTCACCGAGCATCAATTAACAATCTACATCTTTTCAATTAATAGAATCCCGATGACCGATAACTGGCATCGAGTCACCGGGATAAGCCGTTTTTACAATCTGTATTTCCGGCAATAATAATAGTATAGATGACACGCATCTGCTGCATTGTCATCCAGAGGACTGTAATGGTACGATACCTCACAGGCACGAACCATCGCCGCCTTATCGGCACGTCCGTTTCCGGTCGCCCATTTCTTTAATGTCGACACATTCACAAATTCCGGTTCTTTCAAATCCAACTCGTCGCAGATCTCGAACAAAATACCTCTGAATTCAGCTAACTTGCGCATATCTGTGAAATGATTGTTCACATTGATATCTTCAGCGACAATCTGCCGGACACCATGCTCCCGGATGAAATTCATCAACGTATCCCGAAAATCTTTATGCTGCTTGTTGTCATTGCGGCGCTTGCTCTCCGTGAAATTCCAGGTTCCACTTCCATAAGCGCTATAATAACCGCAATGTGTAGCGATATCTAAAGCTAACACCTCTTCGCGTCTCACCACAGCTTGTTCATTCAATTTTCGATTCACCATTTTCTTTTGTTATAAGTAGTTTATGTGGATAACCTTCTGCCACATTTCCATGGGATACAACCAGAGCTGTAATCCCCAGCTTATTTAAAGCAGAGAACATGGAAGAAAGTCCTTCCTCGTCCACAGCTTCCAAGATTTCATCCAGCACAAGCAAATCAAGCCCTTTATCACCGACACAATTTCCATTAACCAGTTTCTGCATGGCAAGAATGGTTGCCAGGTTCGCACGGGCAGCTTCTCCGGCAGAAAATTTTCCGAAACTTCCGCAGTCTACTCCGTCACGCAAAAGTGAGATGGAAATTTTTTCACGAACTTTCCCGGTTTTTAGCACCGTATAGCCTGCAAAACGGATGCGGATATCGCTGCCTATATTCGTAAGAAACTCATTGGTGACTTGTCCCAAAGCTTCTATTTTGCTATTGGCCAGATAGGTCTTAAACTGCGTAAAACGCTGTTCTTGCTCTTGGTAAACCCGGAGACGTTTTTCAACTTCTGTTTTTATATCCAGCACCTCATTGGCTTTTTTCCGATAGGCTTTCAGAGATTTCTTTAGTCCTTCTGATACTTCTTCTACTGAAGCGGTTTGTAATTCACTGATCGTATCTTCAAGTGTCTTGATAGCATTCTCGGCAGTCTTGATCTTTTCTTCCAATACATCCGTCTCTCTTTCCTGCTTCTGGTAAGTTTCATCCAGCAAACCAAACACCTCATCGAACAAACGACGACGCATGTTGTCTGCTTCCCCTTGTAATGAAGTGAGCAGGTTTATGGTGTGTTCGCGCTTGCGGTTTATTTCTTCCTGCTTGCGCTGGATCGTCCTCAAATTATCTTCAGCAAAAGACAGACGTTGGGACCATTCCCTCATTTCGTTGTTCAGGGCACGCTTTTCTTTGTGGACACTTTCTTCCAAACCCTCAATTTTACCAAGCAAACAGTCGTGTTGCGTAATTTCTGTCGACAAACGATCGATCTCACTTTCTGAAACGGCAAGTTGCTTTCTACCGCATTCTACATCAAACTCCTTTTCCGCAACTAAAAACTCATGACCGCAAGCCGGACAAGTGATGCTTCCGGCAAGTTTGTTTTTCAGATTATCGACCACCTTTCCTATTTTCAACCTTTGTTGTCTTACTTCCCGAAGACGAGTGTCTGTTTGGGCCAGTTCTTCTTCCATTTGTTTTAACTTATGGTCATAAACCTCCTGCCTGTCATGGCACTCTGTTTCAAAGGTCTGGTAGTGTTGCCTTAACTTATTGTACTCTTCTTGCTCACGTTTTATAGCTTTTGCGACTGCTCCAAACTCATGTTCACAGTTTTGCAACGACTTTTCCGCATCATGGAATTGTTTTTTCTTTTCATCCAGAACTTTGCTCCAATCTGTTAATTTGCCAGACAATAAAGGGACAACATCCTGAGTGATATAGCTCAGACATTCTTCCAATCCGCTTTCACCGTTTTCCAATTGTTGCATAGCCGTATCCGCCATGGCTAACTTTTCATAAATAAGTTTTCCGGCGGCAATTTCTTCCCGGCATTCACGAATGGTGCTGCGCCGTATAACAATGCGGCTCTCCAGGTCACTGATCTGTTCCTCTTTACGTTTGACTCGTTCTGTACAGTTCTTTTCTTCCGCTTCAATCTGTTCCTGCAACATATTAATACGGCCATCGATTCCGGCAAGCTCAAGTTCTGCATTTCGCACTTCCTCTCCGATAGGACTATAATCTTCCACCAATTTTTCAATAGCTTGGTCTACTAGATTAGCATGTGAAAAACGATTAATGATTTCTTTCTTTTCTTTGTCTGAAGAAGATAGAAAATCCGAGTATTTATATTTCGATAGCAGGAAATTGTTATACAACTCGTCCCGTGTGATCCCTAACTTTTCTAAAATGTATTTGTTATAGGCGTCTACCGAAGGTTGTACAGCTTCGTCCGTTTCTACAGCCTGGCCTGCCCGTTCGATATGGCAGGTCACGACCGATGCCCCTTTACGTGATAACTGACGCTCGACAGTAAACAATTCATCAGAAGCATCATTATCGAACGTCAGGCACACCCAACATTCATCCGCATCGTCACGGATAATCTCTTCATTTTTGACTTTCCGCATGGGACTACCGGTGATACCGACCGCTATCGCTTCCAGTAAAGCGGATTTGCCGCTACCATTAGACCGTTGGCTTTCGTTATCGCGGTTATCACCGAACACCAGTGTTGTCACTCCCTGGCTCAGGTGGTAGTCCAGTTCTCTGAATGCACAAAGGTTGTGTGCTATAATCCGTCTTAATCTCCACATGGCATCTCGATTTTTGAAAGGTAAGTCAAACCAAACTCTACATCTTCCACCTCTTTTTCATGGCAGAAGTCTTTATAACTGTCTTGTATCTTACTGCTATCGAATTTTTCAAATAGTCCGCTCGATACAGCTCCGCTAACGGCGGTTTCCTCCGAAATAACTTCAACCTTGTTGGCTCCGGCCTCCAAAAGCTCATCTTTATGGATAGTGGAAGTCTGGGCGGCAGTTCCATGAACACGTACTTTGGTGCGATAGCGCCCATCTGCACGGATTTCGTCCAAACGGTCTTTAAAATGGGTATTCACCTGATCGGCTGAGATATCGATTACCTGATATCGTATATTTACACTGTTTTTCACAAACTCGGAGGAACCGTCTGTATAAATCAACGTATAGCCCTTTTCCTCATCTTCCCCGAAATTGGCCTGTCGGGAAGAACCGATATATTCAATGTTAGGCGCTACTTTGGTTCGGTTATGATAATGCCCTACGAATACCTGATCGAAATTTTTGAAAATTTTGGCTGGCAGTTCCTTTTCATTAGGTTGCCCTAATGCACCATTAATACCTTCATGGATATATAAGAAATTCAACTTTCCGTCAACTGCTCCCATAGAATGCCATTCTTTCAAACGATCGCTAAAAGTCCCGTCTTCCGGGAAATAAGCTCCTACATGCAATGCGAAAGCCCATTCATCATGGGTAACTGTGTAAAATGTATCAGTCATAGTCACATTGCTGTGCTGGTCGAATACATGGCAATAACCACGTATGCTTTCCTGATTTACTTTATCGTGGTTGCCATTGGCCAGCAATACACGGATACCCGAGTGTTCGGCCTCCAGCAAAGAGTCATGCACGGCTAGTAACACATCCAACGTCTGGGAGGAACGGCTTTGGAACATATCACCTCCGAAAGCGATTTCCTTTACACCATGGGTCACACAAACCTCCAGGGCTTCATGCCAGTTAGCTAAATATTCCGGTATATTGTCTTTAGAGATATGTATGTCATTTAAAAGCAGCATACATGCCTGTTTATTCTCACTCATAATGGATTGGATAAAGGAAAGAGGCGTACTTTGCAGCACACCTCTTTCAGGTGGGACAATAAATAATAGGCTTTCTTATCGTCTGCGGCGTTGACGTTCAACTCGGGAAACCGGGGCATCTTCATTCACCCCGTCTGTTTCTTCCGATGCTTCGCCTGATTCCCCCGTCTCATTTGTTTCTTCCAATGAGGTAGAACCAATGGAAGCTGAGGCGTCGCCTTTTACATCTTCATTACCTTTACTACCACTGTCAGGAGCATTCTCCAGCGCTTCTTCAATCATATCCAGTAAATCCTTATTAGAGGTCGAACGAGTGACACGAACTGGCAAACCTTCCTGCTCGATATAGGTGCGGATCATCGCACGTAATTCCTGACCTTCTTCAGTTTTATCACCCAAGTTTTGCTCCTGTAATTCATCAAAACGGTCAAACAAATCATCCAACGACAAACCGCCGCCATTAGTACCGGAAGCATTGTCCTTGTTGTCTTTACTGCGGCGATCAAAAGAGAATTCGGAGGTGTCTTCTTTGGGTAACTCTTCATTCAAGTTAGTAATAGCCTCTTTCATTTCATCTCCTGCCATCAGTTCCATACCATACAGTTCATCGCATTGTTTTAGAAACTCTACGGTAGCCCCTAGATGATAACGGGTGTAACGGTAAATGATTTCAGAAATACGGGCAGCTCCCATAAGGGCGAGCAATTCCTCTTTACTGAGTGCATCGACATCTGCCTCGTTGTCGATGCTGAAAAGATACTCAGTCTTGCTTCCGTTTTTCCTTTTCTCTACCTCTACCGGATAGGCATTACGTACCGAGGAAATAGGACAAGGATAACTCGGATTCTTTTGTAATTTCTTTTGCCACAGCTTGAATTTTCTGTCATCCAAGTCCTTAAACTGAGCGTGCGATAAAGTGAGAAGCTGTAACCCCTTGGCACGCTCATTAAAATCAAACACATACATTGCATGGCCGTAACTGAAGCGCAGACCACCGCCGAATGAACCACCGCCGATTTTTTCCGCCAGCTTTTCATCGCCCATCTCTTGGGCTTGTGCGATTGCCAGTTTACGGTAAGTGTCAATAATGTCCAGACTATAACCGGCATCAGTCGCACGCGGTACGGTCACGTACATCTTGGATGGTTTGTTGCCTTTAGTGGGCTTCTCCAGTTCGAGTAATAACTGGTGGACAGGAAACTCGTATCCGGGACGGGGAGTTGTTCCGTCAGGATTCGGGGCGATAGGTAAAATACGCAAACGGTAAGTGCCGAATTTATCCATACGGAAAAACTCTGTCCGGCTAAATGCCTTGTTTTCTTCAATAGCTCTCTGTTGAGCGTCAGCGTAAGACTCTTGGTTGTTAAGGAATAAATCCTCAACTGACATGCCACTCATGTCTTTGTTCTCTAAATTTTCTTCTTGCATATCGCATAACGATAAAAAATAAACAATGCCGAAGAAATCTAAAAACCAAGTGGATAGGTTCGGATACACCATCCACGTCAATTGACAATAGGAAACGGGTCAACTAACAATCTTGCGCTGGATTGCGCCTTTTCAACTAATATAAAGGAATATATTCTGCATCCGGATAGATGCTCAATTGATAATCTACAAACACCTTTTATAGCAAAGGAATAGCGCAAAAATAAGGATTTGGAAAATTACAAAAAAGTTTTTGCTTGAATGTTTTTGAATGTTTATTTTAAGTATCTGATTTATATCATTTTACAAACACTTCTTGTAGAAGAGTTAATAATGTATTCCCTTTGGCCACGGACGAAATCCATATAAAATTTACTTTTATGGTTATTAATCAGTGGCAAAAGGTCTTTTCTTTATCTTAAACCGTTTCTTGTTTTTTTGGATAAAGACTATCAGCTTCTTCCGTCGGATAGATTCATAATAAGCCAGCCTCTCCGGGGTTAATCGTTTGCCGCGTTTGCAATATACTCCGTCTCGTGCATACTCTTCCAAGTAACGCTTAAACTTCGGCTTTTTATACGAAGAGTCTTTTGAAGCTCGACATACTGAATCTATCAACTGCCACTCCGGCTCAAATAACGGAGCAGGTGGCGATAACCGACGAAGCAGGTAATACACCACCGGCATCTCGTACCGTAGCATAAAACCCAACCGGGTTTGTTCGAATGGAAATCGTTTAAGCGTTCCCTTTGGCCTTCCGTCTTCCTTTTTTCGGGGTTTCCGGCTCTGCGATGGCTTCGACAACCGAATATTCCGGTATTTCTTCGCTCTGGGCATTTGTCACCTCCTTTTTTTCAATCTCTTGTACTGGTAAAGCTTCCGCAATTCGGCGACGGCTCTCCACATCGTTCTGGATATTGATTCTTCGTTTCATTATACAAAATAACTAAAGTTAAGTTCGACATCTACGTTATACATTCCGCTTTCATAAATTTGTATGTTACGTGATCCACCAAAAATTCTAAATGAAGAACCTCGGTTATATTTAGCGTCATCATTCCAATCGGCAGCACAACAACGTAAGCTATATTTCGGGGGAGAAACGGTGTTCGGTATAATGGCAACCGTTCCCCCCATATTCGAACCGTCACGTTTGGCTGTATTAATAACCCCTTGGATACATACGTGGTTCCCAATCTGACGAACAAACAAACGCCTGGCATCTGTCCCGGAACCGCTATTACTCATTTGCAGCCAGCCTGTATCTTTCAGAACTAGTTGATAATCTGAGGCAAAAGCAGCTCCCAATGCCTGGCAAGCCTGCCGTTTTGCTTCTGTACTCCCTAGGGACAAATCCGATAATTTACTATCCCGGCGAACATAGTCTTTCACTACCTCATCCTTCGAAAGAACATTCAGTTTATTACGTAATTCTTGTTGTGCCTGGGCTGTGGTCTTGCCGTTCTTTACTAGATAGGTAATGTAGTCCTGAAACAAATTCGCCACAACAGCAAATCGCCCGTCTGCCGTACTTTTAGTATATATTCCCAAATTGCCCGCTATTGTATTCTTCTGGTCGGTACTATACCCGTCGAGTAAAATGTTCGCCTTTTTCTTCAATTCTTTAACGATATTCGATATCATCGCATAGCCGTCCACCTGAGCATGGGATTTTCCTTCGGCATCCGTATAGGCAAAATTTCCGGTCGTAATTCCGTTGAGCTTGTCACGCATAGCCGATGTAAAGGTAATTCCTTCATAAGCCGAGTCAGTGCCCAGCTTCCCTGAAAGCATCTGGTCTATTTCATCTGTAGAATATACTCCCAGATTTATTCGGGCTTTTCCCTTGTCTGATACATCCGACAGGTTTGAAGCCTTTGCCAATTTTAAATCTCCGGTACCTTTCATCTCCGCACTGATATTCTCACGGACAGCGGCCTGTTTTTGGGCTTTCAATGCGGCAGCTTCCTCCGCTGTTAAGCCATTAATTTCATCCGCCGATAAAGTGACTAACTCCAGCAACTTCCCGGATATTTTTAGAAACACGTTTCCGGATTCAGCCTTGGAATACACGTCCAAATTCTGGCGAGCTGTACTTTTATCGATTATATCACGCAGGTTCATGTCAACAGATAATTTTCCCTTCAAAGCTTCAGCCACTTCTGATGCTTTAACAAAACCATTTCCTCCGGAAGTAAGACTGCCAGAACTGATATCATCTAACTTTTTTTTATAGTTAGACGTAAAGTCCTCTGTGGATAATTGCTTTCCTTTTACAGCATCAACTTTTTTAGCAAGTGTATCCGTAAATGTTTTTTGAGTAACATAAATATCTCCAATGGCAATTCCGCTAATTTTCAATGTCCCAGCAATATTAACGCTCCCCTGGGGCAACAGCAAGATGTCTCCCAAATGATTCTTGACCGTAAAATTAAAATTTTGGGGGTCGTCAAATCCCGCATAACCAATGACCTCCCCGTTACTGTCACGCCAGGTCAGAAGATTGATCAACTTTGCATCTCCCTTGGTATAAGCTGTGTTTATAAGTTCTGCACCCTGCCCGGCATTCTTTATCGAAAAGAAACCGTTTGTACGGATCAGGCTGCTTTTCCCGATAACTTCAAAAAGAGGAATCGCTTCCTGCTTACCGTTGTAAATAGCCAAATTCCGATATTTTGTACCATTGCCTTGATAACCGTAATAGTTGATTTTCACTGTACCTTCGTCAGTCGCGTCTATCCGGTTAAAAAGATGATTCTCCTTTAACATAAGCGAACCGATAGTTGCCTTGTCCCCGGTATAAGTGCTGGTGATGATCCCTTCATTATTCATGCGGGCCATCTCTTTTTCAGCTTTCATAAACCGGATGGAACCGTCTGTACAAAGAACAATCTCGTTAATCAGTAATCCGTTCAGATAAGCTCCTGTTGAACTATTCCCATCCGTACGGACAATTTGTTTTAAGATGTAACCGTTATCTCCGGCAACAGACAAAGCGGTCTTGGAAATAATCTCTTTCTGCCCGGTAAAAGGGCCACTGACAACCAACTCTTTTTTTATGGTCTGTTTAGAGAAGGGAGTCTCCAGCAGTACGGCATAACGTCCGAAAAACTGATCCGCCAAACGGGGTGCATACCCTTCGCTGAATTGAATGAACGAAGGTAATTTACCGGTTACACTATCGTTTACATCCGGTACGCTGGTACCGCTGCTACAAAGATAACATGTTCGACCACGCTTGTTAATGTCATTTGCATAAGTGACTGTTTCATGGCGGTTGGTCTCATAAATATAAAAAGGAACGGAGGCATTTTGGCAACCTTCGAAATAACGTACTTTGCCGTTTAGCCAAACATAACCTGGTGTGATTTCTGCACCGTTTACTTCACAACCTGAAATGATAAAGTTTGAACAGCCATCGAACAAGGCATTAAGACTCAGAGCGAGTTCTTGTAAATTAAGCACATCATCCGAATAGGTATAACGACCACCTGTTTCTGCTACATATTCTTTCATTACTTTGTTTTATTATTAGGTTCTATTTCTTGTTGGTCAATTTTGATCAAATAGGTTTTTCCCGCTATCCGGTAAGTGTTGACTATGTATGATAACATGTAGACAAACTCCTGCGTATCAATATGGACAGGTGGAACACAAACCATAAAACTGACCTTGTTTATTAACTTCTCTTCCGAATGCAGATAAAAAGGACGGGGCTTTTCTTCATCCTTGGTGGCTGTTATTTCTTCATTATTATACCACAAGGTAAAAGGACGGCTATTCACGGCATTCTCATGATAAAGATCTATGCCGACACTTTCGCTGTCTTTGATAAAGATACGATCCCGGGTATCATTCAGGTATTTTCCTAATTTGTAATTCAGGAACCATTCAAAACAGATAATCTGTGAGGTCATACGTGCCTCGATATGTTTCTCTCTGGCAAAAATTTTAAACTGTTCATTCAGTGTTTTCAATGGCCAGACAAGACTTTGAAGGAAAAGGATATATCGCCGTCCCGATAAATAATGCGGAATGAGGCGATTAATCAGTTTGTCCGTTGGTAAATCGTATCTCATTTGTTGTCTACTATTAAATGTATGGATTCCCGGAAAGTAGGCAATTCGCTTTCCTCATCTTTTCCCGTTGATTCTTTAATATAGCCGGATGCCGTATAAGCCATGCGTCCGATACGTTCCATTGGCTGGAGTATACTGTCCCGGTCATAACAGGCAAGGTAAACTCCTTGTTGTGGGATAGCATCCGTGTCGATATAAACATCTGTGACATGCGCCGCCTGACGGATAGCCGCTATCACTTTCGAAACATAAATAGCGGCATCAAAGTCGATATTCATCACATATTCTTTGAGCTCCGTTTCGATAGCATCATACATTTCCGCTTCTGTCACTGCTCCGTCATAATATATGGTTACACGAGGAATTAATATATCCCCCTTGGATGATATGACTTCTACACGGGTACCTGCGAATTTGATTTTACTTATATAGGCATTTACGGGTATAAGGTCTTCCGCTGAAATAGCCGACAAGTTACCTTTTGTTCCGGTAGCAACTTTTAGTACCAGCTTGCTGTCAAGGTTTGTGTCATCCGTACTTTCAATATAAGATACCTGGGTGATGATTCGCTTGGTTTCGTCTACAGAAGTATAACCGAATGCCAGACCGTCTTCACGCATGGTTAACTCGTCACCTTTTTGATACTGCAACAGGGCTTTGGCATAATAGGTAGGTGTCCCGTTGATGCGGTTGTTGATAATCGTGGAAATATCTACGGCAAACACATCCAACAATGTCTCAAAACTGTGTATGACTGTAGCTACTACCCAGGTCATCCCGTTAAGTATGCTCAATTTCGAATCGCTGGCAAATTCTTTCAACTCCAGACGTTTGTTCCGCTCTGCTACTGCCTCGTTATAAATATCACGTATAGTTCTGCTCATGCTTCTCTCGTATATATTTGGTTGTTGATAATGAATCTCCACGGACCACCCTCGTTCCATGTCGGTTCATGCACGATAACCCAGATAGCCTCCATTCCCGATACAATCCGGTAACGTCCGTTCTCATCCCGCTGCGGTTCTTGAAAAATACCGTTCGGACAGACTGAAAACAGCATTTCACAATTGCGCCTTTGGCCATAAGCAGCAACCAGTTCCATCAGGTATTCGTCCAGAACGGAAGCTTTTACGAAAGCATCCCTCAAATCCAATCGCATCAGGTCCAGACAAGGGACTAAAGGTAAAAGACTGGAGGTCTTTAGACCGCGCAGGTCTGCATCATATATGGTTGTTGTCATCCGTAAAAAATCCACTTCAACGGAACCGCTCTTCATAGCAAACTCTTCAACGGCAACGGGATGGAACAGATAAACAGACGATAATTGCATGCCACTCAGGTCCAGCCGTACAAACAAAGAATCCGTATACCAACGAACCTGCCTCTGTTTCCGTACTTGATTATCGAATATATGGGTATAAGTACACAGCTCACGGCTTAATTCAACCGTTTCGACCGCAGTGTTATCTCCCCAGTCGATCTCGATCCTTCCACTGCCGGAAGCAGTAAAACTTACTGAAGTAAGAGTGTTTTGCAGACAAAACAAAAATGTATAAGGTAGGCTGAAAGACTTAGGGTAGACAGACTGCTCGCCATTTGCGGGCACAATGCCGTGCTGACGGTTATAAGCCACTATATCTTCATTGATGATAAAATCATCCGTATAAATTAGTTCGTCTCCCGTTTGCAGATCATCTGCGAGGGACAAGTCTGTATTATTCATTAGCAAGTCTACAATTCCCTCGATCGAACCATACAGATCGAGAGCTATATCGTAGAGGTTTTGACCATTGATTACTGTATATTTACCCATTCATATCCTCCTTTTCTTCTACTTCCAGTAAGAGTTCTCCGGTGTTGGAGTCCATATAGGCGTTTTTTATAATCATATTATCTGCCGTAAATTCTGCTTGTAACTTGGCTGCCAGTCCGTTGTTTTCCAGGTTGGAATGAAGATAGTCTATAAGCCCGACCCCTGTTGTCGGATATTGATACAGATTACCTGCAGCAGCTTTTAATAGAAATACCTCGTTTTGTGCCTTTGAAAGACCGATACGGAAGTCGGTTTCTGCACCGCTAAACAATGCCAAATAACCATCACGCAAGATCAGGTTGAAATTACATGCTGCATTATACGTCATCATTTCGGATAAACGTACATCCACTCGTGTTCCGTCTTCCATTTCATGGTACACAGGAAACCAAATGCCGTTATTGAACTCGTTTACCACATATTCAACATTTCCTGAACCCGTTTCCTGCTTCAATCGCACGATTAATTTTTTAAAAACGGCAGAGTAAGGGATATGTAAATGTACTCCCTTTTCGTTCCGGTAACTGCGAATAAATCCAGCGGGAACATTGATTTCTCCATAACAACAATTGTCACTGTCAGGTCCTTCGGTATCGTCAAGCATCCGAAAACGATAAAGGGTTTTTCCTGTCAGATTATCAGTAGTTTCAACCTCCCCATATTTTGCATCCATTAAAATATCCTGTCTTGCCATTACTTTTTACTATAAAAAATCCCCAGTCAACTAAGAGTGACCGGGGATGCACTCTTTTCCTAAAGAGTAGCTGTTGGCAGACAGAATGGTTTAAGCCTCCTGTTAGGTATCCAAAAGCACTTGAATCCAGCAAAATTCCCTCTAAAACTGTCAACGGTTTTAGTATTTATGGGCTCTACAAAGAAATCAACTACCAATATTTCTCGCAAACAAAGATATCAATCCTTTATTTTGAGTTTTTTCTTCATTGATTTAATTACTGAATCCTGTTTTTCAATCAAATGATTTAGATTGTTAACCTGAGCCTGATACTGTTCAAGAATAGCTTTATTACGATCCAACAGACTATCTTGGTGAGCAATAGATACATCGTATTTCTTATGCTTTTCAGTAGTTAAAAAATCAGCTTTATCTGATGCAAAGTAAGAAGGTGTAAATATAAATAACCAAGCTGCAAAAACAAGTAAAAAATTACATATAAAGTTATTACGACTTTTTTTAAGATACTCCCCCTTCATTTTAAACATTGCCTTAATATCTTCTTTTTTGGATGGTTTTAATGAAGAAAAGTCATGATGTGTCAATGGGCTATGTTTTACATATACAGCAAATAGCAATAAACATCCCATAAATGTTCCGGTAAAACAGACAAATTCGGTAATATTATCTGCTATTTTCACCATATTAATAGCAATGGTGACAAAAGCAATAAATGCGGCAAAGATACCTAACGTAACCATTGTTGTCTCCACGTGCCGCTTAGAAATATCCTGAGAAAGTTTCAGCAGTTTAAGATTAAAATCTGAAATCTTATTATCAACAGTATCGTCAAGATGTTTTTCAGCTAATTTTATTGCACTTTGCAAAGATTCACTGAAAATTTTTTCATAATTAGAATAATATTTATCATAATTTGCTCTATGCTGGGTATATAATCCCTCCCAATAATCATAATTTGCAGGAGTACACAACAGTGATGCAAAGAAAAATTTATCCAAAAAATCATCACATTTATAATGATTAATTAGGTCAGTATCAATAGCCCCTGAAAAATAACCATCCTTGCAATTATAAAAACTATATTCAAATGTAGGTCTGTAATAGAATGGAATATTGGTTTTATACTTTCTCAAATAAATAGATAATTCATCAATAATCTCTTTATAGAAAAATACATTTTTTTGCAAGGTTATAATCTGTTCATTCGTTAGCTTAGGCAAGGAATGCAAGAATTGAATCTCTTGTGAAATAAGTTCCAATAATTGATTGAACAAAGAAGTACTGAGGTTTTCAATTTTGTTTTCTTGATAATACTTTTTTATTTCAAGAATAGCATCTTCTCTCTTCTTATCTCCACTTTTGTACGCTGCAATCAATGCAATAATCTTAGATTGTTGTCTATAACTGTTTATTCCAATCTTGATTGCAGTATGATAACGTTCGATATCTTTTGGTCTGCCTTCTGTAGAGGAATCATATAAGGTTTTTTCTAATTGTAATTCATGACCTTTATATTGTTTTCTACTAGTTAGAAAAGTATTACCTTCAATTTGATCATCTAATATACGGGAGCCTTTAATTTGATCAAGTAATTTCCTTTTTCCCTTATTACTACTTATTATGTAGTCATAATCAACCTCTATTGCCTTCGATTTTTTATGATATTCATCATTCAAAATCCGATCAAGCATTGATGCACATTTGAATTTTGAAGCTGAAACAACTGATTCTCCAAGACTATTCAAAGACAATGATTCTATTGTCTTGAACTGTTCATGTAAATTAAATAGCTTCTCTACAGTTTCGGGAGTCGATTTGAAACAATGATCTATCACTGTCATATCGATAATAGATGTCAACAGGTTTTCAAAGATTATAGTATTCTCTTTTCCCTCTAACTCAGGTTCGATAATAACCATTCTTTTAAAACGTTCCTCCCTGTCCGAATTTACATGCACTAAATTAAAAGGGAATTTTTCATCCAAATATCTCTTAATAAAGCTACATGTTTCTTGCAAAAACCAGCTTATTTTTAGAAATGACTTTAAAGTATAAAATTCGCCATCTCTACTTGTCTCATCTTCACGTGGATCATAAGCCTTTTCTATAGAATCAAGCAACCTGCTATATTCCGGTAAAATTAAATACTCGGCATTTAAAATAGACTTTCCAATGAATCCAAATAAATTTTCATTTGTCTCTTTTATTATCTTATCTTTTCTAGGTTTATCAAGTTCAGACAATGCTAATTTTACAAGTCCTCGTCTTAAATCAATGTCGGAAATTCTTTCTTTAACACTTGACAAAAGGGAAACTTTTGAATCATTGGTAACTTTATATCTATGATCTTTTTTTAATTGGTCAACAGCGGCAAATCCTTTAGCGATCCTTACAGGAGTTTCCATCTTTTTCAAATCAAGCGAACCTAATTTTTTACCTACTTTTTTATATAGCTCCTTTGCCTTCGTTTCTATGTCAATATCTTTAATTATCAGAGATTTGCCTCTACTTACACCTAAAATTGGTTCTCCTTTTGTTATTGAATATTTTAGAACGATATCAGTCGAATTATTATAAAAAGCGATGAAAAAATTTAATTCATGAATGTTGTTTATTCCTCCTTCTAACAGATAATCCACAACAATGTCTCCAAAAATATTAAAATTTAGTTCCGCCAAATCTTTATAATAATTAATGGCTTGTTCTAAATGTGTTTTCATAATGATAGAATAAAAAAGCTGTCTCTCTTCATAACAAAGAGAGACAGCCTATGTGTAAATATTTAATTTAAAATATTCCGAAATTTAGAAACTTCTTCACTTAAATTCTGGTTGTTAAGATTGAAAGCTTTATTTTCTTCCCGAATGAATTTATTCCATAAAGGAAGAGAATGAGTTATATTGACAAGTTTCTCTGTATCATCAAAAGGAAACTGATTTAATTTTTTCAAAGCCTCAATACTATTATCAATTTTCTCAGTTAGCCTCAGCAAATTAATTTCGTTCCTGTTATTATTATCAAGACTAACTAATTGATTATGCAATAGATTTTTTCTACGGTCATTATCTAAAGCCGTCGCATAGTCATCCTCAGTCACCCCAGAATAATTATACTTAATCTGATCTGTAAATGAATTCGCAACTCTTAACTCTCCAGTCGAAAAATCAAATCTAAAAAGAATCGATCGATTACTATATAATGTATTCTCCGCTGGTCCTGCAGGCATAGCTACATGATTATCAAATGTGCCAAATAAAGTATCTTCAACACTAAAATCATCATTATTTTCTTTTACTAAAAGGGTATCTTCCAAACAAATGAAATAAACCAATTTCATCAATCGTTTACCCTTAAATGTACTCAATATCTCATTTGTTTCATTCACACTTAATTGAACAAAATCTCTTTTTGCTTGCCATTCCACAAGTTTGCCTATTATATAATCGAATAAAAGAAGTTTTCTTCTTAGTCTACACATAAATCTTACTATTTTAATCTGTTACTAATAATCTCTAAACTCTCTCTCTCGCTAAGATTATTGTTTCAGCGAAAGAAACACGACAGGCACCAAGTCTTTCAAATAAACCTTTTAGACGTACCTGAACGTTCGTTTGATTACTATATAACACCATTCTTCTCATATATGTTAATCTATTCTATATACTTAAATCTTCTTTATCCAATTTTTCACTACTTACATGACCCAATTATAAATAACAACCATAAAATGTGAATAAAAAACTTTCAGATTTGTTTTTTAGAGATATAAAAAAACAAAAACTGAAAGCAAATTATGGACATCTGCTTGCAATCTATTATATTTCAGCAGGTTATCTGCCAGAATTTGTAGTACAAAGGTATAAACTTAGACCTAATAAACCTAATAATTTACGAACATTTTTATTAAAACAACATCTCCATTCAAAATTTCATCAAATTTTATGCAAATGGAAACACTTCAAAATCAACAAGATAGCAATTTCTCATATAGACCAATACATTCCAAAAAACTAGATCTAACCAAAGCGTGTAAATACTATAAGTTCGTAGGTTAGGGGTCGCTTACTTGAATAAAAATTGTTCTTAAAATATGTACAACGAATTTCAATCAAATTTGTTATATTTCGTTTTAGACGAAAAAAATAGTCTGGCAATATTGCCAGACTAAATATAATGCAAAGAAATTATGCGAAGTAAGAAATTCAAAGTATTATATATTAGCAAATTACTTATAAGGGTATTTTCTGACTTTACATAACGTTATTCACCGCATTATATATCTTTTCAACGACGTTCCACATATCGTCAGGAAGTTCTTCGTCAGATATTTTTTCGCAGGCTTCCTGCAAATATTTCATCTCATCTTCTGAGAATTCAATATGCAAGGGCACTTCTTTTTCTACATCCCACTCAATGTGTTTATTCTCTTCGTTCTCATGAAGATTGATTTCTTTGCGTTCTTCGTCTGAAATGACAATCTTGCGTAAAATCTCTTTCTTGTGATTGAACTGCTTGAAATTCCCCCGTTGTGGCAGGAATGTAGGCAGATAAAGGCGATCTTTAATGCTTAGCTCCATAAATTACTTGTTTTAAGATTCTTCTGTTAAGATATTCTCCCGGATAGCCTTTAAGAAGACATCGAAATCCGAGAAATAAGGACTTAGGTTACGGTCAACAGGCAAATTGCAGGTGACATAGCCTTGCTCCAGATAGATGGTTCCGATAACGATCTGGTTACCGGATGGATCTGCTTCACGTTCCTGGACTGTTGCCTGTACTCGGCTCAGTTCTCCGTTTATGGCGGAATACTCCAGGGCGTAAATCCCATTAGCAGTTTTTTCTTCTGCTGTCTTTGTGATTGTTACATTTGTTATATTCATAAGTTTCAACTTCTACAACTAAAGTATAGGAAGTATTTTCTTTCTGGGTTTAATCTAAGATGAATTAAGCCCAATCTCCCATACTAACTACCCAAAATGTAAACCCGCCATCATTGGCCGAAGCGTCGTCAGCAGTCCATACATCAAAAGAAGAAGTATATTTTGCTTTTAGACAAGCAAACGTGTTAGCCCCATTAGTTACAACTCCGGTTAGATGAACAGTGTAGTCGTTAGTACTTGAAAAAGAATAAGGCATATATACACGATACTGCCCGGTTCCTATACGTGAACAGGAACATCTATTTCCATCATAACATTTTTGTTTCACCATACTTCCGTTAGTTACATATCCTTGGCACATTACCTGAGCAAATTGACCATAACGCTTTGTCGTTACTAAATCCCGGCGATTAACAACAATCCACCCATAAAATGTAACATTGTCACCATACCCCAATAACTCGATCAACTCTCGGGAAAAAGAGATCGATCTTTTTGATAAACCGTCTTCAAAAAAATATTTTCCACTCGGTGCAGAGATAGACATATAACCAACGGTAGTATTAGCGCCCCATTTATAATTTACTAATGTTACACGCCGCCCACTATTATCCAAAGTCCAAGGTAATGCGATATTTTCATCCCAGCTACCGCGAACTGCTACTATATTGTCATAATTTACCAGATTTTCTTGTTGAGAGGTGTCGCCTCCGATCCAAATAGACGAGTCATTCAAAACAAACTTATTGCGGACGCTGCCGTTTACACGCACGTTGGTAAAAATAGCGTTCTTTGCTTGTACATTACCGGAGGCATCCCAAGTAATATTGCCGTTGGCAAGTTTACCGGAACCGTCATTACTTAATCGCCACTTATTCCCATTGGTTATGGAACCATCTGAAGAAAGGGCAACACTATTTTTATATATTTGTGACGAATTGATGTTCCATCCTCCGATACTTCCTCTAACGAAGGTACAAGTCAAGCCATTGATATAAGCGGTATTAATGATATTCGATCTAATACTGGCCGCATCCAGTTTGCTGGAATTGATGCTGCCAGCCGCTATCCGGTCGGCACTAATGGTTCCGGCATTAATTTGTCCCGCGTTTAGGGTTGCTGTATAAATCCCATCTGAATTAATTGTAGTCGTATACTTTTCAGTGGAAGTTAAATCAAAAACCGTTGCATACGCTACATACCAAACCAATGGTGCGCTGCTACTGCCTTGTGCCCCGTCAATATAAAAATAATTCGTGCTTGAAAAATTAGAAGTACCACAAACTACTTTATATACATATTCCTTCCAATCACCTGTTCCGCTATTGGAAGTTAACCAACGACTGCTCCCGCTTGTACCTATACTATTCGAAGCCCACTGGATATTATGACCTGTAGGTATTTTGGCAATAATGCGGGTGATAAATACTTTTCGGTTACTCGTTCCTGTTCCAAAATGGAAACCACCATTACCAGGAGATGAGGAACCGCTGGTTTGAATTTTAATCACGTATTTACTATCATTGGGAGCGGTAGAATCTTGTTGGCGGGTAATAGTTACCGTTCCATTACCACTATTATTGTAAACTCCGATGGAGTTATTGCCATTGTGAAAAGTCGGGTCACGATATAACATCCTGCCAAATGCCATTGCTGAAGCCAGCTCTTGCGCAGTTGTAATTCCACTTGTCCAATTGATAGATACGGACGAAGTAAAGGTTACTGCCCCTGAAGCGTTCCAGGATATATTGCCGCCTGCAACCTGGCCGCTACCATCGTTGTTTAACTTCCATTTAGTCCCATTGGCTATCGAACCGTCACTACCCAACGACACGTTGTTTTTCCAAATGTGGTTATGGTCAAATGCCCAACCGGCAATTCGGTTATATATTTCTTTTCCACCTGATTTTGCATAATTCGCCGACAAACAGAAATATTCCAAATGGTCCCAGGACATCATTTGTATTCCGATAAAATTGTTTTTTACAGTATTCCCGCTACCCGCTACCTGTCCGAATACGATATGCCCGGCATTACCGCTCTGGTGCCAAGTTAAAGTGACTCCCAAAGGTTTATATCCGCCTGTATACCAATAACCACTACCGCTTGAAGCGGAACGAATCTGTAAAGGTATAGCACCGGTTCCACCGACTGTACCCACAGTCATATAATCGGCACCGATGGTAAATCCCCCGATTTTGCCTTTCGTAAAAGTACATGACAGGCCGTTGATATAGGCTGTATTGATGATACTACTTTTAATACTGGCAGCATCTAATTTCGTGGCACTGATACTTCCTGTTGCAATACGGTCCGCTGATAAGGTCCCGGATTGGATACTCGAAGCACTAATATTTACTGCATTCACTTGGGCGGCAGTTAATGTTCCCGTGTAAATTCCTGTAGAGCCAATGTAAGTTAATGGATGCTGAGTCAATGTGGTGTCGGTTGCCTGAGCCAGAGCGATAAAACGGTGGCGGCGAATTTCATCCTCTACACCCGAAGTAAGGGTGCGTGGAGCAGGTGCATAAGACTTACTATTTCCACTTTGAAATATCAAATCTGAATTATATGCAATTTGAGGAGCCGGAAGTATCGGAGATGGACTATATGCCGTGCTTTCTAACGGTTGGTCGGAATAAATGTGATAAACAGCTCCTGTTGTACCACCACCGCGCAGATAAGTCGCAAACATACAATAATTACCACAATGAGCGGCTCCGGCAAACATGCGGGAATAGCACTCTGACAATTCATAGATATCCCAGGAGTAACTAGCGCCGCCCCAACCTCCAAAGTTTGTTTTTATTAACAAAATTAGTCCCCCTTTATGGGTTGTACTATTATTATCCCAATCGGTGGGAGCTTGTTCTGAATAAGAACGACGTACCAAAATATCCCGTTTGATGGTCTGCTCACCACCTTTAAGGATAACTGGGTAGTATTTGTTTGATTCACCGTTGATAATTATCTTCTTGTAATAACGATAACCGTAGTTGGTACTTTTGGCGGTTTCTATATCATTCTTCCAGTTCAACGAAACAGAAGTGGAAAAAGTAACGGTTCCCGCTGCATTCCATAAAATATTCCCGTTTGCAATTTGCCCGCTGCCATCATTGTTTAGTTTCCATTTGGTCCCGTTTGTGATAGAACCGTCACTGGCCAAATAGACATTATTTTTATATATCTGGCTCGTATTGATGGTCCAGCCGCCAATTTGGTTCACTGCACCTAAACGAGCCACACAACTCCCATTGGCATCTGTAGCGAATAAACCGAAATCAGAATCTGTATTATAATATAACTGTACCCGTTTACCACTGGTTACTCCTGAGCTAGCACCATATACCACGATGCGCTTGTTTGCATTATCCAAAGCTATATGGGTACCGGTCAAAGAGGATGCCCCAATCGTCCAGCCACCGATTTTACCTTTAGTGAAAGTGCATGACAAACCGTTGATATAATCCGTGTTGATTATACTGCTTTTTATACTGGTCGCATCCAACTTCGCTGCAGTAATACTACCGGAAGCAATCCGATCAGCAGAAAGGGTGCCTGCGGTGATCTGAGTGGCGGTTATACTGCCCGTATAAATTCCCGTGCCCGTGATATTTGTCATTTTAGGAAAACTGGAACCACCTAATGCGGATGTAATGGCGTTGATAGGATTACTCCAAAGCAAAGTGACAGCCGCACTGAAAGTCACATTCCCTGTTGCATCCCATAGAATATTTCCTCCTGCTAACGCACCGCTTCCCGTTGCATCTAAACGCCATTTGTAACCTCGCAAACCATTGGAACCTATCGTGATAGCCCCTGATGCACCCGTAAACCCTCCTGAAATATTGTTCTTTGTTCCATGGAAAATGGATTCTGCATCAATTGCCCAACCACCGATTTTACCACTGGTCACATTTAATGCCAACGCTTCGATGTTTCCCGCTGTAATGAGTGTAGCTTTTAGCGAATTAACATCGATGCGGGCTGCAGCAATTGTCCCGGCTGTGATTTGAGAAGCGTTCAGTTGTAACGCATTGACTACATTTGCAGATAGAGTTCCTGTAAAAACACCGTCCTTATTGATATAAGTCGCTCCGACCCAGTGCAGGCTGACCCCGGAACCAAATTCAATTTGTCCTGTCGAAGAATTATATTTGATAAAATGATCTCCCCGGCCTAATTGGACATTACCACCACTATCTATATAAAATGTTTTATTGCCACTCTTAAATCCATATATGCCATCCACTGTCTCCGTAGTGATTTCACCGGATGCGTTTTTTGTTTTAAGCGCAAAATGTCCGATGGCCATACCGGTTAATGTTTCGTCAGAGTTCTTTGTTCCGGCAAAAATTTTAGGAGTAATAACAGTAGATTTATTTATTAAGGTTTTATTTGTATTCCAATCATTCACCCAATCGAGTAAATTTGCGTCTACACCATCTTTACCACTTTCACCAGTATTGCCACTTCGAGCTTTTGCCCACCCGAAAGACAGATGATATGTTATCCCATCGACAAGAACAGGCACAATCAAACTACCATGTTCGACAAGTGTCGTAGTATTAGCTGCAACCGAATAAGTTACCGTCTTTTGGGCATTGTTTACAGTGATAGCACTGAAACCTGTCGGTTTGGTGATTGCGCCGATTGTAAAATTGGTGATATTTGTGTTTCCTTGAATAACCTTGATTGTGGAAACAATGGTTATTGCAGAAACAATCGTGCCTATGGATGAAGCCGGAAATACATATTCATTCACTGTCTGGCTGATATGATAAGCATCCTTTAATGTAGTAATGGTGACTTGCCCCTTGGCTATCAACGCTTTTCCCATATTCGTTCTCGTTTTCTGAAAGAATAGGAGAAAATAACAATATCTGTTTTTGGTTATCGTCTTACCACACGTTACGTCCCATAATAACAAAATCGAAAGCTCCGGCATCGGCTTTACCGCTTGAACCGATATTCTGGATAACAAAATAGTTCGAAGCTCTTTCAAGCAGCCGGAAAAAACCATAATAACCAGTGCTTGACCAAAGTATGGCCATCACCGTATAATCCGTATGATTCAAATTATGATATACACGGTATTTACCGTCTCCGATATGGCTGAATGAAGAGATGGTAACACCATCTCCCCAGATTTTCCGGTAATAGTTATTATATCCGGTCGAATATTTACAGCCGACATATAGAACTCCGGGAACACTCCAACGTTCACTTGAACGTTGCCCTAGTTGTACGGGGCCGTAAGACTCGATTGCATATTTAGATCCTGCATTGGCTACAATATAGATTCCCCTCGCTCCGGTTGCATAGGTCTGGATACTGATACCTGTACGGGAGGAATCCGCACGCATACTGATTAAGGAAGTGCTTGAATTGATATAAAGCGATGCGTTACCGATCATTGAGCTGAATTCAATAGAGGAATCCGATGCCGTATTGATCAGTCTGTTTCCGCTGATTGTAAAACCCGCTATTTTCCCCGATGTCGCAGTGATTTTCCCGCTCATAGTTACATTTCCACTTACATCCCATACTATATTCCTATTGGCTACATATCCCGAACCGTCTGCATTAAATTTGATTTTCCCCGTTCCGAACATAGCAGAACCGTCCGTATTTAAAGACCAGTAATCCACGTTTGTGGAACTATTGCAGTTATAAATATACCCATTGTTCTGAATACCGATAGTATGCCCTGCCGTTACATTGGTACTGAATAATGCATGATCGTTGAGAATAAATCCTCCTACTTTTCCCTTTTTAAAGTCACAAGTCAGGCCATTGATAGCAGTAGCGGTTACGACAGCCGCCTGAATACTTCCTGCATTAATCTCTGTCGAAGTGATGGTGCCTGCGGCTATTTTTGAAGCTGTGATGGTACGGGAAGCAATCTCCGCCGCTGTAATGGTGCTTCCGGCAATCTCGTAAGCAGTAATGGCAGATGCCTTAATCTGTGCGGCTGTAATAGTACGGGAGGCTATTTCCGCTGCCGTGATAGTACTTCCTGCAATTTCATAAGCCGTAATAGCTGAGGCTTGAATATTAGCCGCTGTAATAGTGCGTGAAGCAATTTCGTTGGCTGTTATGGAAGCGCTTACTATCCGGTCGGCAGTAATCGTACGGGTTTTGATTTCATTCGCAGTTATGGCTTGGGATATAATTCGGTCTGCGGTGATACTTCGGGCAACAATCTTATTGCCGTTCAGACTATTGGTCGCTATCCGGTCGGCACTGATTGTACCGGAAGTAATCTGGCTAGCAACCAAAGTGCCCGTATAAATACCGGTAGAATCTATTTTTGTCAGTTTCGGATAACCGGAACCACCTAAAGCATTAACAACTCCGTTTGCTGTATTTTGAGCATTAGACGATAGCATACTGGCATCGGAAACCGACTGTGACCAGTCGGTTGACTTATTACCCCTTTCTAATTTGAAATAAGCAATCTGGTAAAAGGTGGACTCATTAGTACCTCGGTAAAAAAAAGGACGAAAACTGTTGCCATCCCCCGTTAGTTTAAAAGTTATAAAAATACGTTTCCATACGTTTGCTGTAACGGATGTATCGTATTTAATGATCGTCAATTTACCCTGATTCTGATTATCAAGACCAGCCCAATAATGCAAGGGGGCAGAGCCGTTTCCGGTGATACTTTTATTGCATCTCACCATGGCTGAATAGGTGTACTCGACATTCGTTTCCAGTTTAAGCCAGGAATTATGCACCAACCCTGTCCCGACATCTGTTTTAAGTGTGGGCTTCCCATTAAAAGTAACATTATTATCTATCGTATATCCGCCACCATTAGACGTATAACCACCGTTCCAACCTGCCTCACGCCATTCACTGGAATTATTTAGTAAATTACTTCCCCCGATTTGTATGGATTCAATAGCATTTATCCAATGAAGAGACACCGTTGAAGAAAAAGAAACCGTACCTGCCGAATTCCACGTAATGGCTCCGTTTGCAATTTGTCCGCTACCGTCATTGTTTAGCTTCCACTTGGTTCCGTTAACAATCGAACCATCAGAATTCAGATAGACATTATTCTTATAAATCTGGGAGGTATTGAATATCCATCCGGCAATTTTATTGGCTGCCCCCAATTGAGCTACACAATTTCCTGAAGTATCCGTGGCGTAAAAACCGAAATCCGTATCGGAATTATAATATAGCTGTACCCTCTGCCCACTGGTAACACCGGAGTTGGCACCATAGACCACCATTCGTTTATTCCCATTATCCAAAGCAATATGTGTACCTGTCAAACTACTGGAGCCGATTGTCCAACCTCCAATTTTGCCCTGGATGAAAGTACACGAAAGTCCATTGATATAATCGGTGTTAATAATGCTGCTTCTGATACTTGAAGCGTCCAGTTTTGAAGCCGTTATGCTTCCTGCTCCAAGACGGTCGACCGAAATAGTCCCGGCGGTAAGTTGGGAAGCAGTCAGGCTCCCCGTGTAAATGCCTTCTGCTGTGATTTTTGTCAGTTTCGGATAACCGGAACCACCTAACGCTGTCGTGAGAGCTGAGATAGGTGTACTCCAAACCAAAGCGACGGACGGACTGAAAGTGACATTCCCAGATGTATCCCAAGAGATATTGCCACCGGCTATCGCTCCTGCACCTGTCGCATCCAACCGCCATTTAAAACCGCGTAATCCGCTTGAACCTAATGTGACTGCTCCGGAAGTATTAGTAAAACTTTCGAATATATTATTCTTCGTTCCACGATAAATAGAATCACTGTCTATTGTCCATCCTCCAATAGTTCCTTTTGTGACATTCAAATGAAGAGCTTCAATATTACTTGATGTTATTAATGAAGCTTTCAATGAGCTAACGTCAATACGAGAGGCTGCAATGGTTCCACTGGTGATTTGGGATGCATTCAGTCGTAATGCATTCACTGTATCGGCAGAAAGTGTGCCCGTAAATATCCCGTTGGCATCTATATAGGTTGCTCCAATCCAGTGTAGGCTCACTTCCGGACCGAATTCTACCTTTCCTGTCAATGCGTTGTACTTAATGAATTGTTTATCACGACCCAATTGTGCATTACCTCCGGCGTCAATAAAAAAAGTCTTATTGCCCTCATTGAATCCATAAATGCCTTCCACCGTCTCTGTTGTGACATTTCCGGAAGCGTCTTTTACGTTCAATGCAAACTGACCTATGGCTACCCCCGTCAATGTGTCGTTCGAATGCTTCACTCCAGCGAAAATCTTAGGAGTAACAATAGTCTTGCCATCGATCTGAGTCTTATTAGTGTTCCAGTCCTTCACCCAATCAAGCAGGTTGGCATCTTTACCACTTTCACCAGTATTGCCACTTCGAGCCTTTGCCCACCCGAAAGACAGAGAATAGGTTACCCCGTCAAGAAGGACAGGTACAGTCAAACTGCCGTGTTCAGCAAGTGTTGTAGTATTGGCCGCAACAGAATAGGTAACTGTCTTTTGGGCATTATTTACAGTGATGGCACTAAAGCCTGCCGGTTTGATTATTGTACCGATAGTGAAATTTGTAATACTGGTGTTCCCTTGAACAACCTTAATTGTAGAAACAACGGTTATTGCAGAAACAACCGTACCTGCGGATGAAGCTGGAAAGACATATTCACCCACCGTCTGACTGATATTATAAGCATCCTCTAATGTAGTAATGGTGACTTGCCCCTTGGCTATCAATGCTTTTCCTATATTCATTCTTTTTTTCGAAAGAATAGGAGAAAAAAACAATATCTGTTTTTGGAATTGTCTTACCAATAAATTAGCATCAGTTCCCGGGGCCCCGGGAACTCCGCTTTTTTCATGTCCATTGAAAGAATAAAGATAAGACCTTATGACTATTTATGTCCTATTTTGACACTTCACACATCAATACCCCTTTACCGGTAACATCAGCTTTAGATATGGTAACAGATTTCCCGGAATAGGTTTTTACTACAGAAGTCCCGGCAGTATTCCATAATTTCCAAGTATAGGTATAAGCAGTCCCTGCACTGTCTAGTTCTTCTCCGTTACGATAAAGGATGGCTTTTACGTCTACATCGTTACCGTTGTTTTTAATGGTAAACCCTCGCTGGCTCACTAAATCTACAGCGATGGGATCGGACATATCCGAAAATGAAAGAATATCACACACGACTTTATTGGCAGAGGCATTGCCGGTACTGGTATCTGTATCTTTTATGGCACATTTGAAGGTCTCAAAGTTCAGTACAGCATCTGCAGTGATGGTAATTTCATTGGTTGTCCAACCTGCTGTTACACCACGCGGATTGCTGGAAGTCAGACAAGACCAACCTGTACCCAACATCGCATTGTAGGAAGGACAACTAATCGTCGAACCGGATGCAACGGCTGCACTTAAAGCAGAAGTTAATGTAACAACTTTGGTAGATATATTAACGGCAGAAATCGTATATTGAGAGGAACCGACAGTAATCTTTCCCCCGGCTTCCATATTAGTGACTGAACCAACGGTAATGGTGGTCGCTCCGGATGCTGCCGCTGCTGTTAAAGTTGTCGGAGCAAAAACAGAAGAATCTTTTATTCCCCAGGCATAGGTTACATTGGTTGTATCAATGGTCGCTCCCCGCCATAAATCACAATGCGCACGTAAGGTGGAAACCTCATCGTTTTTAAAGACAATCCCGTCAGGGGCATAGCATACAGCAGTGATTGTGGCACCTGCACTCAAGTGCTGCGTAAACTGAATTTCAGAGCGAAATGGGATTTCCAGACCGTTTGCATCTATATAGATAGCTTCAAAGCTATATCTGACTTGCGGAGCACTGACGGTCATATGATTGGCCTTTATTGTCAAGGCATATTTGGCGGAAGCTGCCCCGATAGTACAACTATCTTGTCCACTTGTTATGGCCACACCATTTTTATACCACTTGGCAGACCCGCTTTTTACTCCAGGGGTTAACGTCGCGGCGTTTCCTATTGAAGTGATTTGGTCTGTCGCCGCTTTTCCGCTGACAAAAAGGGAAGGAGTTAAAACCAGATAAGGGGAGCTGACCCAAGTCGGGGCATAATTATTAGTATCCTTGTTATACACTTGGGTTAAAGGTTGATTGGAACCTACAAACGCCTGTAGGGAAATGGCATCATTTTGATCAATGATGGTGACCTGGCCACGTGCAACTTTTACTGCCATAATTCTGTTTTTTTTAAGTTTTAGATATTGTAATTTCACAGTCGAATACGGCTTTCGATCGGACATCATCTCCATTAATCTCTATACTGCGTCCCTGATGGTTTAATGAATTCCAAAAAGAATCCCCCGTTGTATCATGGCTGACTCTTGTCCAGCGAAAATTATTTTCAGGTATTTCATCGGTAATTTCCACCCCATTTTCGTAAATATGTGCCTTTAGGATTGTGGAGATGATTCCGTTCCGAAAAACAGTGCCGTTATCCGACTCTACATAAACAGAATAGGAACTACCACCCGCATGTTGTTTAAAAACAGAGTGTGTTCCGCTATATTGTTTTTCTCCGAAAACCGCAGTATAACGTAAACTAAGTAAATTCCGGCCTTCCCAACCTTCGAAATCCGGGAGAAGAGTAAAACTACGTTCATGACAATCGGCAGATAACCACTGACCGTCCGACGAAAGGTATTCCCAATATCGGTCTGTTCCTTCAAAATTATATTCCGTTCCCAAAATAGTAATTGAAGCTGGTTCACATACATGCTCGTCCAGATCCTCCGTGTAATGAAATATACTTTCCCCGTCAAGACCCACATAACAAGGCTTTAGGTTATCTGGTATGACATTTTCCAGATCTTCCCATCGGATAGTGACATCTTGCAATTCAATAGTGTTCGTTGTCCACTTGAAACGCCCACCAGCGAAATGGCCGGTACCGTCACGGTTAATAACAAAGCTTCCATCACACGAACTGATTGAACCGTCTTCATTTAAACGCAGTAAGGGGTGTTGAATGGTTCCGCCTACACCTCCTTTACAAAACCATGCTCCATAGTCCTCCGTATAAGAAAGAATCTCATCGGTAGCCTGATAAGGACTGATTGAATCCCCATTTTCCAATTGGGGAGCAGTTACACACAATCCGGAAATCTCTGTCTGTATACGGATTGTCATTTCTTTATTGATAGATGGATGAATAAAAAATACCACTTTATACCGTTGCCATTCTCCGGCACTGGGAATATTTATGGTTTGAAGGTAATGCTCGTCCTGATAAACTGATACTTGCATCGTCTCATCTGCTTTCATCCAGATTGAAAAACAATACATGCATCCGGTATGCTGTTCACGCCATTTGGCGGTTTGTACGCGAATCTCACTGTTTATAGGAAGACGAATCGCTTTCCCAATTCCCGCAGGAGTAATTCCGTTGATTCCGACTCCTTCGCTAAAACCGCATTCCAGACTATTGATAATGACATTTTTATGGATTTTCCCAACGTAGAAGGTAGAGGAAAAACCGTTTTTATCCCCTGCGGTTAGTGTCCCTGCTATATTTATATCCTTAGTGGCGTATAAACGCTGAAAATAAGCTCCATATCCTTCTAAAACACCATATACAGGGTCTATAATGCCACTTACTTTTCCTACCCGGCTTTTGGTCGCTTTTGAAAAAGTCGCCACCGAAGAAAGACGTACGATATTCAAATCACTTATCTCGCACCAATCTCCGCTTTCAGTCAAATGTCCGGTCAGGTCCAAAGAAAAACTCCGGCTATATTGACGGGGGTATTCTACCGTGATGACCCTTAATTCATATTTCCAGACTGTCCCGATTTCCAACATATCGGTCGCATCTGTTTTTTCTCCATTAGTATAACCAAAAACAAAAGGAACACCATTCAATAACTTGGATGCTCGTACCCGAAAAGAAATCAGCAAACGTTCTGGATGTTCGACCGATTCTTCAAGAGTCTGTTTCAATCCGAATTTACCATTTGATGATAAAATGGTCTCGTTCCGGCAAATTCGATAAAGACGCAATGCCTCAGTATCTAAAGACTTATAATTTGCAGATATATATTCATTCCCAAAACAAGCGTATTTTCTTTTATCGGGAACATCCGCTACACCTCCGTCCATAAGCGGATAACATAGGGATTGCTCTGTTGCCATGCCATCCACTACATCCATATAAGGGGCCTCGTTATCAGATGCTGTCAGATATAATGCTCCGCTACGGTTGGGGTCAGAAAGACTGGTTATCCTGACAAAATCCAATAGCTCACCGTTTTTAGGAGCATCACCGTCCAAAAGGACACCGATAAAATAGGGTGAATCCTTGCCATCAATAACATCGATGCCACTTTCTGTTACTCCCATAAGAGTATAAATACTACCATTACGGTCAACATATTGCCGACGGACAATATCTCCGGGATGGAGACCTTGTGTCTTGTCCGAATCGGAGGCTATCCTTATTTTATAATATTTACAAGAAAATACAGACATATATTTATAGTTTTTCTACACTGTCGCCGCTACAGCTATCACTGACCCATAAGGAACCGTTTGTGGCTGAAATCTTCATTACCTCAAACTCATAAGCACGAAACTTCCGCCGGGCAACAATCTCATCAAAAGTGGCCGTTATCCCCCCCGTTGTACGGTTTAGCATGATTGCCCAACCGCTTCCCGAAAAGCCGGAAGAAAATAACTCCGATGAAAGATTACCTCGGAATGTACTATTTCCGTAATGTTTTATTCCTCCTGCTATTACCTGCAAACGGGATTCTTCGCTGAAGAATAGGGCGCCATCGGTTAACCGGGTGTAACTTCCATCTATTCCGAGATGTCCCCGCGCTTCCAACGGTGCGCCGACTCCTACAAAATCAGTATCCGTATTTAAATAAAAAGTATATGAATCACGATTTTGTGGCTGATAAAAACTGGTAGACAAGCGATGTTCCATCCGGCTTGAACAAGGTTGGACGATACGACCTTCCTCTTTATCTTGAATGACTGAAGAATGGAATGAAAGACCATTTCCCTCACTACAAAGAAAAACGCCGTGTGATGTCCCAAAACGTAAACGCTTGTGTAAAACAATTCCTTCATCATTCGCGTCTACCCGGTAAGAAGAGAGCAATTCCGTACCTCGATTATGGCGGACAACAAGCGATCCTGGAAAATAACCGTCCCCATAAGCAGAGAGAAGTACGTAATCACCGTTTAAATCCGAAACTCCCGATAACAACCGTATTTTAGTCGTGTGTTCGCCACCCAATAGTAAATCTCCACCTATACTTCCCAGTTGGATTTCTTTCTCGCTGGCTCGAATCAAGACCGGAATGTCGCCGATTTTAATACCGTATCCGACTCCAAAAGATAGATAACCATTCAAAGCCATCCCTCCATGATCAATTTGGACAATTGTCTTTCCGTCACTTCCCAGATACGCCCCATATAAGGCATACACCTTGCTGGATAAAATACTTTTCCCGGCTACATTCAACTGGCCACTGATTGAAGCGTCGAGCATCTTCCAGTTAACAGTGTCCAAATTCGCATTTCCGGTGTGATACACGTCATGCCCACCTACCTGTAAAAGGGTCGATGTGATCAATACACCTTGTTCACGGCTCTTGCCGATAACAAATTCTCCAGCGGATTGCATTTTTGCAACCCCGAAATCAATTTTTTCCGTATCAAAGGAAGCAATGCCTTTCGCTGTATCATAACTCAATATCCGACGTTCGCCCAAGTAAAAACTTTGGCCGCCGATATACAAATCTCCGCTGACACGGACACCATAATTCGTTCCGGTAATTTCTCCCACCTCATTTGTCTGCCGTTCTGCATAGACTGCCAGAATACGGGTATTCTCCATCCCGGCTTCGAATCCGTAGTTCGCCCGTAGCATTCCGACCATATCGCCACCCGTTTTTTTCAAGTAGTCCAACAGTACACCACCGCTTTCGCCGCCACTGCCACCTTCGCCGACTACACTTTCTGCAATAGCTGAAGCAAAACCGTAAGCAGAATTTTTTAATCGTATGGAAGTCTCATCACCCTCCACTATTCCGTATGGATGTTCGTTATCCCTGCGATCCTGGGCATTAAAGAAATTCTGATAAAGTTGGCTGTAAATCGAATAACATAGACTTGATTTGTCCAACTGGTCTATATTGGGATGTAATTGTACGCTCATTTGGTGTAGGATGTTTTAGACAGAAACTTTTGAATCTTCGATGTTAAGGTGGTAAAATTCGGAAAGTTTATAGCCGGCATGGTTCCCATGAGCGTCGGTGTGCTTATCTTTGAACACTCTGTCAGAAAATCCAGCATCAGTTGCGCCAGTTCGTTTCCCAAAACAAGAGGCTCTGTTGCATTTTCATCACCAAGAGTAACTTTCCGGTCAATAACTGTAATGGTCGTACCATTTATTTTTTGAACTACCTTATCCGCCGTCTGCTTTATTTCCGATTGATCAATCTTGTGGGTGATTTCTTCAGCTTGAATAGCAACAATGGCTTCTTTTCCGTTTTCTTTCCGTACAGTTGTTACCGCACCTTCTGCAGTATAATGTGTGGAACTTTCGTTTCCCGTCGGTTCCAACTCATCATAGTCAGGCGAGCTATCGCTTTCAGTATCCAATTCTTCAGTTTCCCATACTCCGATGCTTGTTTCCGTATGTGCACGAAGTTGAATTACGTCCGCATGTGAATAGTTGACAACATAGGCATAACGGGTCGCCGCATCCATAAAAATAGTCACATCTGAAAGTAGTGTCGGGACAATTAAAAACCCTCCCTCGTTATTTTTGGCTCCTGAGAGCAAAACACCTTTATGGATAATCGACTCACTACTAGCCGTCTCATCCGGATATTCTCCAACGTCCACAGTCCCTCCGTAATCCTTAAATTCCTCATCATTAGGGTCAGAATGTACTTTAGCTATATACCCGTGTACCATTCTTGCTGTACCGATACCTGACATGCCGCCTGGACTCATATCTACTCGTTCCAAGCTACGCCCCAACGCTATCTTCCGGATCGCCTCCCGAATTAGATAACGATAATTATCTGCGGATTGATTTGCTGCTTCCATATTATAAAGAATAGGGATCGCAAAAGAATAGAGATTACATTGTCTTTAATTTTTCAATATTTACTTAGATAACTACGCTTTTGTAGTTCTTAAGTTACATAAGCGTTGTTCATCTCAGCAGTCTCTATGGGATTACAATTAATCGATTATAGAATCTTTGAACAAAAAAAAAGGAGCGAACACAATCAATGGAAATTAGCGGATACGATAAGGAATAGAAATCTTCTGCCGGTATCCATTTGTCCCGAAGCTAGTCGTCACTTCTTCGACCAGGAAAACTCCTTCTTTGGAAGGATTACGACAATCGATTAGTTCCACCTGCACTGCCGGTGATAATCCGTAATCACCGAATATCGTTACACTTCCGGATATTCCATTCAGATTATAGTTTCGGAAATATTCAGTTGTCTCCTCGACAAGTTGGTTGGAAGTAATTCCTACATGTGGTGACATATAAGGAACCACAGTATAGGTACTTAAATCGACTTTAGTTTTTGTTTGCGCTCCTGATGCAGTTACGTTTCCGGTCAATTTGTGACTTTTCTTCGAAATTTGGGTAGCATTTATCACTTGGAATTCTTTACTTCCTGCTATTGTTGCATCATACTCAGGATTCATTCGCACGGTTACTTCAAAGAATTTTTCATCTTTACCTAAAGCTTTTCCGGTAATAGCTAAAAATTGGGGGTCTGTTTTGATTATTTTCAAGTCACTCTGGGCTACATGGTAATCAAAACGAATTGGATATGGACCGGAACTTTCATCTGCAGGAAATACAGGTTGTGCTTTGCTCGATGAATAAGGACGTCCAATAGCGATAGAAGGCATTTTCCCTTCATCTTCTATATCATATTTAAGAAAACAGTATACTTTGTACTTCGACCATTCTGATAATATATCCGCTACAGTGAAATTATCCGTCACTTTGACTTTACCTATGTGGATTTCAAATTTTTTAGTATCGTTGTGTATCTTAAATCCGGTATTTTTAAGTAAATCGTATTTTCCTTCCAGTACTTCGTTGACGGTTGTTCCAGCATCTGGGGTCTCAAATTTCGGAGCCTGTTTTAGCTTTAATTTATAAGCCATATTTTCACAAGTCAATTCTAGTATGCTGTCTGAATTGTAGCCGGTGATATAACCGTCGAACATATTCTTCAATGCCCCGCTGTAGCCCAACTTGATATTGATCCGCTGACCTACCTTAAAGGTGGTAGTGTCTAAAATACTTTGTGTACTACGCTTTTCAATGATTACTCCATCTTGCATAATCTCTGTGGTAATCCTGGAGACATCTTTGCCTTCAGGAGTACCGTTTCCTAAAATGGTGGAACGGCAAACAGTTCCCTTCGGAAATTTCAGCTTGGCTGTCCCGATCAATTTTTTATAACTTTCCGTAATTTCGATTTCTGATACTTCCGATATCTCAATGCCTCCATTTATCTTCATGGGATTGTCTACATCGGCATCCCCGATACTGATTCGGCAGCAAAGTACATCCATTCCTTCTATAACCATAACTTAGTTAGATTTAACAATGAGGAAGGGTCAACCACTTCCGTCCCGTATTTTACATATTTAATCCATTTATTCGTATGCTTGATGGCCGTATCCACTCTCTCTTCTTCTGCCAATTTTAATTGAACAGCCTCTGCCGGTTCTACCGCCACACAGGACAGAGAATATGGCTGAATATTCCGGTAATCACTGGGCGACAAAGTATAATTCAGTATGATGAGTTGTGTGATTCCGAATTGCCTTAAAATGGTATTGTCACAATCCAATACCCCTTTGTATTGCATCAATCGCAAAAATTTTGACACCTCGGATTCAGGGTAAATATCAGGGTATTTAGAGGTTATCTTACCGTTTATTGAAATTTCCAAATCCCCGCCGCTTATGTATTCCTTACGGGTAAAATCCCGTCCTTGAACAGTAGAAAGAAGAATATTGTTTTTGTTCGACACCTGTACCTGGGGTTGTAAATCTACAAATGTAACCAGTCCATATTGACTGTTCGGTTGTATCTTGCAATTTTTGTTGTCATAGTAACAACCCTCCATCGGTATTCCCAATTCCAGATAATCGTCAACTGTCCGGCCTACGATGTTGTCCGTATAATTTTTTTTGGAAGCAACGGCTTTTTGCTCTTGGATCAACTGATAGTATTGCCCGGTTTTATTAGCCAGGCTGGATTGAGACTGGCTCTGCAAATATTTATCCCGCTCTTTCTGCTCCCAATATTTCAAATAGCGTGGATAAGAACGAAGCATGCCATAAGCCGCTTGAGAAACGGTTTGTATCATGGCACGTTTTAATAAGTCATGCTGCTTTGAAAAGTAATGTACCTGGCCGTCCTGAAATTCAGCTAGGCCAAGCCCTAGGGCACGTCGTACACTATCTGAGATATAACCGTTCAACGTGCCGTGACCGATAATCCCACCGCTTAATAAGGTGGATGTTGCTATATTTATTAACCTGCTCATATTTCTCGTTTTATCCGTTCCATGAGGCATCAAAATCATGTACTACATCTATCAACGCCTGCGCTAACTGTTCTTTTAGATTCTGCACCTCGGCTTGCTGCCCCTCCGGTGATTTCATTAAATCAATTGTACTAATACTCATTAGATTAGAAATATTAACGATCACTTGCTTTGGTGCTGCTGAAGAAAGTTTGCCAGTACCTGAATAATTGCCGCCTGCACCTCCGTCATCCAAATTGTTTGTCATTCGACTGGCATTGAAAGGCTCTGAATCATTACTCCCTGGTTCATTCCCATACAAATCAGAAGTAAAGCCGGCTTTTCTAAGTATATGCTCTGCTGCCTCTGCTGATCCCCCTAAAGTACTACGGGCACTCGACAAAAAACGAATTAAAGCATCACGAACAAGCTCAAAATTTGCCAATTGCTCAGACCGCTCTTCGTCTGTAGCTTTAGCTCCCAATACTTTTTGACGCCAATGACCTTCTTTGTCCAGGGAAAAACCTTTTTTACTCAAAAAATCAAAATCAAATCCACCACTCTTCATAAAAGTCTGTGCCCCACTTTGACTGGATAAGGCTTTTAAATATACTTCAGCAGCTCGGGTTATTTCTGGTACGGTTATTGTATTTTGATACTGTGCATAATCAAAAGTTGTGGCGGCTTTTGCCTCATCCATTTCTCCGAGACCTTTTACATACCAGACTTTACCTTGTTGGTCAACACTCCATAACGATTTATCCAGTGTTTTGTCGGCTTGTCCATAAAGTTCCTGAATGGTTTTCATAAAAGCTTGTACTTCTACCGCCGTAGATTGCTTTCCCAGCTTTGCAAAAGCTGAATTTATGCGGTTTTGACTGTCCCGACGGGCTATCGTCTGAATAGCCGCCCGCACGTCATCCTGATAGGCATCCAAAGAGGTGTAAAGATTGTTCGTTTGAATTGGTCCATAAGTATTGCTGGCCCCCCACATCGAAAAAAAAGAACGCCACCAATTACCTGTAAATGCACCTGTACTTTGTCCTGAAGCTTCCTCTATGGTTTTCGACTTCGTTAAATCATTTACGGCATCTTTGGTGTCTATTGCCTGTTTGTATGTCTTACGAAGCGATTCATATAAAGCATCTATGCTGGGATAACGATATCTTTCATTCTGACTTAACTCTTCTTGCATAGCATCTTTCGCTTCTTTGATTTTCCAGGTCTTCCAAGCGACCCAGCCCAAAGCACCAATCAAAGCCGATATTCCTGCCGTTGCCGCTACGGCACCTGTACTGATTGCACTAAGCGAAGCTGCCGCCCCGGTCAAACCACTGCCTGTCGCTACTTGGGTGGCAAAAAGCGATTGTAATACCCCACGGGTTCCTAATGCTCCTCCGGAAGCAAGCAATGCCTCACGCATAGCGCCTTTACCGACAATTCCGGCACTCCTAAAGGCAGATACAATAGCACGTTTATTGGCGAAACTAAGTTTTCCTAACCCTTTTAAGCCTGTCAGACCTTGAATAAGTTCCAAAGAGGACGTAGCTGCCGACTGCTTTCCAATAAATCCCAAAGCTATTCCGACGTTTGTCAAAGTTCCGGCCAGTTTAAAAAGACGGGTGGAAACAACACCTGTAAAAATCAAGGGTTCTATCCAATAGAAGTTCCGTGTAAACCAAACGCCGATACTGCCGATTATACTAACTATATCCAATAGGGCTTGCCCCATAGATACCAACCCGCGAGTAAACTCTGGAGATTTGAATTTCTCTAGGAAAGAACGTAAAGTACTCCGAATCGCCGGCTCCAAAAGTTCATAACCGCCCATGAAGCTCTCTGTTAACTGGGATGTTACTTGTGCCCAAAGCCCTTTGGTCGTTTGCTGTTTCACCAATGCCAGCTCTGAAGATATGCCGTAGGAAGCCCGGTTTTGTGCTGTTAATTCCCTAAGCTTATCATAGTTTTTAACAAACAATGTCGCTGCATTTCCGCCGATCTTACCGAAAATACTCTGCATATCAGACATGCTTGCGCCTTTATCATGTAAATCTTTGAATATGTCGGCAATAGAACGTAACCGTTCCACTGGCTTTCCATAAACATCCACCATATGAGTAAAGCGTACCCCCAGGCGATCCAAAACCTTTTGCCCTTCTTTAGTGGGTTTGGCAAAACGAGTGGACATCGCACGCAAAGATGTTCCTGCTAAAGTTCCCTTTAACCCCATATTTCCCAATAGACCAATAGCCGCACTCGCTTCCGAAAATTCCACACCGGCGGTACGTAAATAACCGGCAGCCATCTTGTAAGATTCCGCCATCTCTACGATATTAACATTTGACCGGGAAACTGTCGAGGCAATAATATCTGCCACACTATTCATACTTTCATTGCGAATATCATAACCGGCCATGATGTTCGTCGCCAAATCAGCAATATACGAGACATCATTATCCCCAATCAAGGATAAATTGGTAATGGGGCGGATAGCTTGATTGATAGTCTCGATATTCATACCTGCCATACTTAGGTACTTCACAGCACCTGCAATTTCCATTGCGGTAAATTTAGTATCCACACCGATACGGCGAACATGACGGCTCATCTCATCAAAACGCGTTTCAAAAGTCGAGAGATCGCCGTCTGCTACACGCAATATGGAATGTGCAGACTCCATAATATTGGAATACTCGACAGCTTTTGTCAACTCGGAACGCATCATACTGTAACCCATGTAGGCATTAATCATGGAAGCAAATGGCAGATTCCTTAATGACGGAGCCTTGGAATATTGTATACGGTTGATGGCGGCACGTCGCTTACTCCGGTTAAGGGTTCCCACTGCCGTCTGCTCACGCTGCATCATCCTCACGGACTGCATGGCATTGCGCTGTTCCGCACGTTCTGCTTCCTTCGCCGCTTTCTTTTGATCGGCTGCTTCTTTTTTCCGCTTGCGCTCGGCAGCAAGTTCTGCTTTACGCGTCGCTCTCTTTTGCTCAAGATATTCCTGCTGACGTAACCAGTTTGCGTGATTGGATGTCTCCCTGCGCTTTTGCTCGGCCTCTTTCTCCTCACTGAGTATGTGTTTTTGGCGAAGCTTTTCGTTAAAATTGGCAGCAGATTCTGCTAGCTTCTGACGATGTAACTGTTGAGAAGTATATAACTTCTCCTGTAATTGGGCTTGCGCTTTATCCGATACGCGGTATTCGGCAGCATAAGGAATAACAACCCCGTTATTTCCCCTTCCAATCATGCCTGGCGAGTTCATTTGCAACCCTAACGTCATATTCGACGAGCCTTTGATACTGTTTAGCAACGATAAAATTTCCAGTAAACGTTCTTTGGCAATGTCCGTCTGAATATTTACCTCACGACCACGCTGGAGAGAAACTAAGGCTGCATTAATTTTACCCACAACTTTCGTAATACGTTTCTGGGTTTCCATCATTGTGCGAACAGACGAAGTTGCAGTTTGCTCTATGGCTGCTTTATTAGTCTCTGCGGTTTTCTTGTCTATTAGCTTTTTAACATTCGCTTTGATGTTCTTACTGTCCAAAGGTTGGCCGGCATTGATGACCAAATTAAAACTCTTGGACATATCACCGATTTCTCCCAACAACGTTTTTATACGCCCTAACTTTTCTTCAGTTGTGCCGGTATCAATATTCAACTTATAAGCATAGCTACGTCGCCGGCCTCCTTTGGTAGTGAAAATTTTATCAATTTTCTTCATCATATCCCGGATATTATCCATGGTAGTATCCATGGTCCTTTTAGACATGATCAACTTGCCTACAGCCTCGCCAAAGTTGGTTAACTGCTTGGTTCCTTCTGAAGCATCAACGTTTATTGTATAATTTACCTGGTAATTCTTTTCAGACATAACTCTTGATTTACTAAAAAAGAATAGCTCGCTTTCTGTAAGAGAGATTAAAAAACCTCCGCCAGCCTAATGGCCAACGGAGGTAAAACATGAAGTCAATCTTTAGAGATTTTGAGTCATACGCTTTATCATCATCTGTTCATGCAGCCATAAAGCGTCTTCACTTAACATGGCAAATTCTTCATCGGAAATATCGTTTAAATCAACGCCGGGGAAGTAGTGACGAATATAGATCGCCCTCTGTCGGATACGATGTTCGTCTTTAACTACCCAGCGATCTATAAACCCACCAAGGCCGTCTGGCGGGTTGAAATGATTTCAGTAAGTTGCCCCATTAGACCAAACAGGAAGAGGCTTTCATTGTCTACCAATTCCTTGTCACCGTCAACGAAGCAGTCTTTGGCCAGGGTTTTCATAGCCATCACTTCATCCTTTTTGGATGCGACCATGAACTTGCTGAATTGAGCAAAGCTTGGTTCGGATAAATAGGCTACATATATTTCTTTTTCCCCACAAGAAATATCACCCCAAACAACAATGGGATATACTTTACGCAATTTTTTTTCTACTCTTAGATTTTTCGCCTTCTCTTTAATTTCTGTCTCCATCTGGAGGCTTAATGTCTTTTCTTCCATATCTCTTACTTTTTAAGATTTAAAAAAGAATAGGAGAAAATACAAAGGGTGGTTTATAATATCAAACTATAATACGACATGGCATTATAAAAAACTATAATACGGATTGCTTTATTGGATACAAATTTACCTCTATCCTGAGTCAGACTTTGGGTATTGTGCTTCAAATAATCTTTATCACAAAAACAAAGACCTGATCCGGCATTTTAGGACTACTGATTTGGGAATTGGATAATTGAACAACTTGCTTAAGGATAATGATACAGGGTGAAAATATTATTTACTGTATACATTCTTTTAATACTGTTTTTGAAGATGTGTATGCATTTTTAATTTCAAATATTCTTCGGCATTTTTTTGACTAAGTTACTTTGTTGCAAAAAGAAAAATACGTAAATTGCAATAAGTTATTTATAGTGCAGGTCCTATTGCTTATTTTGTCTTTCAATAAACGTCAAATTTAAAGGCTGGAATGGCATATGAGCCTTTTGCTCACAAACAGGTATGACAAACTAACTAATGTAGCCGTTTCTTAAAAAAAGAATGGTTACGTTGAAAAAAACATGAATTATGCAATACGAGAAAGATGTAATCTATTCCCTGAAAGTAACGGGAACAATAATAAGAGATGACAAATATTATTACCTTACAGAAAATGAGGGAATCAAATATAAGGTCAAAATGCTTAAATTCCAGCAAAAACTGCCAGTTCCTGAACAAGTGAAATGTATAGTTTACGGTTATGATGCAGATGAGACTCCGCTTTTTGCTCAATATAAAGGAGAGATAGCACACCAACTTTATGAAATAGGTGGTATTTATACTTTTGTCGTACACAGGAAAACAAACTATCAATCTGAACAACGTAATATTTTCTATGGATATGACATGAATGGAATTCGAGTCTTTATCCAGGCTGAAATTGGAAAAGAACTGCCTATAGGTAGAAATATCCGCTGTACTGTCAAACATATATATCCGGATGGAAACCTTAAGGCGGTACCTGTCAACCAAGACTTGGATATGGAAACGAACTTTCTTACTTTTGAACAACTTACACATAATATCCACCACGATCAACTACCTTTCTGCATCCAACTGAGTACACTACGCTCGGAAGCTGAAATCGACCCGAAAATTCAACAATTGTTCAAGCAATACGATAATCAGGAGGGCGAATGGCTACTGTCATTTTTGAATATCCTGCTAACAAAAAGAGAAGAGAAAATCAACAAAAGAGAATGGGACGAAGTATGCGAATTAATTAATATCCAAATGCTTATTACAGAATGGGTACTGGAAGATTCTTTGTTCCTTACATTCTATTCGTCATCGGTTGCGCAATCATTGCGGGAAAAAGGAGAACGGGAAATGTTTGTTTGTGAGGCTATATTGAAGGCTATAGAACTCATTCGGACAGATGCTGTGGAGGACTTCTTGAAACGTATTTTTGCCAAAATACAAACTTCCGGCTATTTGTCTGATCGGAATAGAAAAATTGAATTACTGATTGCCTTATTCCGTTTGGATGATACATTAGTCGAAAAGAACAGAGTTGAATTGACTGAATTTTGCCAATATATTGCTCGTACCATAGCTGATACAGAAGCACCTGTTTTAATCTCTGTTGCAGAATTGATAAAAAGAATTATAGAGAAAAACAGAACAGGAGGCAATACATCACCCGCAAAAATATTGCAACTATTGGCCATCTCTTTATTACTATATTATAAACGTGATGCACATGCAATGCTCATTCAGCGCATAATGCTCTATCGGTATGCGGCATTAACCTGCCCGGACTCTGCAAAGATTCTGATAGATAAAGCATATGACGCATTGACGCAAACCAGCCAGGTCTATCGACCGGAATTTACATGGGATGACATTCTTAATTTTAAGCCAGAGTTGTTTATAGCCAAACTACGTTCGTTTATAATAAACGACGGAGATAAATTAATAGCACAGTATATCACTAAAGGTAGTCGAATGCTTTTATGTGATAGTACATTTACACTCTATGTTGGATGTAATCCGGGTTCTGTGTTGCCTGAATATCAAAAAGTAGCAGAGATGATTTCTGTATTTGACGGAAGAATCAATATATATGCAAAGAAGGATATAAAACCAAAAGCAAATGAACAGGAAAATGTTTTTGTTCTTAGGAATTTTTGGGATGGATTGTATGGACAATTGTCTCGACAGACTATTGCTTCTACCGATAAAACATCAATAAAAATACTCCCATCAGTGGGGATGAGGCTTAAAATTACACTGAAGCCTTTTAATCCCCGCTTTCCGCTGATGATGTTTGCCGAGGTAACAGAACCGGGATATAAAGGATTGGGCGCACTTAAAGCTAATGAAGTGTCTCGCATCCATTTTCAGAGTATGAATGACCTGTTCTTCGAAGGAGATACGTTTGAAGCTACCGTATTAAAAATTGAAGAAAATGATCGTTTAACCTTTAGTATTGCCAGGGAATTATTTGAACTGGTATCGGGTACTGTAAAATTCGGACAACGTGCATATGCCAAATTGGTTTATATATCAAAAGGTTCTTGCATCTGGGTATGCGAGGAAGGATATACTCTCTTTTCACCATTAAAAGGGAATTATGCGGAAATTGGAACAATCGCACTTATGGAGATAAGAGATATCAATAACTCGGGATATATCAATGCCATATATATAGAAAAAGCAGATGAAAGTATACAAATAGAGGAGACGGAGGCTTTGAGTAAACTGATTAGTGAATACATTAACTTTAGTTCTCCACAGGACGAAGAAATGGAAGAAGAAGGAAACTTTGGGAAACCATTCACAGATGAAGATATGATACAAACTGACGTACAGTTATCTCTTCCTTTAATACACGAATTGATCTGGCTTTTGGTTGCAATGGCAGATTCGGAGAAGTCCCTGGTTATGCGGTACAATTTGCTGGGAACAGCCCGTCTATTGGCTGAAATGATCAATATCGAAGAATTGTGTGAATATTTATCACTACTAATGAACTACGAAGAAAATATTTACAGCTTTGCCACATGCAACGGACAAGTCCGATGGACTGGTTTTTCACGCATAGATGATGAGGCTGTCTCCCGTTATCCTTTACTTGAACCTAAAAAGGAGATGTTACAGATTCTGAATTCATTTTATAATCACACTTTCGATCCGGAGCTTGCAGTGAGCATTGCAACAACGAAAGACTCGAATAAGGAACATATTATCCGTTTGGTATTGGCACATGCACTTTTGTTCCAAACTTTACCGGTCACAACATTGACGCTCCTGCGTAACGAACTCCTGCAGCGAATTGGGGCAGGCGATTTTATAGCAGTGGAAGAATCGGCCAAGCCTGTTCTCGCTGCGGAGCAAAAGGAAGAACTTGCTTGCTTGGGCAGGGAAAACGAAAAGGTCGAATTTAAATCATCAATCGTATACCCGGCAGGCAATACGATTCCTAACATGAAACAGCAGTCGGAAATCATATTACAAACAATTGCGGGTTTTCTGAATGCAGAAGGAGGCACTCTGTATCTTGGCGTATCCGATACGGGATTGGCGGTTGGATTAAAAGAAGACTATTCTTATATGGTGTGCAACTCTGATGGTTACGAACGTTTTATCCGACAACGCATCATTACGACAATGGGAAAGGATATAAATAGCATTATCCATGTAGACTTTCCACAATATGGTACTCGTGAAATATGCAGCATTACGATTCCTTGTTATGGCAAATTAATTGAACTACAAGGAGTGGTATGGCAAAGACAAGGTAATTCAACCGTTCTACTTGATGGAAACGCTTTGGTTAAGCAACAGAAAAGAAAGAACAACATGCTCCAGACTGAAATAGAACGGATTTCAGAAAAGAATATCGAATTAGTCACTGAGAACTTGCAACAAAATAGTGATACACAGACAGCCGTTGCAGCCGCTTTTGCTGCAAGCTTAGAGAAAAAGAAGAAAAAACTGAAAAATAAACCTAAAAAAAATGTGATATCAACGTCTTTATTACGCCCCAATCCTTATGCGGAAGAACCAACCAGCGGACAAGTAGTCACTTATTTGTCTCTACTGGATAATGGAGGGTACATCTTGGAAGATAAGTTCTCCAATATGGAAAACGCAATACTTACTTTAGCGATAAATACGGAGGAAATGGGTGGGTCATTACTCCTTTGTTATGAGAATGCTTTTGTAAATCGTGTCCCTTTGAAAATCCTGTTGAAGAAAAAACGGGATTATACCTACAAAAACGGTGTGAATAAGGATTCACATCTTATATATGCTACTATCGAAAACGGCGAACCGAACATTCTGGTACATACTTTGCGACAAAAAAATGAATACCTGAAAATGTATCCTATGGCAAAAATAAAAGAGAATACCGATCTTGCTTTAAAAGGCTCTCCGCTTTTTTCTTACGATTTCGGAAAGGTCATCACCTGGGAAGTAATTCCGGAACCAGAATCGACGCAATTAGAAAAACTATACAATGAAAATTTGGCTCATCAGGGCTATGCAGTTACATCGGAAACTATATCTAAGGAAAGAGAAACACTTCTAAAGATGGGATGGAATATAGGGAATGAAGAAATTTAGCAATAATGAAGAAATGATAAGAACGGTTCATCAATGTACCGGCTTATCATTTACTTCATGATTACCCATTTAGAATAAAATATTAAATGGTGTCTGAATCGCTTATGTAACCCTTTTAGATATGCAACCTTTTTCTTGTAAGTATTTGAAGTACAAAACCCTTGCCTTGAAAAAGGTTACATAATATTTTTACTATCCGAAATTTTCGAGCATTTCAAACAATCCTCTATTACGTCTAAAAAGAGGTTATTCAAAAGATAACATTAAAATGGAACAAAAAGTATGTTTACGTTCTTTCTCATTTAAAACTTTTTTTATAAATTGCAACTGTCTATCGGTAATGTTGATATAGTATCTAATTTTATTATTCTTTAAATATGATTTAGTCGTTATAATAAAGAGAGGAAAAAGAGAAAAATCATCAACTGTTAAACACTATTATTGAATAAAACAGTTAATTATATTAAATATTTGCATTATGTATAATGAAGCCGAAATGGTATTTGTACAGGGTGGAACATTCACAATGGGCAAAAATAAAGATGTATTTGATACCGTATTTGATTCTATATTTTCACTTTTTAATCCAGTAGAAGAAAGATGGCTTGACAATAGTGAAAAACCTCATCAAGTAACAGTAAATAGCTTTTATATAGGCAAATATCCAATAACGCAAGCGCAATGGAAAGCGATCATGGGCAATAATCCTGCTTATTTCAAAGGCGATAATTTACCTATTGAGTATATAAGTTGGAATGACACGCAGGAGTACATCAACAAACTTAATCGGCTTACTGGCAAAAACTATCGTTTGCCAACCGAAGCAGAATGGGAGTATGCTGCTCGTGGTGGCATAAAAAGCAGAGGATATAGGTACAGTGGTAGTAACTATTTGAACGAAATAGCTTGGTATCGTGATAACAGTAACGATAGTCCACACCCTGTTGGCACGAAATTGCCCAATGAACTAGGAATTTACGATATGAGCGGAAATATTAACGAATGGTGTAATGATTTATATGATGAATTTTATTATTATTCATCTCCTCAAAATAATCCCAAAGGACCTTCGAGCGGCTGGGGGCGGGTGTTCCGAGGTGGAAGTTGTCATGAACCAGATATATGCTGCCATGTTGCGTTACGTAGACCTCTATCCCCCGATGAACCTTACAACTGTTTTGGTTTTCGTTTGGCTCTTTCTTGACAAATTTGTAATAACTTTGGTGGAGAATAGAGAAAAATGCGATTTTATAAAAAAATAATCAATAGTCAAAAAGTGTTTTTATATGGAAAAGTGTTTAGAATGTAATCATGAGTTAGAATATGTATATAATGAAAAAAAAAGTTACTTTAAATGCATAAATCCATCATGCTCAAAAAGAGGAAAACCACTTTGTCTTGAATGCCAGAAGATAATGAGTTATAATAATCTTTTAGAACGTTTTGAATGTGAAGACCCTTTGTGCTATCTAAAAAAGACACCAAGAGAAGTTTGGAATGAAATTTCAAATCCTATTTGCGAACAAATGCACGCTCGACCTTCAATTCCAGAAATCGTAGTGAAAAACACATTTACCGCAATAGTCAAAACTGTTAAAAAAATATTTGATTAATTTATGAACGATAAAGAGTTTTTTAGTCGACAATCTTCTACTTGCTCTAATATTTGCAGACAAATTATATTTGTTCTAAGTGGAGTTACGTGGGGAATAATTTATGGTGAAGCAAAATTTAACATCTCTAATAAATTGATTCCAGTAATAATAATGGCTGGTATAATTGTATATTTGAGTATAGATGTTGTGCAATATTTGTATTCTGTTATTAAATTAAGAAAACCATTGCAACAATATAAAAGTATATATCGAACAGATATAGATGAAAATGAAAAAATAATCATAGAATCAAACTATCAAAAAGCTAGAAATAGAATTGAGAGAAATGTATTTGCACTATTTATTTTTAAAATATCAATTTTGCCAATCATTTTGCTCCTATTGCTCTATTATTTTTTCTTTATTATTTTGATATAGTAGACATGTTTTTTTAGTTGTTAATTACTATTAGCGAGATGTCTCTTTTAACATATTCGTGACTTCCTTAGTCATGTTTCTTTGGCGACAACAGAAATTTATTCTCGTATCAATCATCGACAGAATGGATGCTATAGAGAAAACATCTTTATCGCCAAAGACTGAGGAATGACCTATATTGGGAGAAGAATAAAGGTATGCTTGAGTGGCTTGAGAATCTTCGAAAGTAGAACTTTTATGTATTTTTTAAGCAAGCATTTTGTACTTCAAATACTTATCATAAAAAGGTAACATATTACTAGTAAATATTTGATTTCCAATTTATATTATATAACCTTTTTTCGATAAGTATATTAGAATCAAGACTACTTTCTTGAAAAATGTTACATAATATTTTGCTATATTGTATTTGAAGAGAGCAATTTCGCTGTCTTTTTAAATGCTTATGGCCTATGAATACTTACACATCTTATGGTGAACTAACCTCAGCAGCGACTCAATATCTGCGGGATATTGGCAGATCAAAAGAATCTATCAGATTATATAATTGGGCGTGGGGCCGTCTCGAAAAATATATGTCTGCAAGAAATGTTTCGGAATACAGCGAAAAAGTCGCCTTGGAGTATATCGAAGCGACTTTCGGGCAAAAGAAACTGGATGAACTTACCCACTACCAGAAAGACCATCTGCGCCAGGTTGTATCTCTATCTCATTTTATAAAAACCGGTAAGATTCCTATTTATATTAACCGCAAGCCCCAATACGAACTAAACAGCGGTTTCAACGAGTGCGTCCAAAGCTATCTGGAGCATAAAAGAACTATGCGGGTCAGCGCAACAACATTAAAACAACACCGGTGGCATCTGTATCAGTTTACAGAATATCTATCCAATAAAGGAGTTCAATCCATACAGTTTTTATCTCCGCTGGATATTATGCGGTACGCAACGGAGTCGTTCCCTCACGAACCTGCCGCTAAGAATGCGTCACTAATTATTTTGAGGCGCTTTCTAAGATATCTTTATGATAAGGAGTATATCAAACGAGATCTCTCCCTGATAGTTCCTAAGGACTACTATCGGCAGCAAGCTAAGTTACCGTCTACTTACAGTAAAGATGAAGTTCGAACAATCCTCGCCTCGATAGATCGATCAAAAAACATAGGAAAACGGGATTACGCAATCATAATACTTGCTGTCAGGCTTGGTATGAGAGCTTCCGATATAGCAGAGTTACAATTTAATGAGATTCAATGGGCTATTGATAAAATATCTTTTACCCAGATGAAAACAGGTAGAGCGGTTCAACTACCTCTACCATCAGATGTAGGGGAAAGCATCATCAATTATGTTCAAAATGGTCGTCCTTTATCTGATAGCCCTTATGTTTTCCTGAGTCCAAGATATCCTCATAATCCCATTGATTCGTCGGCTATATCCGCAAAAGTACGTAAGATCATTGTCGAATCCGGTGTCAAAATAGGAAATCGCAAACACGGCCCTCACTCACTCCGTCATACAATGGCGAGTTTTATGATAAACGAAGAAACATCTTTGCCGATTATATCTGAAATCCTTGGTCATTCCAGCGTACAAACATCAATGAATTATCTGCGTATCAGTGTTGAAGCTATGCGTCAATGTGCTGCGGAAGTGTCACTTGTTCCAACATCCTTTTATGAACAGAAAGGGGGGGCATTCTATGGGTAATTTTAACAAAACAAACATGAAAGACTCCATTTTATCCCCGTATATAGCAGATTTTATCAGATTAAAGCGTGGTTTAGGTTATAAAGCGGAGCGAATTGAGGGCGGCCTTTGGGCGTTCGATACTTTTGCCAAAGATAAAGGCAATACAGAGATTGCATTACCGAAAGAACTTGTCGAAGAATGGTGCACCAAACGGCCAAACGAAACAACTAAAACATGGGGGCACCGAGCAAATTGTTTGCGGCAATTATCCACGTATCTATTTTATCTTGGATATAATGCCTATATACCTAAATCTCATTATATAAAACAAGATAATCCCGTTCCATATATTTACTCTGATGCGGAACTTGAGGCAATCTTCACTGCGACCGATATGCTCGTTCAACGACGAGATAGCCCACATTACTGTCTTTTTCCAGTTCCGGCAATAATCCGTATGTTGGCAGGAACAGGCATCCGACTTGGCGAGGCCGTCGATCTACTAGACAAAGACGTGGATCTCGAACGAAACTGTCTTACGTTGAGAGATACCAAAAACAGGAGTGAACGTTTTGTGCCAATATCAGAATCATTATCCGAAGTATGCCGACAGTATAGGGTATATCGGTCTCTTTTGCCATATATTCACAGCGACACATTCTTTGTTAAACAGAATGGAACTAAATGCACCAATGAATCATTTGGGCACTGGTGGAATATGATTTTGAAAAAAGCTGGCATTCCGCATTTGGGTAAACAGCGAGGCCCAAGGGTGCATGACCTACGGCATACGTTCTGTGTCAAAACTTTGGCACGACTCGCCAGAGAGGGAAAGGATCTATACTATATCATGCCAATACTCTCCATGTATATAGGTCATCTATCCCTGAAAGCTACTGATAGATATGTACGGCTAACGTCTGAAATGTTCCCAGAACTGTTAAGCCAAACTGATAGTATATGTACCTACATTTATCCAGGACTTAAACCATTATAGATTATGAAGCCGACCAAATTCGCAAAATATCTGACAGATTATCTGACCGTCTATCTTCCAAATGAAAGGGGATATTCCAAGAATACCATCTTATCATACCGTGATAATATGATGCTGTTTTTAACTTTTATGCGTGATAAATACCATGTAGAAGCTGACAGGATAGATTTTAAGGATATAACTCAAGAAAGAATCGTCACTTATCTCGAATGGCTTGAATCAGATAGGGAATGCAGTGTATCAACCAGAAACTCTCGATTATCTTCATTACGCGCTTTCTTCAGGTTCATGTTATATCGTTCTCCAGAACATCTGCACGAATGGCACAGGATATTAGCCATAAAAGTCAAGAGGGCCCATACGGCCAGTGTCGTGTATCTGACACTGGAAGGAATGAAACTCCTACTCGAACAACCTGATACGACAAGGACAAAGGGACGGCGTGACCTTGCCATGCTTTCATTGATGTATGAATGTGCCGGACGGGTACAAGAAATAGCCGATCTGACACCCTCGCAGGTTCATTTTGGACATCCAACTACATTGACGATTAAAGGTAAAGGGAACAAAACCCGTATTGTTCCAATATCGGAACAGGGAGCCAAACTACTACATCAATATATGAACGAGACTGGACTGCTGCAAGGTTGGGCCAATGAACAACCACTTTTCGACAACGGGCAAAGGGGAAAGTTATCCAGAAAGTCCATAGCTGCAATTGTAAAAAAATACTCTGACCAGGCACGAAAAGAGAATCCAACCGTCATTCCGAAAGGGGTAAGCCCCCATTCTCTTCGCCACTCCAAAGCAATGATGCTCCAAGACACAGGAATAAATTTGGTTTATATCCGCGATTTTCTCGGTCACTCTTCAATCACGACTACGGAGATATATGCCCGTATCAGTCAGCGGCAGAAAATAGAAGCCATTGAAAAGACCTCGCTATCTCCCGATCCGGACAAATTACCGGTCTGGCAACAGAATAAGGGGCTTCTTCAATGGCTTGAAAGTCTTGGTAAGTAGTTTTATTATGTAACCTTTTTCCAATAAGTATCTTAAAATCAAAACTGTTTTTCGGGAAAAGGTTACACAATATTTTGCTATTTTGCATTTGAAAAGAGCAATTTCGATGTCTTTTCAAATGCTTACCTCTTGTTAAAAAGTTTAAGAACAAACTATCGTAATGGAATATGGTTATACAAAAATCTACTTTTGAGTTTTTTTTGATTATTTGTTGCGATAATCACACATGATACACATGTGAAATTATTTTATCATTTTAAACCTTTAAATGCTTCTCACATCATCAATTGACAAATTATTATCCTCCAATTCACTATATAATATTTTTAAGTTTTCGCCAATATAACTCAATAAATTGTACGACTTTAAAAAATGTTTTTTAGCTTCATTAACCTCACCTGTTTTATTTAATATGGTGCCATAATCTAAAAGAGTTCTAGCTTCCCCTCGTTTGTCTAAATATAATCGATGATAATACAATGCTTTTTCAGCGTAAGTTTTTGCCATGTAATATTCTTCGAGAGCTATGTAGTTTTTACAAATTGTATCATAGTATACTCCATAATATTTTAAAGAAGTGTTATTGGGATTGATACATTCTAATGATTTTAAGCAATCAATCGCAATCTTGGTCATATCAATCACTTCTTTAGCGAATTTGCAAGACATAGCCTTCTGGTGTAAAATCACAGATTTCAACTCTATATATTTTTCTTTGTTATATATATTTGCTTCATAACAATATTCTAGTTTTTCTAAACTTTTACTTGCATACAAATCTGCAATATCTTTATTGTGTAATCTGATTCCTACATTTGCAATTGTGCTGTATATTTGGGCTAAATCTATTGGCCTATTATAAGCTTCTAACATATTAGAGTATTTCAATAATTCTGCTAAGTGTTCAGGAGAAGAATAATTGGAAAGAGCTATGGTTGATAGCTGCTCAATCTTAATATTTATTGCACTTAGTAAATCCCCCCTTGTAACTAAAATATCATAAGCTCGTTGAGAAAATTTATATTTTCGTTCAAACATCCTTTTCGATTCTCCATATTTCTCGATTAAATAGTCACCACAAAACAAATAGTATTTAGAGATATCAAAATAATCTGGATGCATCATACATTTTTTACGAAATATTTTTAACAATTTCTTAAGTGATGCCAAGTTGTTAGTTTGAAAATATTGATATATCATTCTAGTTAAAGCTACATTTGCCACATCAAAATATTGCTTCGAATAGGATTCATTAAAAATGTCATAAATAGTTTCAAGATCATTCTCTACTAAATTTAATCGAAAACGATATTTATTATATTCTTTTAGTTTTGGCAAACCTAAACCTAATTGCCAATATAACTTACTGTAAATATTATTCATTCCATTATAATATTGACCTAATATTGCAGCACAATCATCTGAAGATATTTTATTTAATTCAACAATTAGTGATTTTAGACTATAACTATAAGTGTTCTCCCTTGTTTTTATTAAAGGATTTATACCAAATGACTTTATTATATTCATTAAACAATTATGCATATCTCCATAAACAATATCCATTTGTTTTTTCCATTTACTCTTTAATATTGCCGGAGGAGTATCTTTAATCTCTTGACTGTAGCTATTCCAAATTAATTTATTAATCTTAGATGCCGATTTTGGGTAATCATATAATATTGGGAATAAATCATCATCATAACCACTATATCCAAAAGTGTATAAATCATACTTTTCTAATATTAAAGAATATATACTTTTTAGGTGTTTGGAATTATTAAGCAGACTTACTCTTTCAATAGTGTAACATAACGAATTGATATCTTTTGCGTCACCATGCGGCTTCCATAATAATATTTTATTAGAGTTTATAATCTTGGTTAATTCTATTTCATCTTGTTCATTCTGTGGAGATCTGGTGAAAATTACATAATCAAGATTACAATCATCTAATGCTTTTTCAATACAGCAATCAAAATTAGTTGTGATAACTAGTTTTAATCCATATTTGCATAATTGCGCTATTAAATAATGATTAGTATTGTAGTCCGCTAATTCAAATCCAGATATAGGATTGATTTTATTATTGAAATAGTGCCATATCGTACTTAATAATAATTCGGGCTTTGTTTTAATATAATTACTGATATGATCTTTCATCAAAGAATTGAAATGCTTATTCAACTCTATTAAAATATTTTCCTGCAAACTGTTAAAAGAAGGCAGGTTAGACGGATGTTTAATAGAAGCTCCAGCTCCAACTAAAACCGCGCAATTATATAAACATTTTTCCATAATATTAGTTCAATAGACGTTCTGGTATCAAAAATAAGCAATAAATCTCATATTTCATTTTTTTTTGCCCTCAAAATGCATATCATTGTTACTTATCATAAGCTACAAACTGATTTTTTTATAATTTCCCCAATATTTATATACGGCAATAATGTCACTACTTAATATTATAACAGTCAATGAAAACAGCTAACAAGTCTTTTGAAAACTTAACTTTCGCAGTTTCTCAACACCACCAAAACCTGGGAAGGCCTAAAGAATCGATTAGAGTATATCTTTAAGCATAGAACGCTTTGGAAGATACATGAATAAAAATAAAATTTATGAATATAGTGATGAGGTCGCTGATATTACCCCAAATTTTGGATAACATAAGTGACTTTTTGGGACATTCATCAGTGGTTACTATTGAAATTTACACCAGAATAAGCAATAGATAGGAATTAGAAACTATGGAAAAATAGCCCTTTCTGCAAGATAAATTACCTAATTGACAGAAAAACAAAGAGCTTTTACAATGGCTTAAGGAACCGGCAAGTAGATTAATTATGTAACCTTTTCCAATTAAAGCAGATTGATTATCAGAATTTTATCAGAAAAAGGTTACATATCCTAAAAGGTTACATAAGAGATGCTATGTCTATATAGACATAGAATCGCCTACTTTAATGTCAAAAGGATGTAGATCGAATTCATGGGTAATGTTTGTGTCATCTTGTTGCGATTCCATGGCATCTTCACCAAAAATACATCCCTTTAACGTAACGGTGGTTGTGGTCCAATCATCGGAAGCGAGAGGATTGGCAAACGAAACAATTAAATCAAATTCACCAATATCCATTAATGAACCATAGGTAGACCTCAAAAGTTGTTGTGTGGCATAATCCATTGTAATGGAAGCTTCATAGGATATATTTCCGAACCCCCGGCTGACCGGCTTTCCACCAAGGCCGTAGTTGCTTTCGATTTTACGCTTTTTTGCCCATTTTATACCAGACACACCCTCAAGGCTGGTACTTCCTTCGTCTATGCCCAAAGCTGTCGATGATAAAGTAATCATCGACCAGCTATATGCTACATTATTTATTACTGCCATATTTTTTTTATTTTGCTGTTAGAGAAAGTCCCTCTTCAACTACAATGCGTACGGCAACTCCCACAGGAACAATTACGTACGATATTTTCAGGGTGTCATTTACCAGTACGTTCTGGTTGGCGTTAATGGTCACTGCATAACCGGATATCTCCTGAGCAGATTGCATCTTGGCGAGAACTTCCCCTACCAAGGTTTTAAATGAAGAAATTTTTGATGCGGCTAAGTAACCTGTACTTGGATTTACAAGTAAAGGTGCGTTGACATACGGCAATAACGCTTCACGTACGGCACGTCGACTTTTGTTAATAGTCCGATTACGAGCTATAGTCCGATAATCCCCGTTTGAACAGGTTTGGTCTTTGGAAACATAAATACCGTTTTGACGCCCGGCATATTGAATAGGAAAAATATAACCTTTGTCATCCAGGTCATCCAAAAGAACAGGCGAAAGAGATTCATAACGGTTCAGGCTGATAAAATTCTCTTCCGCATCATCCATATTGATATCTCCGAACCCGAACTCGATTTCCTGAAAATCATCCGAGAAAAGATTGAATAACTTAACCCAGGCGATTGACTCCTGGACATTGGCACGGGCAATAGCCCCCATAACAGCACCGAGAAATCCTACCGGACAATGGGTCTTATTACGCATCTGCATCAACGATACTTGCTCGCTATGAGCTTGCCCGAAAATGCAACTAACACGACTCGACTCACAAATACAAGATGGAATTTTGTTCAGGTCAATGCGGCGGCCTTCCGTTGTATCGGCACCGGTGTTCGATGGATTGGCACACAAAATCAGGGATAAAGGCTGATTTTGGGAAGCCAACGTTTCTGCTTTCTCATTCAAGCCTTTTACCAGGTTTAAATTATACTTGCCTTCCGCACCATTTGCTTTCCATAAAGGTTGTTCTGTCCAGACTCCCAATTGATTTATTGTTCCTCCCGCAACCCGTTGCATCGTCTCAAGAGCATCCCAGGACGCTGAACAATCCGCGAGCATCACATACATCTTCCCGCTGTTGTTGGCAGACATGCGGAAGAACTCTTTAATATGATAGGCAGGTATTCCGTGCAGAAAGTTTACATCATTTTCATCTTCCTCCGTTGCGGCCACACGCTCGATAATACCGAAATCTTTTACAGCCGAAGAGAAGCTCGTGATATAAACCACGTCATTCATCTTCAGTTTTACTTCATTATTTTTCCCGTAACCGCTTGTAAACAACTCCGGCTGAAGAGATACGTCAAATAACAATCCTGTGACCTTTTCATTAGACGAAGACGATTCATAAGGAATATTACCATTAACATCGGTGATGAATACATTTCCTAAAGACATTAGTTTTTCGTTTTAGAGGGTTGATAAAAAGGATTTTTGTATAGTGTTGCTCCCTTGCGGAGCATCGCCGGAGTATCTGGAGTATAACTGCTGCCGTGATGGTCTACATAGAGACTTTCATAGTTCGGATATACTTTCAGTATTTGCTTTACTTGTTCGTCAATCACAAGAGTATCGGAAGATTCCAATGCTGTTCCTTCTTCCGGTTGGACACTTTTGATATCGGTTTCTGCTACTTTTGTTACGTTTTCACCGGTCTGTTCCGTTACTACCGGTGTATCTGGAATTATTTTTTTTGCCATAAGTCTTTTGGATTAAAAAAGGGGAACGGAGCTATTTTCTCCGCTCCCCTGGGTGAGATATTCAAAATCAGACGAAAGGTGTTATTCTGTTTTTTGGTATGCGGTATGCATGACAATCTCCGCAGGACGAACAATGTTGATGTCCATTTTCATCCTCATTTGGAAAAAGAAGAGCTCGGAATTAGCCTGCAACCGGTCAATTTTTAAAACTTCTGTGTCATTGGCGTAATCAACGCCCATCCACAGGTTACTATCCATACCGGTACTAAATTCGCCAAGAACAATCGTGTGCTCGGGAATCCCAACGATGGGGATAATCTGCTTACCTTTAAAACGATAGCGGTTCACACCTGTATTTTCCATATATTTTACCTGCTTATCGGATAAGTATTGATCATATGCATCCCATGCATCGAAGCCTATTACAAAAGCAAGGGATGCTTTCTTCCTGATCTGTTTGGGACATTTCTTCCACATGGCATACAATGCTTTTTCCACGGCGGCGCCATCAACCAGTTCGGTCGTTCCGGAGATAACACATTGTCCTCCCGCAATTGTCTGAGCGTCAGTGGAATTAGCATTATCAAGAATACGTTTGATAACTCCATCAAAATATTTTTCCTTGTTGGAGCCGATTTTTATACAACCTTCAGGTGCCGTAATCTTAGCATTAGCTTCACCGCCACGGGCAGAGGTCCAAATTGCATTGCCTATATACTCGTTTTTTTTGTCCATTAATAAACGCAACATGGTTGCCTGAATGCGCGGATCAAGTTCCCTGAAGACCAAATTGCCGTCAGGCTGGGCGAAAGCCCAGTATTTTTCGTAATCCCTGGGATTGAATTCCAGGTAAATCATAAAATCCGCAGGCTCCAGGTAACGTTCTGTAAAAACGTACTCGTTTTCTCCGTTCCCTCCTTTTGCCCCATGTACGGAAGTCGGGGTAGGTACGTTATCTTGAATAATATTCCCCAACTTGACAGCCGGAAGTGTGTACTTGTGCTGGATGCCGCTTTTGATGTGAATCAGGCCTTCTTTAAAGGTATCGTTGCCTTGCGCGGTGTAGACCAACAGATCTTCCAAAACCTCGCCATTGTAGCCATTTTGTAAAAAATTTAATGTATCAGCCATATTATCGTATGAGTTTTTCGTTAAAAAATGAATCTCAGCCGACTGGCGGATACCCCGCACGAAGCAATGTTGCTTCCGGCACAATCAATTAATGTAGGTTCCGGTTGAACCGGAGAGAATGGTCAGGACAATTTTTTAAATTCGAATTTCGAACCGATTACTTGTGTGACCTTTTCGGTCATTAGTTCCGCAACACTCTTGGTCGCTTCCAACGTTGCCTGTACATTGGTGGGGTCTGTGGCGATTTCCTTGGAAATCTGTTCACGGGCAGGGATATTGGAAAGCGTTCTTTCTACAAGATCATAATTGGTAGCAGCCATTTCTTCCCATTGAGCCATGCTTTCTAAGGTGATCTTTCCGGCTTTCTGTGCAGTAGCAACCAGCTCTTTGATACGCGCCTGACGTTCTGCCTCTTCCTTACGTTCGTATTCGCCAAGACGGGTATTGGCAGCATCCAGATCGGTTTGCATGTTCTGAATCGTTGCATCCTTACCGGCTATTACTGTTTGCGCATCTGCCAAAGATTTACTCGCTTCCTTGTATTTTGCCTCGACAGTAATCAGGTCTGAAACTCTTGACATTACATCTTTCACATCATATTGGTCCTGTAGCCCCAGGGCGGCAGCCACCGCACCATATTCAGGGGAAACTTTCTTTTCTTCGTTCATATCTGTACTATTTTCCTTTTCGTTAAGAGTAGGGGGTACAGTGGCAAAGGGTTTATTTTCTGAATTTAATGATGGAGCTTCTGCGCAAATCCGGTTCATCAGCGCTTCGATATGAGGAATATCAGCATTGGTATTTATCTCATTACGAACTTTATCACAGAGTTGCTTGGAGGTCTGAAGTACATTCTCTGCCGGAATGATCCCAGCTTTCACGGCACTCGCCGCATCAAAAAAAGTTCCGTCTTTGCCAGCTTCTCCGTTCATTATTGAGCGTATATGCTCGGCTTTCAATCCGAAACGCTTACGGTAAATGGTCTCAATCTGCTTAGTGAAGGCTAGTACCATATCTGATGGTTGCTCGTTTTCTGATTCTGGCAACATAGGATTATGTATCATTAGAATGGCATAGTCGCGCATGAGCGAACGGTTTCCGGCAGCCCAGATGATCGATCCCATTGAGGCAGCCATACCTTCAATAATACATTCCGTATCTACTTTTGAATTACGAATAGTCGAATAAGTAGACATCCCATATAGCACACTGCCACCCTCTGAATTAATCAATATCCGGATACAGGACGGGCGGATTACATTTTCCAGAAAATCAAATTCTTCATTAAAACGTGAGGTACTCTCATCGGTTATCCTTCCGAAAAATCGGATAGTCGCGATTTCATTAGTCTTTGCCTCGCCAACAACAAACTGCAAGTGATTTATATCCATACTTTTTCCTTTTCGGGAAGAATAGATACCAATAAGCTTTTAGGTTGAAAATATGGTTCAATCAAATCATAAAACCTCATTTCTTTTGTAGAGGATATAAAAAATAAATATTTGCTTGAAAATTAAGGTGATTTTGGTAACTTTGGAAATAGTGCTAAAAGAACCTAAGTTATCAGTCTATAAAGCATAACGGCTCTTTCAGATTATAACTAATGATGTGAATTTCATAGTACCTATAAAAACAGATGTTACTGACATGAAAACACGAAGAGTAATTGAGAATAAAATAGCCTTGACACTCAAAGAAATTGAAAGGAAATCTTTTATTCAAAAAATCGGGAACAGTCGCAAAGAAAAGCTAGGTTTGGCTTAAAGGAAAGCAGGTCAACATCTTAGTCGCAAAGCGAAAAAACAGCCATTGGCAAAAAAGCTCCGAAAAGTAGGGTTAAGCCATAGTTCAGGTACTAAGTCATTACCTAATCCATGACACCCCACTTTAATGCTAATAAGCTATGTTTCAACGCCTTGCGTAATTCTTCATAACTCGTGGTAACGGAAAAGTAATTACCTTTACAAACGAATATTTAGAGTTATGAAAACGAAGAGAAACCCCTGTAATGGCAATGGCACGTATCACCATTGACGATTGGTTCATTCGGGTAATTTTCCCAATTTCTCAAATACAACAATAGCTGACTTTAATTTATTTTCTCCATCCATGTCGTTTCTTTTCATTTCAAGTTTATAATGTACGAGTATAATGATACCCCCTTTTATTTTTGCTTACATGAATACCATTATCCCAATCCCGCCAAGAATAATGATGATAGCATTGATTATCATTCCGACTCTCAATCCTTTTTCACCGAATAGGTCATACAGCCATAAGAGAAAATGAAATCTGCCGTTGCGTTGTCCCGTCATGTCAAATATCCATTCCCATCGGCGAATAGCTCCGATAAGAACTAAAGTCCCCAAAACAATGAGCATTAAACCGCCACTAGTTGGTGTCAGGTTACTGAAAAAATCTTGTTCCTTTGCCATAATATGATATCTTTTAGCTTTTCTTATTTTCTATCGCTTCTCTCAGTAGGTGAATATTCTTTTTTGTGTAACCAAACGAACACGCAACACTCTTTTTATTCAAATCATTGACGCTATTCACCCATACCGTCTCTTTGTCGAACACCACAAATACCTGTTCGCCCCACGAGAGGCTCGGAAAAGAGCGGCTGGTATGTGCCGCAAAGCAATGGTTGTCGATATGATCTATGATCCAATCATTCTGTTGTGCAACCTCTGTTATCGCCTGTTGAATCTGCTCGATGGATAAGGTGGTCACTATGGGTTCAAAATTTAGTTTTTTCCGTTGGTTGCGGTAACTCACATAAGCAAGTACCAGCGGTAAAGCCCCGCACCAGAATAGCGGAAAGAACAACGTACCGTCTTCTATAACGCACACATAGAGATTGACACAAAAAAAGACAAAAGGAATCATCAATAGGAAAAGCGAAAAACCGTAGTGCGTGTATGCCCACTCGGTATTGAGGTTGAGCCGATGATACCGCAAGACAAATGCCACCAGTTCCTCGTCCGCCTCCTTACGGAATCGCAACCACAATATGGTGTAGGTTAGTAGTACATAAGCTCCGGCAATGATGAGCCACGCCCAAGTGGTGGGAGCGTCACCACTTTCTGGACGATGCATCCTGCTTCCTGCCGCTCCAATCTCTGTGTCGGGAAGATGGTAAGGAGTGCCGCCAAAGGTGAGTCCATCTACCGATACTGCGAAGTCGCCATCCGGCATTCGAGCCGCATACATAAATCGGTACTCCTCCTTGCCGTCTATTGACGAGTAACCGTTTCCTGCCCACTCCATCGGTGTGCCATTGAGCAACACTACCGGATTTTTACTGTCGGGCTGTCGGTTGCAGTGAAGTATCACCTGAAACCGTTTGCCTTGTCGTGGATGTTTGGGATGAATGGAGAGAGAGCACTCCACACCACTCATGTCTGTAATCGCAGGCTTCACCCACACACTCATCGGAGGCGTACGATACTCCTTGCCATTCACTCGAACCGTGGATAAAGGCAGTTCGTGTCTTCCCTCTGTTTGAAACCGAACGACATACTCAAAGCCGAACTCGTAAATATCGGTTAGCTCCCCATTCACCACGGCATGTCCCGAACGATGCGGAACAGCCTCTTTTACCATTTCCACAGGCGCGATGAAACGGGGCAGAAGTACCGAATCATACTGCACGGTGCAAATATACCGAAGTGACACATCTTGCCCTGTTCGAATTCCGCTCTGGGTAGTATCTACTTTCATATAATACTGCACAGAATCGGTCTGTGCTGCAATCTCATTTATACTTATCAGGTATAAGAGAAGAACGAATATAATCTTTACTTTATTCATACGTTTATAATGGTTTGGTGAGGAACAGCGTTTAGCTGTTAACTCGACCTTGTTAGCGTTAAATTGCATTTATAAACTCTACCATTTTCTTTTCAAGAAAAGAAATATCTCTGATAGCTTTTTCTGGATTTTTACTTCTATCTATCTTTCTTATCCAAGGAATAATTCCAAGACTATAAAATTTTCTTCCTTCTACTGTTAAATCACTATATTTAATTTCAGTTTCGTCATTTACAGAATCTCCATCTTTTAAAATCATTCTGGTAGTGAATTTATGGCTTTGTAAGAATTTTATCATTATTTCAAAGCGTAAATATTCTCTTTGAATGTACTCTTCTGTCAATGGTGGAGTGGATTTCATTTGCGTTAACCATCCTACTTTTGTGATTATAAAGTCTTTCTGTTCCATATGCTCATGTAGAGTTTAATGATTGCTTGTATTATTTCTTTTCATATTCAACGCTAATGTCTGGCGGGTTATTTCTTTTAGGATAATTTACCCGTTTGTTACCGATATTATTTCGCTTGCTACTATTTTTCTTTGTTGCTTATTTATATCTGAAGAGCAAAGTATGCAATTCATTGCATCTACTGCATATAGTTTTGTAGTATGCTTGGAAAGCGGTACATCTATTCTTTTTAATATAGGCTTAATCACTTCATAAATGATACTTATATCTGCATTGCTGGTGATTTCCTGCTTTCTAACAAAATCTATTATACAGTTCAATCTGCATATATATTCTTTATACTTTACATATTGACTTTCTTTTAAGATATAGTGTAGTATAATTTCACTTTGCTTTTCGTAGATTCTTGCCGCTTGCTGTATAGATTGGCACATGAAATCTTTTTCTTCTTTTGTGGCAGTTTGAAACCACAAATCATTCTTACCTAATATTTCACCTATTCGTAAGTAACAATCCTGTGGCAATAATATAGGTGAATACATCGCCCATGTATATGACAATGCCATATAAAATGAAACTGTTTTTCTTCCGTCTTGATAAAGAGAAGATGATACAATACCTGCACAGACTATCAAACCATTATCCATTTCTTTATAAAAGACTTTATTACGGTCTTTATTGTATGGTAATGGCAAATAGCCCATTGATAGCAGTTGATTATTTATAAAATCATTCTTTCCCATTTTCCTATTACACTATCGGTAATGAGATGTGGCTAATCACTCTTAAAAGAGATTTAGTCACGTGTTATCAACCTTTTTTCTTTTTATGTCGATTGCCAATAAGCAGCAATAATGTTTTCTACAATGCTATTGTTTTGCTTGGCATACAGATATAATGCACCATAGCAGAAAGGATAATTGCCTTTCAATAGTCCATCAAGTGGATAGCCGTCTTCGTCTATTTGCATATAAAAAGAATAGCCATCTTTTTCCAACTGATCATAATAGAATTTTTTATTTTGAACTAAGCGAGGTTTACCACCCAGCTTTACCAAGAAGGGTTCACTTTCGGTTTCAGTATCACAGCACTCTTTGTAAAGAATAATATCATGCTTTATAATTACTGGATGTTGTAGCTCTATTGTTATACCTTCCAATGAAACATCATGTTCAATTACCTTGATTGCACAATCGGGATACCTATCCTTATTTAGATAGATTTCCCAATCTTCAGGTAGAAAAATAGAAATCTGTCTTTGCTTATTAGGTAATATGATAGTCATATAAAAAAGATAACCCATTAAAGAAGTATCCTCTTTATCAAAACATACAGGTGGACAACCACCAATCCAACCAAAAAACGGTTTGTCTGTATTGGTGGTGGGGATTGCTTTATATAGAAAACATTTTTTCAGCTCCATATTCTTTGTTTATTGGTTGATAATGAGATTCAACTAACTGCGTTTAGCAGTTAAGCTGATTGTTAGCCACCTCTTTTATACTCTTTAGCTCTTGAATGGCAGTTAGACACATTCCTTTGATACTTTTATTTGAGGTGTGTTGATAGATTGATTGCAGACTGTTAGAGAGATTAATTTGTTGTCTGTCTGTCATAGTACCACCAATGAAATTGTCGTCAGTCTTCCTATTAGTATAATAACAATAACGCCCTATCGCCCCTGTTATATGACTGATAGTACATAAATCTCTTTTCTTCAACATGACATTACAGAATATATCCCACGCATTACTATCTCCCATGTAAGACATTATGGAAGCAGACATTTGCCTAACTATTGAGCTTGAATGATGTGAAAATTGTTTGGCAATCTCATAAGTCCGTTCCTTGTACGTTACGCAAATTTGCTGCTTTGCAAAATCTTTGCCATAACAGGAATGGTCTACATATCTTCGACACACCATGCCTAATATTGATAAATATTCCCATATTAATTTGCCTTCGCTTTCATTTAGCAAGGTTGCAATCAGCTTCTCATAGTTTTCGGATGATAGAAACCAAGCCTGCACGCCCAATGTGTCGCACGTCTTGCCAAATATTTCACTGCAAGATGCCATCTTTATGAACCTTGCACTTTTCTTTCTCTGTGCCACATCTTCAGATTGTAAACCTTCTAATGCGACATCCAATGTTTCTTTGGAGTATTTATATTTTCTCATTTCTTATTCTTATTTACGTGGTGGCTAATGGGATGTAGATAACTGACCATTAAGAAAGTTTATCTACTTGTTAGCAACTTACTTAACATTCACTTCATTCAGCCATCCTTCAAATCCTGCTTGAAGAAAACCTTTTATATTTTTATTCTTACATTTATCTATTAGGATTTTATATTGTTCTATGTCCTTTGGGGACTTTAACTTGATACTTTCAACCAAAGACGAAATTGTATTTTGTAAATCATAAAACATATTATCAGGCAAAATAGAAAGCAAGACTTCTCCCTCATGAAAGTCTATAGGCTCTTCTATTTCGTTTAAGAGATTTTGATATTCTAATACCTTATCTTCTATATTAGAATTGTCATTGTCTAAATCTTGATTAGGCATTTTTCCTAATTGCTTCAACTTTTTAAATACTTCTCTCATAATTCGTTTTTTAATTTGTTGCTAATGGTTTGGTGAGGAACAGCGTTTAGCTGTTATCTCGACCTTGTTACCAATATAATTTATAGGGAAACAGATAGCCATTTTTGTTTCCATGAAGAATATCTTTTCTTAGAATCTAAAAGCCATTTGCCTTTTTTAAATAAGAATATATATTGCTTCTTTTCTTGCATAGGCACTTCTCTGTATGTGTGAACTACAATTCTATTTTTTCCTTCTTCTACTATATCGGTTATTTTCTCTTCATCAACATCATATTCTCCACCATAAGATATAGTGTTAGGTCTGCCATACTTTCGTTCACGAGGCGTACAGTAAGTCAAGAAGATTTTTGATACCAATTCTTTTTGCTTGTTAAACTGTTCTTCAAATGAAAGCTCACTCTGCTTGTCAATATCATTACATGTCATTTCCCACTCGTGCATATTCTGCATGAATTGAAGCAATAAATTCTGTATAGTTTCTTTTATTTCTGTTTCCATATCTATTCTATATTATTGGTAACAGGTTACTAACAGCGAAACATAACAGTCCGCTGTTAGCAACTCCAAATTTTATAATGTTTCTTCCGTCAAAATATCATCCAGCGGACTTTTAATTTTACTTTTATAAGTATCTGCTATATGAACATATACCTCCGTGGTTTTAATATTGTTATGTCCCAATAGCTCTTGAACGATTTTTAAATCCGTTCCTTGCTCTATCAGGTGGGTAGCGAACGAATGTCGAAACAGGTGCGGGTACACCCGTTTTGTTATTCCGGCTTCGAGAGCAATTTCTTTCAACTTTTTCGACACGATACTTTCTGAAAACTGCACTCCCGTTTCCCGTTCAAACAGCCATGTTTCCGGATTGTACCTTTCCCTATATTCGGATAGCTTGCTGACAAGCGGCTTCGACAACAGCGTATATCTGTCTTTCTTGCCTTTCCCTTGTCGCACGTGAATCAAAGAGCGTGACACATCTATATCATCCGGTTTCAGACTTAACAATTCATTTATCCGAAGCCCGGCTGAATACAGTATTGAGTACATACAATAAAAGCGTATATCAACCGAAGCGACTGCAAGAAATGATTTTATCTCTTCTTTACTCAGCACGTCCGGCAGCGTTTTCTCCCTTTTTACCCTGTGTACCTTATAGCAACGGCGTTCTTGCCCCAATACCTTTTCATAGTAGAACTTTATGGCATTGATACGTTGGTTCTGCTGGCAGGAAGAAATATGTTTCTTTTCGATAAGGTAGAGCAGATAGGCATTTATATCTTCAGCAGAAATCATTTTCAGATTACGACCAGCAAAATGAAGTTGGAAATCCCCGAAGTAAGTTGTATATACCCGTATCGTGTGGTCGCTGTATCGCATCTGTTTCAGTTTCTCCAAGAATCCGGCAGGAAGTTCGGGGCGCACTACCTGTTTCTTTTTGGGTGCTTCTATGATTTGCGAATAATCAATGAAAGCCTGTTCTACATATCGCTCGAAGAAATCCGAAAGAACAAAGCAATCGACTGGCAGGTATGCCCTATTGTTGTCGAACAGCACGCCTTGTTCTCTCGACAGTAACAATCTTATATCATCACTACCGAATTTCACTTCTACATACTTCTTTCGCCCCCGTGTCGAAAAAACAAGCGTTATTTTCTCTTTTTCTTGATATACTTTCATAGAATAGTATCACTATAATTATATAAATTTAATTGTATATATCTATATAATAAGCAATTACATAATTCAAACAAGAAATAAGATATATAACTTGCCATAAAAATACAGTTTTATCGCTATGTAAGCAACTAAACGCAATATTTTTTTCATCTTTTCCCTTGAAATCTGTTTTATAACAGAAAACAAGCGACTTACACTTATTTTTTCTACTTTTGCGTGCAATAGTAGAAATCAACATGGAAGAACCAAAGAATAAACGCAACCGCCGTACCCGTGCCGAACTCGAAGCGGGCGTATTTGATGCTGTCCGCCAGTTGGCAAGTGAAAAAGGTCTGGCTCAAATCACCTTTACGGATATTATGCAGAGGGCAGGCATCCAAATGTCCGTTCTACTCAAAAATTACAAGAGCATAGATAGGGTGTTGGATAAGTACGCCTACATTTCCGACTACTGGCTGCACGACCTGTTCGACGAAGAACACCCCACCGATAAAGCTGGTGAAGACATACTGAAAAGCACTTTAAAATCATTGGCAGTTTATCTCTTTGACAACATAGATATGCAGAACCTGTTGGTGTGGGAGCTCGAAGCCGACAATCCCACCACCCGCCGCATCGCCCGAAGCCGTGAGAAGCATTACCGCACAGCGATAGAGGAACTAAAACATTTATTCGAGGGCACAGGTATTCCCGCTGATATCATAGCCGGACTTCTCACTGCCGGAACGTACTACCTGATACTGCACCGTCGCCGTTCTACCTTTTGGGGAGTGGACTATCAGCGCATGGAGAACCGGGAACGGCTATATGCTGCGCTCGACTATCTTTGCGAATTGGTGTTCAACGCCCTCAAAGAACATAACAAGACCATAGAGATTGCCATCAAATTCAAACAGAAAGGGATAGATGCCGCCACCATTGCCGAATGCACCGGTCTTCTCGTCAGTGTCATCGAGAAATTATAATCCCCTTACTGGAGCAAACTTTAAAAGAAGGCTTTTTTTAACTTTTGACGTTGAAGGAAAATTAGAATTTATAGGAAGTCCTATACTTGTTTATTTAACAGGCATCAAAATGAATATGTATGGTGATTTTGTAAAATTGGGTTATATAGTATTTACTGCACGTGGCTACAACAAAAAAATGAAAATAGCAAAAGAATACTATTTTAATGAAGCTCATAAGCAACTCATCCAAAGCAGTTTGCAAATATTGAATGACATAAAACAATCATATTATGTTGAAGCTAAAAAATCCTATCATTTAATTATAGAACAGATATATAGTAGTTATCTTACAGATATTCGTCCCCAAAACATGTAAGAAGTAAGCCATAATTTATATCATGTTTTAAATCAATTAAATATAGAGATGGAATGCCAAGGACACATGGAAGGAGGATTGGATAAAAACCTTATTTATTTTATTGCGGGTAGAATTAGCTCAACCTCTTCCAATTATTCTTCTGTTCCCCTGGATGTTATTGCATATTAGATTTGGGAATATTTGGTAGCTAAAAGATAATACTCATACGTAATATATAAATTTCACGTATGAGTATCAACATTCCCTGTCTTATTCCATCTTTTCTTCATCTGGAGGTATATCCGGGACTTCTTCATCTACTGGCCAGTCGTAATCACTGACATCATTATACTTGGGACTAGAATGATTACAATGTTCGTTTTCATTATGCTCTGGTGCATCCGAATGGTTAGTGAAAGGTGGCATAACCAAATATCGCTTGACCCAGTTCCGGTATCGGAAAGCAGAACTTTCCCGGAACCATATCTCATAGTCCAGCCAGTACGCTTGCAGCATATTTGTGGTTAGTGGCATATCGAAATAGGTCAGATTGCAACGCTCGCTTAAAGCCGGCTCGTAGTCTTTGGCATCTTGAATCGCTATATTTAAACGCTGAAAAACAAGAAACGGATCACATTCATGCGCCTCATCCGAGTTGTTGAGTGTATTCAATATAAACCGGACACGCATGGTTGCACGTCCTTCTCCGATGCGTTGCTGCTGCACCAAATAGCGAATATTCACAAAATGAACAAAAACAGCCGGAAAAGCCACTTCATATTCCAGATTTTCATCGCGGATAATCCGCGCAAACTGTCCGTTATCAATAGCGATAGTTCGGAATAAAGGTGGGGAATCTGGGTTGTCTGGATCTTCCCGTATGCCTTGAATGGCACGTTTTACCGCCTGGTAAACATTCACTATGGCATTTTCTGCATATTCCTCCGGTTCCGTTATGGGAGGTTCAGGAGGAACAAGCGGTTTTTCTGTTGGATTCTTGTCTTTTATCATTGTGGAAAGCCTTCAAAAATCATATCTAAAAAATTACTGTTTATATAGTCATCGATTTTCTGGTTGATACCAATAAACTGGCGGTGTACCGGTCGACGACTTGAAGATTTGTTTACGGTATAAAGCCCGAGTTTCGGGTCCGTATTATGTACTGCCGCGTAATTTGCATAACCCTTCTTGTGTTTACCTCTCTTTTTCTCCATTGGAACACTCTTCTCTGTTGTCCAAATGGAGTATTTCGCACCCTTCCGGTAAATACGGGTCCGGTCATCACGCCTTCCGGTAATATCTATACGCTCTACATCTGACTTGATCGATTTTGATAAAGTTCCGCTATCAATCATCACAGGATGCGTAAAATGCTTACCCCAACGCGAAGTCCTCGGCGCCCATTTCGTACCGCAGAAACCTCCCGAAGAAAAAGAGGAAATAAACTGTTGCTTGGAATAGTCTCCCGCGGCGGTAGCAAAATCGAAAACATTACCGGCCAATTTGCTCGCCATATGGGTAGTCCATTTACCAACCACCCATTGGCCACAAAAGTCATCTATTGTTATTTTTTCCACGATAAACCGAATTTTAGTTTTATACGTTTCCCTATCTCCTGAATACCATTCGGAATTTTATAACGGAAATAAGGATGTGCTTCTGTAAATACCCTTCCTCCGGTAGCAAGGCTTTCTGAAAATATAGGATTTACATCTGGCTTATGTTTACTTTTTTTAGAGGATAAGGCACCATACACCGAACCGAAACCGTCTGCAACCAGAAAACACCGGCACCCCCATTCCAAAGGGGGGATCAACTCTACCGGGAATTCACGCTTTAGATAGGAAACCCCTTCCCAGGATTCATGCCAGGGCCGGACGCGCTCATCACCTTGTGTCATAAAGGTGATAACCGTACCAGCATCCACCGATAACCACCAGGCCGCTATGCTTGCTGCAAATAATACGGTAGAATTTTCTTCCCTTGCATAAGTCAGATTATATCGTTCACAAACAGCTTCATATTCTTCCGTTTGACTGTCATCCAATTCTCCCGGCAATTCCTGTATCATTGCATATTCTTCCGCTACAACAAAATCGACCAGATTATCTACTGCTGCAACAAGAATGTCTCTTTGCTGTCGTTCACGATCCGTTGTAAAATCATTATAGTTCCGCAGAATATCCAAGGCACGATCCAGATCAATACGCAATCCTTGTAAAACACGGTCAATCAAAAAAGAAGCCCGAAGAGTAATAATGTCTTCCAGCATTTCTAAACTCTCAGCACTCGATTTTGCATCAACAACCATCCGGACAAAAGCTGTCCGGATTGCCTCATATTCTTGTCGGTTTGTATCCTTAATATTATCTACCGATGATGAAGTGCTAGTTGCGGCATTTACAGCTCCAAGGCTTGGGAATGGCAGCTTGCCGCCTACTTCATTCCCTTTAAAAAATTTGCCACCTTCATGCCTCGTGAATGTCCGTAACGCTTGAAATATTCTTCGTCCGACATAATGTGTCGGTCATTTGTACTGTCTCCACCAATAACCTCACCACCTGGATAAATGGTGCTGGGTATAACATTGAGTTGTTTACCAACGTTGATACCGAACTCTTTCTCTATTTCATCACTTGCAACTTCGTATTTGTCTGTGATTAAAGAGTATAGTTTGATACGATCTTCATTGTTCATCTCAATGCGGTTCGAATACTTGAACTCTAATCCCGGTTTAATATACTCCATTGACACTAAGCGAGGTATGATTTCTTCGTTCATCGTATTTTCTATGAAACGACGGTAAACCTCAATACGGTCGCGAAATACATCCTGATGTGCTTTGGTCGAACCAACATAACTCTGCATTTTACCAGCAACACTTTCACTACCAACAATCAGGTTGGAAACCTCCGCATTGGCAAAATCAATCAGCCCTGTATATATTTTCTCAGAATTACTCATCGTAAATGTCTTGATTTCAACCTCATCTTCAATTCCGGTCACGATAATTTTATTTTGCGAAGCGTTGGCTATCTCATTGGCCAATCGCTTGCGATCTGCGTTGCTTTCGGATACTGTCTTTCCATGTATGACCGGTTGTCCGTACGTGCAGCCAAAGTTCACGTAGTTGGCTAAAGTAAATTTCTTCGCCAAAATCAATGGGGTGGTGGCGGAGAATAACCCCAACTCTCCTGTATTTATGAGCACATAGTTACTTTCATAAGTCGAGGAAGTCAAGTCCCAATTCGGTAACCAAATGCCTTGGCGTTTGACCACACGCTTTTGATCAGGAAGGACGTTACGCCGTTCTATCAAATTTACCTCCACCAATTTACCCGTTTTAGGATCAAGCTCAGGCATAATCTCCAATAACGTGTAACCGTATAACTTGGCTTCTACAATTCCCTTAATAATCTTGTCAAACTGGCTTCCTTGTATCTTCTGTGTCTCTTTGACGTCTTTTATGTATTTTCCTTTTTCGTTTATCCTCGCCAACATATAACGATCCCCCAATATCTGACTCTCCAGGGTTTCAATTACTGCACGTATATGGGCGTCCTGTTGCAGACAAGCTTCATAAAGGTCTATCAAACGGGAACGGTCATCCAAGACGCAACCTAAAGCTACATCCGAACGGACAGATTTATAGCGGTTGTTGCGTTCGATTTCGATTACATATTCCTGGATAATTTTCTTGCTTGTTTTGAAAATGCTCTCCAAAAGCTCACTGTTGATTGAATTTCCACTTGTTGTTACCTCCATTTTTGATTCTTTTCAAAAAGAATAGCTGCATAAATAAAAATTGGTTGTAGGCTCCTAAAAAATATATAGAAAAATAAGTGGCTACTACTTAATTTTCAGCTAAAAAAGTCATCCTGAAATATATAGAAAACGGACAGTGAATACGGTGTAAAATAACACGTAAATACCTAATAGTCAATATACTTTCATGTGAAAAAACTTTCATTTTGTCGTTAATTTATAGTTCTTAATCAAAGAGAAAAACATATATTTGCGCACTAAATTTATTAACAGATAGCATATGAAATAGAAAAAAGTGAAATGAAAACTAAAAACCTTCAATGTCGTCTAGTGCGGTTTGGGGAATTTCCCGACCTGCTCTTTGGGAAATCACAGGAGAATCAAGTATTATACTTTAATGCTACGCATTATATCAGAAAAAAAGGAAATCCTAAAGTACATAACATCAAGGATTTCCAAATCAGTTTCCAACACTGGTTTAGTGCGGCAAAACAAGCATATGGTATTAAGCAAGAAGATATTATAATCTGTGACGAAGCAACCGGGGAAATATTAATTGATGAGTGTCTGGCTCTGCCGTTCCTTGCTTATATAGATCCCGAGTTTGGAATATATATCATGGAGCGTATATCCGATATGCTGCTACACGGTATCGTCTGTTCGGATACGTGGCTGTTGCAAGCGGTCAGGCGTAGATTTACAATAGAGGAATTAATGTCAAACTTAAAAGAGTGAGAAGATGAGAAACAGTGCTTTTAACAGACCGAAAGCAGTTCTGATCTTCAATGGTTCGCAAGCTTTAGTAGCCATTGTAAGATCACTTCACAGCGCGGCGGAAATCACCGGCGGAAATCTACAGTCCATTTCCTTCTGCTGTACTGGTAAATATGCCAGTAGCGGAGGGTTCTATTACCGTCACATCCATCCGAATGTTGAAATCGAATTATCCGATTTGGGTATGCTCCAGTTGAAAGAGTATGATAAAATGTGCGGAGAAAAACGAGTGTACTATTCTGCGAAGCAGATGGCACGCAAACGCGTATTAGTTGAACAAAAAATGAAAAAACAATCTAAAGAAAACGAAGATCATGAACAAAAGAACGACTTTTAAAATTAATGGCAAGTCTATTCGGGCCGTCTATGACCAGGAAATGAAAATTAGAATAGACCTCAGTGATTTATGTAAAATACTGAAAAGTGAAGAACTCATGCGTAATGGGGATGCTGTCAAGCTGTGCCCCACAAGTATTAAAATCGTTTTTCGCCCTAATGGAAAAGAAACGTGGGGAATAAAACCGATAGATGTACATAACCTTCTGAATACCGCACGAAAGGTGACTACTTTACCCCATTCATTCATCAAAGAAATTGAGAGATGGGCTAATCGTCTGATCGAGAGCGAAAGACCTATGGTACATAAATCAGAACCTATAGTCTTTAATTACAAGGAAGGTTTCCCGGTTACCTTCCAAATTGTGGGCGACCGTATCATGGTTAACACAACACAAATAACCAAGCAATTTGACAAACTGCCATCCGAATGGTTGCGTATAGCCGCTACCGATGCTATGCGCCACGAAATGGAAGAAAATAGCATCACGGGGACATACGACAACCAAATATTTACGACACGCGGACGAGGAAACGGTGCAACCTGGTTGGAAGGCCCATTGGCAGTCGAACTTTGTAATTGGATTGCTCCTCAAAGCGGACTAGCCGATTGGTGTGAAGAGTATATTAGAAAACTTGAAACCCAGGGAGTACCAATGTCCGCACCCAAACATCAGGTTGTGGTTCAGGTAACACAACCGCCACTACTAGATGAACCGCTGCCGGACAATCTTGAGGATGCTCTTCTTTTAATTCAGAAACTAAAGAGCAAGATTGAAGAGGATGCCCCGAAGTTAGCATTCTATGAAGAATTTATTGAAAATAGGGATTCTTTCAAGTCGACACGTATTGCAGATGAACTTAATATCTCTCCTCACCAGCTACACCGATTCTTGTTTGAAGAAGGCATATGTAAATACGAGAACAGGCGCTGGGTAGTATTACCATTGTATAGAACATGGCAATGCGATATCCCTTACGCCTGGACCAGTAGCTTGGGAAAAACATACATATTTGGTTCATCTAAGCGCTGGACGCAGTTTGGACGAGAGAGTATTATAGATTTATGGAAACAAAAACATCAGGAATCCTAGTAGAAAAGACAATGGAAAGTACATTAGAGAAAATTATCCGGAGAACCGGAAGAAAACCGATGCAGTGTAAATGCCAGATGTGCAAAGAACAATGCAAAACACCTTGCTTGGGAACACCAGATGACATCCTCCGGCTGATTCAAGCCGGGTATAAGGACAAACTAGCTCGAACCGCATGGTGCGTGGGTATGGCATTGGGGCGGATTAATTTTCCGGTTCCGATGGTGCAAGCCATTCAAACAGCATCAGGATGTGTTTTCTTTAAAGACGGATTATGTGAGTTGCATGAGAGTGGACTAAAACCGGTGGAAGGTAAACTATCTCATCATTCCATCAAACAAGAGAACTATAAATTCAACAAATCACTATCTTGGAATGTGGCGAAGGAGTGGCTTGATGAAAGCAACTGGGACACTGTTAAAATTGTTTTCCGGGAAATCAACAGATAACTGAAAACCGAGAAGTGGGAACAGACTATCGAACAGCCAGGATATAAGTTCCCATTTCTTATACTTTCAATTAGTTAAACTTGATTCAAACCAATACGCATTCGTGATTCTATTCTTTTTTCGAATAAGAAACAAAAAAAGAAATGCTTATGGAATTGAAAAGAAGGATGACAGTGGAAGAAATGAGCCAGCACATGAGTGAACATTCCTGCAAAATACCCAATCGGGTAACTGTAGGGCGTTATGCCCGGCAGCTTGGTTATCAAGTCTATAAACCGATGATTAACCGCAAAATTTGCCAGTTTTATGTAAACGAACAAATACCGGTAGATTCATCCGATAAACAGTAAATTGAAAGGAGATGCAACTGCATCTCCTTTTTTTCTCAACAAAAAAAATGATTATGACTGAAAAACAGCAAAAAACTCCCCAGACCCCATTCATAAAATGCTATCCACGTCTCTCATGTATGTTTGATGCAAGTGAGATTGTTTTCATTCTGCATATGCTGGACATTGCATATATACGCTCAAAAGGCTATAATACAGTCTGGAGCAAGGGACACCTCATGATAAGGATGAATATCCGATTAAGAACATTTGATCGATGTGTGAAGCGCATGACTGAACTGGGATTGCTTGACCGACTACCGCAGGACGGCATGTATGACTACCTTTGGAACATGACTCTCTACAACCGGCTGCTACGAATCATTTCGGCCACCCACGATATCAACCGGCTCAGAGAATTTTGCAAAAAAACATTCATTGAACAGAAAAGAAATATTCAATCAGTATCAGAAGATGAAATAAAGTTACTGGGAAATGAAGGTTGATTGGATGTTATTTTTGTGCTTCTCCCTCTATACAAAAGTGCATAGGGGGGTATGCACAAAAATGCCTATATAATAAGATAAGTAGTATAAGTAGACTAAGATATATTCTTTTTCTTAGAGAAAAAGAATCAAAAAGAACTTAGAGATATAACAGACGGCAAGCCGTCTGACAAAGTTGGAACAAAGGAAACAAACAACATCCCTTCTTCCCAGATACAAAACAAAAAACAACAAAATACTTTTTGTTCTACCACAAAATGAACCTCATCACATTTTCGGAATGCTCGCCTGGAGCTTTTGACGAAAACGTTCCGCACAATCTTTTCGGGTGAAGTAGTTGCCCGCTTTCCATCGCTTCGTATCTCTTGAACGGTATTCATCCACGCAAGGCACCACTTCAAATAAATCATTCAGGTAGTAATAATTTCCTCCCATCTCAACTCGAATCTGAACATAATCAATTGTTTTTAAATGACCGTTCCAGGCTACCCCGCATTTCTTTAATTCTTCAGCGAATATGCGACGTTCATACGTACTGATAGGCTCTACTTGGAAATCTTTTACGGCTCCGACAATTTCATGCTTTGAATATCTGGCAGGTTGATTCTCCATTTTCACACAATACATTACAAGCTGACCATTTTCATCCACTTCTTTAAATACACCTAATCCCATTTTTTCCCCAAGAAGGCTCAACCTTACCTGCTGGTTATCTTTCAAAATATAATCTGATTTGAAAATTGTCTGTTTACGCCGATTCCAGCCAAGTCCCATTTCATTCAATTTATGCTGTAGCCTAAGCTTCTCTCTCTTCGCCGCTTCACGACATTCCTCCCGTCGCAAATTTATGGGTTCTTGTGATAGATGCCCTGCCCGGTCAAGAGAAACGCTGAGTGAGATAGTCTGATAACTTGCTGTTTCAATAATACCAACTATACCGTCCCGTGGACTATATATAACCATACCACGATAAAAAGTATCTTCTTCCAACCATTTTTTAAAATCTTCCAACTTTATATCCGGCAGATCCCGGTCCTCCATATTTTTGTTAAAATCCACTTGAATACCAAGTACACTTTTGCAGTACCCCATGATGGCCATTCCATGCACTTCCTCTGTGGCTCTCACAGTTCTCAAAAAAGTTATAATTTGATTTTTTGTTTTCACAATTATATATAGTGTTTTTTCTTTTGGCAAATATACAATTATTTAGTTTTAAAAAAATCTGCTCACACCTATAAAATACTTCATTTTCTAATAGATACATAAAAAACGAACAAAAAAGTAAAATGAAAGCCTTGATTATATACTATATATCCTATAATCAAATATTTATACATAGGAATAGAACATACCATTTTAATGAATAAACAGACAAATTACATAAATGTTTCACTATTAACATCTAAGAGTAATTTATAACTTTTTGCTCAATATTAAGAAAGTGGGTACACTGCATAAACTACTGCATAAACCTGTATATTTAATTCCTCATTTTTAGTCTCTTGGCATAAAAACACACAAAAGCCTTCAAAAGGCATTTTTTTTCTTACATTCATCTTTACATTCAAAAATGAAACTTGAAATTTTGGCCCGAGGGCAAATACCCCACCCGCACCGCGCACGCGACCCACCCCACCATTTTTATTTTTATTACTCCATTGATTTATAGTTGTTTATGTGGTTTACTTTCCTACAAAGTAAACCTATTTTGTTAAACAATATCCTTTTTGCTTTCAATTTAAACCTATTTTTTAAAATATCCCCTGTTAATACCTTTTTATTCTTTCTTAATCAATATCAAATAATCTGTATATCAACGCTTTAATCATTCAGATTTCAAACTATCAATCTAATATACTCTTTAATCCGGTTCTTTTTTTCTTTTTGCCAAACAAAAAAAATTTCAAGAAAAAATCATATTTTATAATCAACTGATATTCAATACATTACGAGCTGCCTTCGCGCGTATGCGTTCCATATTGGGAAAAAGGCTGTTTTTGGTTATCCTCAAAAAAAATATTTAGAAAAAGTTTTGGAGATTAAAAAAAAGGTTTTATAATGCAGTGTTCCCAATCGGAAACGAAAAGGGAAAAACAGACAGTAAAAAATGAACTAAAAAATATACAGTAAAAAAACAGAAAGCAAAAGCCCCAAAAGGGAGAAACAAAAACGTGAGAGTGCCCTACGTAAAAATCGCACTTGTAAGGTTCGTTAAAAGGAACGATTAAAGAAGGTGTTAAATAACCACACCCCGCCCGACCGCCTACCAAAGCGGAATAAGTTGGAAACGGCTATGTACGTGTACTAAGCCGAGTGCCAGAGGTACGTTAAAAAAATTGGGAGTACCCCGAATAGCACTGAAACAATAGGGAAGTGTAAAAATAATGCCATAAGTGCGCCCAGTTGCGCCCGGAATAAAATACACAATGCGGAAAAAGCACTCCGCACGGAACTTGAGAAAAGAGTATTGCCAATGTTATACCCATAATCACCAACCGTCCACCGCCCGAATGTTAACTGCCACACTGGAAAAGGTGTGGGACGTGCCAAAGAAACGTCTTGCCGAAATGGGAGTAAGTAAGCGTTTGCCATGATGCAAAGTTTTGGGTATTTGTCATCTAACACTGCAAATATAGCATTTTTTTGCGAGCAAACTATGGGGTACGTCAAGAAAGTTGCGGAAATGAATTAAAACCCGCGCATGTAGGGTGAAATACATGGGCGGGTTATGGGCACGTGGCAAGGATTGCCACATTTCGCAGCAATGTGAGATTTCCGGTTCGATTCCGGAAGTGCTCGCAATACGCACTTTTGCGTAGTAATTAATACTTTATCATTATGGCAACAAGTAAATTAAATGCAGAACAGTTTGCAGTTTTAGTGAATGGATTGAACGGTGTAGTTCTTGTGTACAAAAGTGTAGACCGTGAAAACAACGAAAAAGAAACTGCCCAGCATTTCTTCGGTCCTGACTATGAACCAAAGGACAAATCTCAGAACGAGATTTTCCGTGTGTGGAAAAACGTAGTGATGACTTTCTGGGCGGTAAAAGCCGAAGAAATTAAGCTCCGTGAAGCTAACGACGGTATACGCTCGAAGCTCCGTGCCACAACTCCGTGCGCTATTATCTTCCGTACCGCAAATGGAGAAATGGTGAAACGCTTCGACTTGGAAGAATCCGTATGGGCAAAAATCGGACTTGTACCGACCAAAAAGGATTTTGAACGCACAGCGCGTGACTACAAAAAGACGATACATGCCGCCGCCAAAGCGTCTTTCGATGCACTTGGATTCCGTGTGGCATTACCAAGAGAATCGGAGAAATCAGTAGAACAACCTGCCGAAAATGTAGTGGAGCAACCCGTTCCACAATCTGCCGAAGTTCCGGTTGAAGTAGTAGCTGAAACAACTGCCGAAACTGCGACCGAACAAGTAACCGCAAAGGGTAAAGGTAAGGGCAAAGGTAAGAACAAGGCAACCGAACAACCGATTGCAGAACAGCCCCAAGAACAGCCTACAGAAGTGACTGCCGAAGTTATAACCGAACAACCAACGGAACAGGTTATGGAACAACAACCTGCCGCAGAAATGGAAGTAGCCGCCTAATCCATCAGAACATCCTGTGAATTGTAGGTCGTGTGCCCGCATTGTATGGTGATATACCAACATTGCGGGCTTTTCTATTTTAATAATCTTGCATATCATTGTATGCCAATGGTATGCCCTAAAACGAAGTAACCCGTGAAAGTGAAAATATTGCTATGTGCTACCGTTTCATTGCTATTGCTATGCGGTACGGCACGACATTCCCAGTCAAATATCAGTGCCCCAAGTATCACTGATGTAACCCTTATACCGCAAGGTGCATACGAACAAATCATACTGGAGCATGAAGGCATTACAGACGAAGAAATTTGCCGGATATATGCCAGTAACGTATCATACTGGAATGAGGTAGATAAAATAATGTGCGGTGATTGATTACCGTACGCCATCACGCTTCAGGGTGTGCCAAAATGGTTGGCAAACCGGGTTCGACTCCCGGACATCTACACTACAATTTTTATTCAACTTACTTCTTTGCATCGTGAGATGCTGTTCCCACCCCCATCATAACACGGATGAGCACAGTGCGGTAGGACCGCTTAAATCACACTTAACTGTGTGCTCTGTGCCCCGCTGTTATCCTGACAGGACAAGAATAGATGAAGTAAAAGGAATACACGGTAGTTTCAAAATCGCTTAAAAAATAAATTCTATAAAAATATTTGCAATGAGAAAAAAAATGAAAGAAGTACTGTTTATGTACGAAATGGGCTTTGAAAGCCTACAAGGTTGTGGTTGTATGGTTATTGATATTGTGGCAAATCATTCATACAAAAGAATGGTTCCCATCGAACGTATGGACCGAATACTTAGACTGTGCGGCATAAAACGCATTGGGAATGGATTAAGTTTTGAACTTATAAATCCAGAATACAAGAGAATAATTATTATTGGAGGTTATACCCCACATAAACACTAAGACAAAATCATAATACATATATGGTAGAAATATTCAGTACAGACCGTGCCATGAGTCTGGGCTGCTTTGTAAACTTCAAGGCAGCCAAAGGTACACTTGACGAACTTGCCTGTGCCGGAAAACTTGGTAAAAAACCGGCTGTCATGGTATGCAGTTATAAGAACGATGAACCACAACAGGAATACACTGCAACCTATTCTGGCGGAAAGTGGCGTGTGCCTAAACTTCCTAAAGTTTCCCGGGACACATCCGGAGAAAGGACCAAAAGACATCGGAAGAATCGCTTGTGCAAGGAATATACATCATCGGAAGAGATGTTTAACGAAGGTTTTCCCGACTGGATGAACCGTTCGTATCCCATACCTGCCTGCAAACAACAAGGAATGAACGTGCGAAGACGTATTCATGCCCATTGCTGATGAAATAACACCCTATGGAAACAGAAAATATACGCTATTATCCCTGCACGGATTGCGGTTGCAGGGATTACTCGGTGCATTCTGACGGAACCTATATACAAGTCATCTGCACTTGCTGTGGAAAGTTTGCCACTGAAGGTTATGGTAATTCCGCATGGGAGCTTCTCAGGAAAAAGCAAGTTCGTGAATTTCCGGATGATGATATTCTTGATTTGCTGGAATTCTGGGAAAAAGCCCTTGCCGAAGCCAGAGAGAAGAACAATACGGAAGCAATTATGGCTCATCAGAATGAAGTGAACCTTTTACAGGGCGAAATACTCCGCAGGAATATCACTGATAAAATACTGCAACGTCAGAAAGAAAGGGAGAAACGCGAAAAGGAAAAGAAACGCAGATACCAGTTTGAGAACCGGATAAAGCGATAATACAAATAAAAAGTGCATGGATTTTAATCCTTTTCACTTGATGCGTACTAATCTTAATGTGTAACAACTAATATAAACAGCTTATGGAAGGTGTAGAAATGCTGCAGAAAATCCGTGAACAACTTGCTAAGAATGGCGGTGGATGGGATTTGACTGATGATAATGGCGAACCAATAGTATATGATAATGAAAAGGATGTAAATATCCCCGATATAACGCTTAAAGATGGCAAAGAAGTGTGCGCCATTATCCCCCTTGGATATTTCTGTGATGAAACGATTGAACTAATTTATCAGGTAGTAGTGTAAATATGGGAAAACGAAATATATCATGGCATGGAAATGACGTCAATAAGGCGACCAGCTTATTTGAGTATGGTTTGCTTATGAGGTGGATGCCAAAACAACAAAGCTGGCAATGTATTTATCAATCGGCTTGTCCTCCTGGTATTGTACGATACAGTTATGGCTGGATAGTCGAAAAAACGCTCGACGAAATCTTCATGAAAGACTGGGGTGTAAAGCATCTCAAATCGTTTATGGATTTCTGTGGAAGCTGCTGGGAAGAATGGAAAGAATTTACCATGTGTCAACGCATAAATGATTTCATCAGCTATTTTGGAACTGGTGAGTTATTCAGTACAGATACCACAGGTGGGTATAGTATTAAAGAAATCTGTAAGAAGCTGCATATAAAATACGATTCCGATTATGAAAACATGTAGATTTTGGTCCACTTAAAAAGTAGAATATGAGAGAAGACTTAGGATTTGTATTACGAACCGTAGGTGCCGATTGTACTTGTGGAGGATGTACATCCAAATTTGAATTTCTTTTCGTGTTTTCCGAAGGTACAACAAATGAAGAAATTGAAGCCTTTGTGACAGACAGAAAAAAAAGGAATGAAGGTAGCAAATATGACGTAACCCGTGAAAAGTGTGTCCGAATCTGTCGGAGAAGAAATGGTTATGTATATGCGGAAGTTGTATTTAAACGTGCGGAAAGTGAAGGCACATATATGGCAGGCGGAAATTACATCTGCTCCAGTAATACCAATTTCATTGATATGATAGGACACAGCTATCCAATATCTGTTCATGACAGATTTGAGAGCTGGCAAACGTATGAACAAATGTCGATTTGATATAATCGGATATAATTTGGAAGCAACATGGAAAGTTATTATATAGATTACCTGTATCGGGAAATATCCCTAAAAGAGGAGGACATTGAAGCCGTTCCAAAAATGGGACAAGCCGATGATGTTTGCAGCATAATAGCAGACAAGAAGTATATTATACGGCAATTCAAAGATGTTTCATTTAAAACATTGAAAGATACAGTCTGCAAATTATGCGATGAACCGGAAATAAAAAGCCGCAAAGCCGCATTGATGTATCTGGTTTGGCTCGCAGCCTTGGATATAAAAGAAAAACGCTTCTTATCGCACGGTTCTCCGAAAACCAAAGTCTTTGCAGATGGTTTCGTGTGGCTGATTATCAGTAACGAACAAGCCCGGCAATTATGGAAGACAGAGGCTTTTTCTCTGTATACTCTCTACGATGATGATTCGGAAAGCATGATTGAAACAGAAGAAGATTTGGAAAATAGCATTCGCCGGGCTTCTCTTATAGGTATCGAAGTGGGCTTTCTTTCCCAATTACTAAATTCCGGTAAAATATACCCATGAGTGTCCTATATCAACAATGGATTGATTCCTTGCAATGCGCAAGGATCAAACCGCTTGCCGATAGCACCTGTTGTAAACTGCTGGCAATTCTCTATGTTTTTGGAGGTAGTAGAGAAGAATTTACTCACCATGAGAAATTTCTGGCGGATATTAGTTATGCACAGAAACGCTTGAATATATCAGGTGGAGAGATTCCGGACCAGAAGTTAATTCCTGAACTACAGAAATATATCGACGGACTTATCCCCGATGGGATTCAAGGTGAATGGAGAAAACCCCAATGGGCTTTAGCGTTGATGAGTAGATATGATATAACCCTATAAAATAATGTAACAACAAAAGCGATATGAAAATACAATATGCAAGTGACTTGCACCTGGAATTCGAAGCCAATTCCAGATACCTGCGTAAAAATCCAATTGTCCCCACGGGAGATATTCTTTTACTTGCCGGAGATATTGGCGTACTGGGAGAAGATTACATGAAGTATCCCTTCTGGGATTGGGCTGCTGAATACTTCCAGCAAACTTTGGTCGTTCCCGGAAACCATGAGTTCTACCAGAGCGAAGATCTTGCTTCATTCCATACAGGAATGATAAGAGAAATACGTCCTAATGTGAAACTATGCTATAATAGTGTAGTAACAATTGACGATGTGGATTTCTTCCTGATTACTCTTTGGGCGCATATCCGCACAGAAGATGCCTTTTATATCCGGCGTGCCCTGTCTGACTTCCATTATATAAAATATGGTGGGAAAAGACTCGAACCGGAACAATTCAACAGAGAGCATCAAAAAACGCTACAATTCCTTGATAATGCCTTAAAAAGCAGCGTCAGTTCAAAACGTGTGGTAGTATCCCACCACGTACCGACAGAATTGTGCATGTCACCAGAGTTCAAAGGCAGTACATTCAATGGTGCTTTTGTCGTAGAACTACATGATTTTATCTATGACAATCATATCGACTACTGGATATACGGGCATTCACATCGTAATATGTCGGAAGTTGATATAAATGGGACAAAAGTAATATGTAATCAACTCGGTTATATCGAAGACAACGAACAAAAGAGTTTCAATCCGTCTATTTGTTTCGACATTTAAACTGATAGAAAATATACCCAAAGGCATAGGACATAACATCTTATGTCTTTTTTATTTTTTGCCAATAACCCAGCAAATGAAAAAAGTGGGCTATTATTTAATCCTTCTTACTTAATACGCACTAACCTTAATATGTACGAACTAATAATAATATAGTATGCCATATCCTAAAGCCGGCGATACCGCCACCCTTATAGAACCTTACAGAGGTTACTATAACATAACACTGATTGAAGAAACAGACCGTGGATGGATTGTTGAAATCTGCGGCAGTGGAAAAGTGATTGAAGTCTGTGATGATGAATTTGAACTTGATTAATAATTCTGTAATATGAAGCTGCACGAGCAAATAACCTATCAGGGTTATCATATCAATATATATTATGACCCTAATCCAGAAAGCCCAAGAGAATGGGATAATCTCGGAACATTTTATACTGCACATCGCCGCTATCAACCAGAAGAGGATTTTGACAAGCACTTCGATATTGAGGATGTTTGCGAGAATGGTCGTCCCGGAACTTTCCGTGAATCCTTCCTACAGAAATACATTACTCAGAATATCTATATGTTGGATCATAGCGGGCAGACTGTTTCGACTACTTCTTTTAATGATCCGTGGGATAGCGGTTGGTTTGGGATGGTAGCGGTTAGCATTGAAAAGGTAAAGCAAGAATACGGTTGGAGAATACTTACCGCGAAACGTAGAGAGCAAATAGAAAAGTACCTGACTGGCGAAGTGGATACTTATGACATGTACCTGCGAGGTGACGTTTATGGCTTTCAGATAACACCAGAAAACGATGACAATAACGTACTTGACAGTTGTTGGGGATATTTCGGTGATGAAAATCTGAAACACATGATAACGGAATGCAAATCTATTATTGATGGTTATATATCCCAGGCAAGACAAGACAAATTGAAAGAAATAGCTGAAAAAATCCGTAAATACGGACAACAATTGTTCCTCCCGTTTCCCGATTTACAACCTAAAATAGAGTAAAAAGATGATGGACTATTTAACTGCTTATTGTAAGCGTAGAGAAAACAATCACAATGTATTAATGGCATTAGCTGAACAATTAAAAGCAAGAGGCTGTAAAGTCTATTCCACTAAATGCGAAAAAGCGAGAAATATGCGAGAGTACATTGTCGTGGAGAAAGATAGTAAACGTAATATTGTTGGTTTTGCAGAGGTGCCATACCGGTGGTATATCGGAAGTTCTTATTCTGGAAAAACATCCGGTCTTGTTGGGGAAGATACTTACGGCTTCCCGTTCACTATCGATGAAATCATTGAATCACTTGTACCAACTACTCAAAAGATAGATTGGTTTTATGTGGAGATTTAAGCTATGGAAAAACAGATTATTCCCAATCCCATTTGCCCGAAAGGTTGTGTCTATTTGAGTGACGCAACTTCATACCCCTGGAAAAACTTTCGCTTGTACATTGAGCAGTCTAAATATTATACCATCTGCAAATTGGGTAGTAAATATTACTGGTACGATAAAGATAAAGAGCTTATCCAGTTCGAAGATACTGGTGACAATATATTTGAGAGCTTCTTATTCAAATCGTATAATTTAGGCTATCCGATAAGAATCTTGGAATAGAAAATATCAATAGAACAATTAATAACAAACAACATGGATTATAAAATCAACGTAGATGGAGAACTGATAGAAGTCTCCGAATATTCAGTAAAAAGTTTCTTTGGGGAATTAGTCAGCTCCGAATCAACAAATGAACAGCGTGCTACTCTCATCGCGGAACGAAGGGCCTTAGCCAAAAAGTGCTGTGTGAATGCTGAACTTCCCTTTTATGCAGGTTTGCTCTTTGGTGGAGAACTGCAACCTAACGAATGCTTATATTTCAAATTTGGCTATGATTTGGTTTGGAATGTATCTATCAAACGTCTTGAAAATGGGCAATATGCATTATATGCTTCTAATTTGAAAAACTTGTCCGTACATGAAAAAACTTTTGCTACAAAGCAACAGGCAATCCTATTCTGTGCAAACAGATTCAATGAGGATGCCATTATTCATGATTTATATCCGGATGCCCAAGCGCTATGTGAACAGTATGCTAAGAAATTTGAACATGAGGCGAGAGAAGAAAGGTTGGCAAAACAGATTGAGCATGGAGTCAATGACTACAATTTCAGTTATAAGAAATTTGCGCAACAAATTCGTGCCATGCATCCGACGCTCCAGCAAAATTTCTTCAGACTTATTAAAGAAAGTATCCTTTTCATGGCTGACGAGAAAAGTCATTTTATCGATCCGCGCAACCAAGCGTCCCACGACATTTGCAAAGAACTATCTGCATTTCTTCAAGACAATTACATTCCACACATCTGATAAAATATGAAGAAAGTATACACACTTGAAAATCTGTTTGATAGCATCAACAACATAAGAAAAGATGTGGATGTGTATGTAGATGGACTTGATGGCATAGCGGTTTGTCCACCGATCAATTTCACTGAAGCAGGAATAAAATATTTTGAAGCTGCCATGTCATTACCAGTAAAAGGTTATTGCGTCATGGGTGAGGATAAAGATTATGAGGATTTATCTGAATATGAGGATAATGGCACAGGTGATGGAGGCCGGTTACTCCTTGCCTGGAAACTTCTTAAATCATTAGCAGGATATTGTGCCTGTTCTGATTTCGAGAAATGGTTTAAAGAATGACAAGAAAAAAGAAAGGAAATATATGATTTTAAATATTGAATGCAAGGAACCCCAAATTGTGCTGAACCTTTTACGAAATCAGTATATCAATGAGGAAGTTACATTGATAAAGAAGTATAGTTCAACTGCTGATTTTGAGATTAAACCTTCTAATGGGAATGAAGCGGTTTATTCACTGGAAGGACTCCAGGAGCTTACTCATGATATTTCAGCATATAAAATAAGAATTCGTTAATTATCTACAATGATATGTATTCCTAGCATAAGAACATGAGCTATAAGAAACAATTAGAACAACTCGAAGGCTACTTTGAGAAAAAGGACAGGCATTCTACTATAAAATATAGAAGAAGCGTTAAAAAGGGTCGGAATAAATGGATACGTCGCTCCAAACTACCCTTTGCACATAAGATCCGTAAAGGGTGGGAATATTAACAGTCAAATAAAAACAAAAATGAGATATATTATAGACTCACGCTTTTATCGTGGCTATATCGTAGCCCTCATGCACGACGATGTGCATAACGATAACGACAAGGAAGAAACATTGGAGGCTTTGCGTATCAGACATAACAATCCCAACCTGATCGCCATTACCCCCGAAAGATTGCAGGTACTGTATAAACGCTACCGGGAGTCCATTATTACTCCTTTCCTGGAAATCACAGAAGAAAGGTACAATGAGTTATTAAATTGCCTTCCTCCACTGCGTATGACCCAGTACAGTTTCTTTGCAGGGGGCGAAATATACAACGACCTTTATTTGTTCTGTTTTACAGCAAGCGGAAGGTTTTATTGTGGTGAACGCTCCATCAGACTAACTACTGACGAACTGATACAGCTTATCAACGAACACACCGGCAAATTGAAACATCACCCGGCTCTTGTTACAGGAGAACCTTATAATCAATATTTCAGGTGGTATAACCGAGAAGTGAAACGTACCCCATACTTTTTTACGGACGGTCAGCACATGAAACCTGTTTCAACTCTCAGTTCTGCTACCGGCAACAAATATGATGACAACCGTAACAGACGAGAACTGGCAAAGTATCTCCGGTCACTTAGAAGCAACTGCTATCAATATCTGACATACTATTCCCGCGAAGAAAACATCTTCGATTTTTTCGCATGGCTGGGAAAGAATAACTATACACTGGAAATACAAGGAAGCCTGTTCTATTTCGACGCGAACAGAGAATTTGCTGATTTTCATGGAAATGTATGGGAGTGCTCCGCAGTTTTCAGTTACCGCATCTACACCCGTGAAATGTTGCAGCATGTCATCAATCAGCTTAGAACCGTTAAACGTAAATACGCTTGGAAAAGAGATAAATAGAACAATGGAAAATGCAAAGAATGTGGCTCGTTTGGTTCACGATGTGCTGAACAAAAGAGAAGAGGGAATAACTAACTATGTATTCCATGAGATTGAGAAACAAACTGAGGATATAATAATTGTCAGAGTCAGCTATACATGGTCTTTACATGGACATAAAAAGCCTGTTGAAAATATACAGTGCACAATTTATAAGGAAAATGGTATATGGAAACAATTGGTTTAAAATCATAAAAACAATGGAGAAAACAACAAAGACCCCCAAGCCCTGCCACAAATGGGGAGAAGTCAGCAGAAACCGTTGGCGGTGTAGCAAATGTGGATGTAAAAAGGATAAAGTCTGCCGTCCTTATCCTGAATACCTGACAAGAGACGGACAGATCAGTCGGAAGTCGCCGGAATGTATAACTGAGAAAACAAGTATCGATAATGGAAAAATTTGAATACAAAGTTGATTTACATATCAATGTTTGGCAACGAGTAGATGTTAGTGTGAAAGCAGATACTAAGGAGGAAGCAGATGCAATGATTATCAAACTGGCAAAAGAAGCGCCTCTTTCTCTTGATAACGGTGACGAAAATATAGAAAGGAGTGTCGATGAGTACCTTTGTGATACTGAGTCACTACTTGACAGTACCACAAAAACGTCAACAGTCCAAGTGTACGATGCTGATTGCTACATATTTGAGACTAAAAATGCGCTCTATACGAACTTGAAAAAGGAAACTGCGTCATCTAAGAAAAATCATTAATACATTTAATTATGAACACTTATTATAAGTTTGCGCCAAACGTCTTCCTGGCGAAATGTGAAGAACAACATGAAAAAGGGGAAACGATCATTGTTGAAACTAAGTATGGTAAAGAGAACGAATGCATAGTGTTTAACTTGATATCTGAGAAAAACGGATGCTATTATTACTCTATTGTTAGAGCAGATGGTTTTAATGTTCAGGAATGGGCTAAAAATCGTGCTGAAAAACGTAAAGAATGGGCTTCATCGGCTGAAAAGAAAAGTACCCAATACTATAATGCCTCTCAAAAAGATGCCGACTTTCTTTCTTTGGGTGAACCGATTAAAATAGGGCATCACAGTGAAAAACGACACAGAAAGATCATCGAACAGGCTAATAACAATATGGGCAAATGCGTAGAATTCAGCGAAAAAGCAGAAGAGCATGGAAGAGTTGCCCAATATTGGGAAGAACGTGCAAAAATTATCAACTTGTCCATGCCTGAAAGCATTGACTTTTACGAGCATAAGCTGGGACTTGCCAAGGAGTACCATGCCGGTTTAAAATCAGGCAAGTATCCACGTGAACATTCTTTCTCCCTGCCATATGCAAAAAAGGCAGTGAATGAAGCACAAAAGAATTATGACCTTGCAAAAAAGCTGTGGGGTGATATTTAATCAGGTAGCCTTCGGCTATCATAAAGTTACCCCAAGCTATTAAATTAAAACAAGAAAGAACAATATGAGAAATCAAATTGGAATTATGGAAACAAAAGAAATTTTGCATCAATGTACTGTAGAAGGCAATATCGTAAAATTGCCTGGTATCCAATTGGAACGTAAGGAATATATTGAAGTAAAAAAGCATCTTGAGCTAATCGGCGGTAAATGGAAAGGGGGTAAAGTCCAAGGCTTTGTTTTTGAAACTAATCCTTCTGATTTGTTAGCACAAATATCTAATGGTGAAAAACGTAACTTGAAAAAAGAATTTCAATTCTTTGAAACTCCTGATTTTTTAGCGGATCGGCTGGTTGAACTTGCAGAGATAAAGGACAAGGATGTTGTTCTGGAACCAAGTGCCGGACGTGGAGCTATCGTAGAGGCTATTCACCGTAAGTTTCCCACTATGAATGTTTTCGGTTATGAATTGATGGATATTAACCAAACGTTCCTCACAAAACTCAACCACTTTAAACTGCTTGGTTCTGACTTCCTGAAGGAGTGCAACACTGATTTCGATATTATAATTGCCAATCCTCCATTCTCCAAAAATCAGGACATAGCCCATGTGATGAAAATGTTTAGTCACTTAAAACGAGGAGGCCGGTTGGTTTCAATCATCTCTCCACATTATGAGTTTGCAAGCGGCAAAAAAGAAGCTACTTTTCGCAAGTGGTTAGAGGAAGTGGAGGCTGACGTTCACCCTGTTGATACTGGCACATTTAAGGATAGTGGAACGATGATTGAAAGTAGAATTATTGTAGTACAGAATTAACGAACGTATAACAGAATAAAAATGAATAGAAACCTGTTAGAAGATTTGCATCAATATTTTGAACAAAAAGAAAATAAAAATGAAGAAGAATACAGATTCCTAAATGAATTAATTGGTGAGTTACCGTACTTTGATATCACAGCGGTATCTCGTGAAGACTTGGAATCAAAAGGTTTTGATACTTCAAATATTGATGATTCAGATATGGAAACACTTGCTCGTAAAATGGGTGATGATTACTGTGAGCAACTATACTGGACAAGTATGGAGATTATTGCTGAAGACTACTTAGAGATACCTAAACATATTTGTCCCAAATGTGGTAAGAAAGCTTGTTCACATGATGGTAGTTCTAAACGCAGTATTTGTGGCAGATGTGCTCACGAATGGACACTTTCCAAACCAACCTGAGACTATTAACGTAAAACAATATAAGTATGAATGAAATTGATGATATCAAAGAACGGGTTAAAAAAGTATCCGAATCTTTATCCAACTTTATGGAGACAGGGCATCTTGCTGATAATATCAGCCATTTGACTACAAGTGCAAGTATTTTAAAGTTACTTGCAAAACGACTCGGTAAAATAAGAAGAAATAATCATAACGATTAAAAGACACCAGAATATGACACCAGAAGAAGTCATCAAAGAACTCAGTGATTGGGCAAATGCCTCACACGCTTATTTATGCAATCGTGAGGGGTATCCACGGGGCTATAGAAATGGAATTGAACAAGCAAAAATTATAGTGCTTGGAATACTCTCACAAATGAGTGTCAAACATAACAAATTGAAACAGAAAGAAAATAACATGAGCGTAAATTTATATACAGGAAAAGTGTATCAAGTTAAACTTTCAGAAGTTCTTGTATACGGCATTGATTCCAAAGAAGCAATGTATGACTTATTTCAGGAATTTGAAATCTCCCACAATGCGGATGACGAGTTCGATGAAGAGTATGAATTAGAGCGTTCCGAACTACAACGCTTCCGGAACGAGATTGTAAACCATACCGAATATTTCCAGGAACGTGCCGAATATTTTGCTGAAAAGTTGAAAGCTATGAATCTTACCGAAGAGCAATTCATTCGTGTACTAGACAGGCTTATCAATGAAAGCGACCAGACAAACGATTTTGTTTTACTCACATGGTTCTAACTCTTATATAATATGGCACATCCGATTACCTACCTTCTTCCTTCTTGTTGGGCGTGTGCCCTAATTAACGGGGATTACACAGGATTAACCGAAGAAGATAAAAAAGAAATTGAGGATTTTCTGAAAACCGCAGAGGGCAGTCCCGTTTCTATCGATTTTGAAACCGAAGGATTTTACCATTACAACGATGCCGGCACATTGCCTGGCAATTGTGCTGAGTTTACCTTTTTAATTGACGAATAATCATGGATAAAATCATAATAGAACAAACAGCAGGAATGTGGCTTTTCATAATAAAATTCCACAATGTAACGAATGCAGTTATCTGCAATGAATCCGGTTTTAAGGAAACCCTGGAACGCTTTGATAAAAATAAGAGTATCGAATCAATCAAATACCTGTCAGAGGAAAAATGGCTTAAAATGTCCAAAGAGAAAATTCGTCAGCATTTCTCATGGGACACAGAAACCAATCTGTTCCTGGCACAACATTATTACTTCAAATGTTCACCGACGAGAAAACGCAAAACATAATACATGCCGGACTAAATTCCAGCGTGTCCCACGGAACCATGCGAAGGCAGGATTTAATTCCGTCGCTCATGGATATTATCCAAGAGACACCGGAATATGTACAACTGATGCACATCATTCCCTGCTATGCCTCAGAAAACGAGAATGCCGAATGGTGGGACAGTGAAGATGCAATTCACCTATTAGAATCGCTCTTCGATACTCTTAATGATTACGCCCCTGAAGGTTACTATTTTGGTGCCCATCTGGGTGGCAAATCGGATTACGGATTTTGGAAAATAACAGATTAAAAACAAGTACAATGAATAAAATAACCAATACATTCAAAGAACTATTATTATTGTCATCGGGCAAGTCCATAGGAAACATTCGTCCTTACCGCTTGAAATCATCTCCCAATTTCTTCGCCGGGTTTGAGCAACTGACATCAGAAGAGGCCCGACGTGAAGGGATTACCATTCCCGATAATCACAGACAAGAAGATCCGGTTTATATCATGCGTATCGGCCCCGCTATTTTCCGTGATTGGATTCCAGCATGGATGTTTGAACCCGTCTTTGAACCCGTCCCCGAAAAAACGGAGAAGGATACGATATATGCCCTCACAGAAGAAATACAGTCTCACTTTGACAGTCAAACGGACCTCAATAAAAAAGCTTATGCCTTATCGGTAGAACTGATAAAGAAATGTGGTGGTAGCATCCACGATGTAACGGACGATGGGCGTGATCCGTCAACCTACATTCCGCTTGTCGATGTGGACCCTGTGCTGCTCATTATCACCGAAGCCTCCTTGAATGGGTCAGAACAAATTGTATTGAATGGTCATGGCTATTACAGCAGCATAGAGTATGAATGGACTTGCTATGACACAAACCAGGGAATGGACATCCTGAATTTCGTCCTGTTGTATTATAAAGAACAAGAACAATAATGAGAACAAAACATATTTTACACACAATTCGTGAAGAAAAGAACAAGGGTTACAAGCATCTCTACAGAGTCCGTCGTACCCTTATGAAGACGTTAAAAGAATACCTCAGACAAAAATACGGACGGAAAGTATGCTTCATCCTTCCGGTGGGCGATCCGCTTGGTGATCTGTTGGACGAAAGAAACTTCTATCCTTCCTCTGTTACCGTTTATGACAAACATGGTTATGCCGCTTGTAGCGCCGCCGTTTCGATGGAACTCACACCAGAAGGAAAAATCAAAATTATGACCGATGAATCGGGAAACATCCAGGACGCTGAAGAATACCTGTCATACGATGACCTGCTCGTTCTTTGCAGTACAATAGAGGGATACGAACATCTGCTACCTACTCTCCGAAGGGAAATGACAGAAAGTGGGGAATGGAAAGACCATGCTCTTAGGCTTCTTTCGGAATGGTTTCCCAAAGCCGATACAGGGATTCTTGAAGACTTCATCCGTGAACATTGGGAAAAACTGCAACCAGATGATTATAACCTGCAACTTTTTAAACAATTCAGCCACTCGGAATATGGAAAAAATATTTAACGAACAGTACGCACATACCGGTAGCCAGATAGTTCATTGGACGAATGCAAAGGCACGTGAGGAATGTAGGACAGAAACAGCTAAAGCGACTCCAAAGTTGCTGGACGATATTCAGGAAATTGAAAAAGCAGTAAAAAGAGGACTAGAAATAAACAAAAAAGTTTGGGAACCGGGAATGAAGCTACAAGCAATGTTCCAGTGTTTGTACCAGGTATTACGCCTCAATGTTTCTGTTTACCGGAATGTCAAGGAAATAGAGAGGAACTTCATCAGTCCCTACGTGATAGAACATCCGGTCGATGATAGGATGACGTTTGAAAAAGTAAAGGAGGAATACCATGAGAGTGACGTGTGTATGGGTGAAACGCTGCTTTCTATCCCGGCTACAGGACTTTCCGTGGAAGAAGCCTTCGAGCTTGCCATAGAGGCAAAGAAATGGGCTGACGGCGACAAGTTCTATCGTGTAATTAACGATAACGAACCGGAGGAACTGTGATGGAAAACCTACTTAATCCCCACACGTATTGCACTGACCCCGACACTCTCCAGTTCTGTCTTCCTCTTTCGGATACGGAATTCTGGTACTGTCAGGTCAATGACTTCTCAGAAAGGCTCTTCGGGGATGCTGATACAATGGAAAGGTTCATATACGACCTGTTGTGCGACTATCCAAATGCTCTGCATGACCTTACTGCAAAAGTTTCTGAAGTAAAAGCATTTGCTACCGACCGTCGGTTATGGAATACGGCCTATATTGACGTGACGGATTTTTCGCATGAGGAACAACTGGAACTCCTAAGCGGCTATGGGCTGAAGTGGGATAGCTTCAATAGTGACACCGACAGGAATCAGATTATCTGCGAATGTTATTTTGAAGAAAATATCTGTGACTTTGACAACGGATGAGAAAGTTTTGGGCTATTATTTATAAAGATATGACGAAATTATGGCAGATAAAATATTGCAGATGTTTTTCGACATCGATAGATGGACGAAAGCTGTTGAGAAAGGTGTAGGTAAGGATATCAGGAAAGACCAGCTTATTTTGCTGACTGACGAAAACACCAGATTGAACATGGCAAGCGCTATGCTGAAAGGGAAGTACGAAATAGCACCTCCGCATACAGCACAGGTACCAAAAGAAAATGGTGAGTATCGCACTGTCTACATAAACGAGCCTATTGACCGGGTGATTTTAAGTATTGCTAATGACTTGTTATTCGATCTCATGCCGGAGATGATTCACGAGTCATGCAAATCCTACCAAATAGGAATTTCCTGTGGTAAGGTCGTTACCGAAGTCAGTCATAAAATGGTGACTATCGAAAAGGATGGATATTTAGGATGGAAATCTGATCTCAGCAAGTATTTCGACAGTGTACCTCTCCGCTACATCGACGAGGCGTTCGACAAGGTAGAAGCGCAACATGGTCATTCCACCCTTATCGACGTGTTACGGAAATACTACCACTGCGATTTGTATTTCGATGACAATAACGAACTACGGAGCTGTTACCAGTCGCTAAAACAGGGATGCTCCGTGGCGAGCTGGCTAGCGGACGTACTGCTCTACGACCTTGACGAGGAACTCTCTCGGATGGACGGTTACTATGTCCGCTATTCGGACGACATGCTCTTCATCGGAAAAGACTACGAGCAAGCCATGAGCGTGCTCCAAAACCGGTTGGAAGAGAAAGCCATGGAGCTAAACCCGAAGAAAGTGGAATATCTGACTGACTGTAACTGGTTCAAGTTTCTGGGATTTAGCATCAAGGGTAACATGATTTCGCTATCTTCCAGCCGTATCAAGACATTCCAAAGTGAAATAGAAAAGCGGACAATCCGCCAACCGGGTGTAACCTTGACTAAAGCCGTCAACTCCGTGAACCGCTATCTCTACAAAGGTAATGCCGAGTTTAGCTGGGCAACCCAAATCCTTCCCGTATGCAACGTGCCGAAAGACCTCGACGAATTGAATAAATTCGTGATGGATTGCCTGAGAGCCATTGAGACCGGGAAACGTAAAGTTGGTGGTTTGGGATATGTCAGAACCAAGAGTGACGGTTGCATCGTCCGGGGCAAAGGACGCAACGTGAAAGCAAACCGCAGCAAGACCGCCAGCAATATTCCGGGGTATCTAACGCTTGGCTGCTTGCGAAATGCCCTGTTGACGAGCCGGGCTGTATATAATACTTTGGTCGCATCATTATAGATTACACCGAGCACACGGTGAACGAGTGAAGGACAGGAATTTAATGTTACAGGTTTGTATACCAGAACCTGAACGATCTTCACCGGCTTAATCATCCGGTGAAGATCGAACGGTTCTGGTTCATCCCGTAATGTATCGAAAGACTAAAGGAATGTGCCGTCTGCCTGACACCCGTACTGAAACACATCAGTAAATGTGAAGTTCAAGAAATAAGAATTAAGATACCCGCACTAAATCCAGCCCCTACAGAGTCTTGAAGGCTGGGAATGCTCCGCCTTCAGACTCCTCTGGGGCTGGAACCATGCGGGTAACATCAAGAGTATAAAGCAATGTGTCAGTATTTTGAGAACTTTATCTTTAGCACAAAAGCGTGATTCAAGAAATAATATTTAGTGTACCGAGGTCGATAAGCCCCTCGGCGCCGTCGGAACTCTCTACGGAGCACTCCGACGGCGCCGCTTTCGGCTTACAGCCACGGTATACATCAAAGAAGTAGAGGAATGTGCCAGTATTCTGAGAATCACGAAAAAAAAACTCAGCACAGGGTAAAAAAAGTCAAGATTAGGGCTTTAATGGTCCAGCTCTACAACTACTGGGGACCGACTCCAAAGACATCCTAGCAGATGTCGTATTGTCGTGGGCCGCCAGTAGGACGGCTGGGCATATCGAATTTATAAAGTAATGTGCTCCCCTAAATGAGACTAAATGGTAACGCAACCGATATTACACAAGGAATTAAGAATTTAACACACAGTATTTCACCAGGTCCTGAACCCGGTTAATACCTGGTTCAGGACCTCTGCATACTGCGTCTATCAGAATCTTAAAGCAATGCGTCAATGATTTGAGTGTATTTAAATTAATAAACAAAAAAACATGGATAATATCTACCAAAAGGCAATCCAAGCTGTTCGAAATGGTGCCAAGTTCAGGGTTGATTTTTCCTCTCGGAGCCTGAAATTGGACGACAAATATATTATACAAGATGGTAAATATGAAGGCGATTTAGGCGTGCCGGAGTGCGGCGAAAAGGAATTCCTCACGAATGTGGAAGAGTTGTATTGCCGTTACAAGTATTCCGTTCCCTCCGAGCGGAGTGAAAGCAAATCACGACTGTATTTCAAGGCATTGCCTGAAAAGGAACTCAGTGATGATGCCATGCTGTACGGTGAGCATAGAGACAGTGCCCAAATTGAGCTGGAATTATACATACTCTGTCAAATATTGAGCGGATTTAGTTGGAATCCGGAATATATGGGTAAATGGTTCTGGCAAAGTGATGTGGATAAAGACTTGGTAATACTTAAAAATTGGATAGAGTCCTGACAACAATTAACCATTTAACAGTAAAATATGAGCAATAAGAAAAAAGAAACAAAACTTTTGTGCCCCAAATGTGGCACTGAATTCGCAATTCCTAAAAAAGAATTCACCACTGTAGCCACGGTTATCGGCAAAAATTCAGGTTTGGGTACAGTCTGCCCGGTAGTTGTCGATCAGGATATGCCAGCCAAACCCGCTAAAACAGCGCAGGAACGCATCGAGGCATTACGCAATGCCGGTGTGGATGTAAGCTGTTTGTTCGCCATGCAAGGTGCTGAAGGTGGAGATTATGTCGTCTCTAACAAAAACGGCAACCTCGCCGTATTGGACGACAACGATCCTATTTTCGAACAAATCATCACCCAGGGTACGGTTCCCAATCGTCGTTTGTTTCGTCGCTGGGTCATGGCTCAAATGTTCCACATGATGACTTATACACCTCACTGTTCCAAAGAACCGTTGGGAGTTACGTCAATGATCCATCGTTTAGGTTATGAATATCAATGGAAGATGCTGATGAACGAATTGTATGCCCAAATGAAGATGGAAGGCCGCGATCTTGAGAACTTCATCGACCGTAATCGTTGGTTTAATACGAAAGTAGTGGCAAATATGGCGGAAGACTATATAAAGAAGTTGAAGGAACGTGTTGATACCCAAAGGGAAAGAAAATGCAAGGGCATTCCCTATAAACGTATCTCGGGGCGTAACATTTTCGTGTCAGACCTGAACGCCAAATTGTATAAACCGCTAAACTTGGCAGCAGCGCGTATCAGACACGCGAAAGATGCCGCCCAGCTCTACACTTACACCCGAAATTTCAATGCCGCACGTATCAAGATGGCATCGGATACTCCTCAAAGCAGTGATTGGGTGAATGCTTTCAAGGGGTCTGGGGCATTTTTCACGATGCAGAATTTGATTCGCTTTCAAAACTGCGTGGCTGTTGATGATACCGGAAAACAATTGGACAAATATCAGTCGCTTGTCTTTCTTTCTGCCAAAGCGGAAAGCTACAAGAATGGTGAAGGATGGCGTCTGCTGGCAGCCCTGAAAAAGATGTTGAGTGATAATAATATCAATATCAAAAAGAAGATGTCGGAATGGCGTAAGAATAAAAAGTAAATCATTTCACTGTCTGGCAGACATGATGTGACGGACCAATAGAATTCAGATCGTCTTCTTCAACGAGACTGGAGGCGCCTGCCGATAAGCTGGCGCCTCCCGGTTCTTTCAGAAGACCATGCATCAAATAAGTAAAGACATGTCCCGATTGATAGTCACATCTTTTTAATACACAATGATTATTTATGAAACAATTTTAGCAGAATGTATGAGTAAAGAACAGAAAAAACGTAGAGCGAATTTGCTCTATCAATTACGTCAGAAAGGTATCCGTTGTGCTACAAGGTGTTACACCATCTTTTACCCCTACGGCAAAGACCCTGACGAAATAACTGAGATACGTAATCTTAGGAGTGAATTTAATTTTACCGTTCAATTTGAAATTCCCCAAGCATGAAAGAAGAAATACATTTTAGCTTTATGGGTAATGGCATCATCGTTTATGATGCCGCACGTACTCGTAACGGTGACTATTTAACAGTCGCCCACATTGATTACAACCGCACTGTTAAATATTACGGAAAAGTTTCTCAAGAAGCAAAGAATCGTATAGAAAACTTTGCCAAATACGAAAACAGTCATCCTGTCAGTCAGCCCCAAATGCTTGCGTTATGTCCCATTAATTCCGCATTTATGTCACCGGAGGAGAAAGATAGCTACTTGCGCAACCATGATTGTAGCGCGGATGGCATTAGCCGCTTTATCTCCGAGATATGGGATGATACGAAAACGCCTCCGGAAAATCTCACCATTTTTCGGCAATGGTGGAACAACGATACTATAAATGAATATCTCTAATAATTATGGAAACATCAAACGGATTAAAATTTGAATTGCTTAAAGAAATTGACCCTACATGGGAGAATTATGATAAAACCGTGGCTCAGTGCCATTTAAAAAATGTCGGGGTTATAATTGTAGACACTGAATATCATAATCCTATTGATAACGAATATGATTTGGACGAAATATACCAGATTTTAGAGGCAAAAAAATCAGAACTCTCTGAAAATCTTTAATAACAATCACGAAAAAAGAAGAAAAGTATGAAAACAAGATCCTTTCAGGAAATCTATGATTTCTGCCAATTAGATTTGACTTATCAGTCATATTTCCAGATACCCAATGATTTGTATTGCCCCCCTGCCCAAATAAATTACTATTATGGGGCAGTAAGGAGCGGCCAATCACGTGCTGGAACATTCATCTATTGTCAGTCCCAACAGCAACTCGAAAGGTTTTTGGAAGGAGCTAAAGACCGTTTTCATATCCATATTGACCCTTTAACTTATAAGGTGGTAGATTTCCAGACATTTCTAGGACATACTGTGTATATCGTAGCCAGCATTGAAGAAAAAGGAGTACGCATAAGGTTCAACCATCCCTTCGTTACGTGTTGGCAGATGGACGATATATACTTCACCCCACGTTCACATAGACCTTTTAATGCAAATGGTCTGATTGCCGAAGTACGCACTTATATCGAGAAACATCTTTTGTTTCCTCCCGGTAGATACCATGACTTGCAGTTGGAACATCAGATTCCAAAAGAATTGTTTCCTGGCTGGTACAAACAGTATAAAAAAGAACAACACATACAGGCAGAATATGAACATTGGCAAATGGTTGATATGTATCGACACAAGGATAACATCGGCTTTGAAGATGCCTATAATCTTCTCGCCGCATCCGGTATGTTCTTCGATTTCAATTGCGATGAATTTGAACGTGAAGAATTAACAGAGCAATTTGTCCAAGTATGTAATAGTTAAGTAAATACGAATAACCTCAATAATAGATGAATATGGAAAAGAAAAATTTGTGGGATAAAATCTCCATCCATCTGAAAAATATGAAGTGGCTCGACCGCAACAATGAAATCTGTATGATATTCTGGAAAAAGCCGCAGGTCAATGTAGACAAAGTAATCAACAGGTATTATAACGTCGAATATAATGTTCGGGAATGGTTGAATAGTCTTTCTCCTGAAATACAGCAGAATATCCTCAACTACTACAGACGGCAGTTCGTTAAAAAACCGTCCTCTATTGAAATAGAAGAAAAGCCTGCTCCACCGGAAACAAGAAAAGAAAAGCGTTTTATAGTTTCCAGCTACGGAGTCTTGTTCGAGGTTAAAGTTCTTGCAGATCATTTCGACCAGTTTCTCCTGAACTTTATAGAAGAGGGTTTGCAAGGAGGCTCCGGGCTTTTTGAGGAAATAGCCAACAGTCAATGTGCATCCAATATGGAGGGTGACTTTTCTGATGAATGTTTCCAATTCTATGAAAAAGAAAAAGGTGTTAGAAATTTCGTTGACGAATATAATTTGTCCGCCACGTATAAGGCTATCGACTTCGAAAAAGATGTCTGCCCCTGGCTGAAAGTGACCTTTATCAGTGATTACAAGGAAAAAGAAGTATACCGTAGCATAGTCTATCAACAACAAACCTTTATTACTCGCTTGGTGGATTGCGGTGAACACGGAACGGTAATGGTCGCAAAAAACGACTTGTGGGAAGCCATCAGGGAAGGTTGCTTGAACTGTGATGATGAAGCTATTGAGATTGACGAAACAATCTGTTACTACTGCGATAATGCAGAATTTCTCTATGCCGACAAAGTACTTGAAAATATAATATATGAATAACTGTATGCATGAAGCGGAACAATATTTACGCAATCCGGTTAACCCTCCCTCGTTGTATGTGATAATCGGAGGGAAACGCCGAAAGCTGTTCATCAACCGGGATGTGGGGAAAATCGGAATCCTTGCGCCACGCAAAAAACGAAACGGGTACGTGTTCAATGCATGGGATTCCATCGAGAAAATATGCAATCCTACACGGAAAAAAGTAATCAGCGTAGAAGACAGACAACGCAAGTTAATACTCAAGTATCAAAAGTTGGCCGCCAAAGCTTCCTTTTCAAATATATATACCCGAAGTATTGTAAATGCTGACTCGGCAAAAAGTCTCTTCGAAAACGGTATCACATCCGGAACAAGAATCGATGGGCAGGTCATATCCTTGGAGGCAATCCGTAAATGGTGTGGGGAATCCTATTATCAACAATTCAAAGACGCCCTCAAAGAAAAGAAACCTTTCAACTCCTGTCGCTTTAACTTTCGTGGTTATGATGGAAGGCTTTGGATAGCAACCTATACGAGCAATGATGGAATCAACGAAATCAATGCCGGTTTCAGTAAGGAATACCGGAATTGTGGAAATGGATACTATTATCTACTTATTAACGATGACAATTTTATAGGATACGATATTGACTGATTATGGAAAACGAAAAGCAACCAATAGAAATCAAGGTACGCCTGCACCACATTAACTCCGGTCAATGTATGGAGGTGTGGCAAGTACAGACAGAAAAAGGTGAGCCCCACCGTTATCTCAGCCGTGATGACGGATTTGGGGTTCACGAGTGGTTAACGCTCGCAGATGCTCCATACGGATGTTGTGAACGGGATTGTCATTTGAAAGATAATATCACACTTATCATTTGTGATAAAAATTGGAACGAGCTATTACGCGACCATGCCGATAGAAAGCGATTTCCAGAAAGTTTCCCTTCACTAGATGAAGTATGCAATGAAGCATGGGGCAAAGTCTTGAAAGATCTTCCGCATGTAACACGTATAGGATATGAAGATTGGATAACCAAACAGGCAATGCGTCCTCTCGGACAAAATGAAGAATGGGACTGGATAAACCATGATCATAAAACAGCCAAGACTGAAGTGCTCTCGCGCTTCACATGGATCGGTGAAGAATATGGCATATTCCGTCTCACTAAAAAACATACGAAGTGTGACGCTTGCTGGCACGAATATTACGCTGGGAAAATACATCGGGAAGAATATAGAGGTTATGTCCACTTCTTCGCTTATGAATATCACCAACGGCATATCTGTGAAATCCTCTCGATACTTGGCAAAAGATGTAACGATATGGATAACAGCTTTGTTGAAACACATCAGGACGAATGTGGACATGCTACATCCTATTTCATGGACGAATTTATAGGCCATAACCTCACATACCAACAATTACGGGACGCTAAAGAATCCCGGTTCAGAAAAGCGTGTGATGATTATAAAGAAGCGAATGCCTATTATTACAAATTAAAAAATAACGAAAATAGCACCCGTGGTATTGAAGCGGAACTATACTTTATACGAAAACAAATAAAAGAAGCAATAAAATGAAGAATAACGAACAGACAATCGACTTCCCATTGGGTCAGAATGCTCTTTATCAAAAAATGATAAATCACTTGGCCCCACTTTACTTTCCGACTATACTGGATGAAGACAGTATTAACGAACTTGCCGACAATGAATTTTGCCGTGTAAGAGAAATTATTTGTAGAAAATACATGTTTAATGAGGATAAACACATCGAAGAGAATGGTGGCACATCCCCCTTCGACCTTGTTCGCGATGACGTAGAGCATGAAGTCTATGCCCGTATCCGAAAAGACACAGATTACATTAATCTTACCAGTATGCGTGAACGATATATTCAAACGATCCGTTCAGCAGTAGAGAAGCAAAACAACATTATTGGCACTTTCTATCAAAATAAGGGAGTACACTTTCGTAATGTTCAGGATGCACCGAAATATAAAACTACACTGATTGTTGTCATTCATAATCCGGCATTTTTCACTTATGGAAGTTATGAAGCCGACACAGTTTATGAACTATTCATTGACGATAAAGGGCAACTTCTTTGTGCCCTGAATGGGGAAGCAGGTGAATACATTGACGAACCTATCGAACACGTACAAATTGAAGGTCTGGTCGAAATCACCCACTGGCTGGCTGAACAAGGTTTTATCACATACAGTCCTATCCTTTGATACACAAAAGAAAGAAAATATGATATATACCCTTCTACAAGATATACGTCAATATCTGTCAGCAAAGCAAATACTGACAGAAGAAGAACAAAAAATATTCGCACAGTTGAATAAATCCCTTTCCGTAATCATCAAAAATGATGATTCGGAACTACTTACATCCAACGAGATCTTGGTACGTATCGGTCGGGCAACCAAACATCCGGTTCTGGTTTGCTATAATGGTGACGGCACATGTTTCTCTCTCCACAATAAAACAATTGAGGAAGATGGATTAGAAATCGAACAGTGGTTACAAGTACAAGGCAAAATGCGCGTTGGTAGCCGTAAATTGCTTGAAGCTGTAGCCGACATCGCCTACAATGCAGGCGTACAACAGCTTTTTGACGGACAAGATTCCCGTGAAGTTATCATGAATCTCATTGATTGGGCAAGAGAATTTGAAAGCATTCACGCAGAAACCAATTGGGATGAAAAAGATTATATGATGGAAATAGAAAGTTTCTATAAAGATAAGACAAAGAAAGAATACCCCAAAGAGCTACATGCCTTTACAGATTTCGGAGATTGGGTCAAATGCAACAATTGTGATAAAACCATGCTTCTCCCTGTTGGCTCAGAGGTATGTCCTTGTTGCCACACCGAAGGCTGTTTGACATGGGTAAATGACGAACACCAGGAAGCTTTCTCTAAAGACTTGAAATCGAAATATCGCATAATTTCTGAAGATGAGATTTCTCCGGAAGAGTATCTGACACAGAACACACTCAGGGAAGAACAATAGGCGGTAGTTTTTCAACAAGAATTCTGCCAGATTACTGGAATCAACTTACAAACCATAAAAAAATCAAAGCAATGAAGATATCAGATAAACCTACGGAATATATTTTAATTAAAGCAAGCACAGACAGTGAGTGGGACTGCTGTGATTTCGCACTTATTTATCTATCAGAAAAATGGAAGAAGCTGCAAGCCGAAAGACTTGAGGTGGTAAAGCCTTTTGTGGATAACTACAGTTTTAGTTCCCTGAATTTTTATGACTCCTCCGTAGACTTCTTCCAAACGGGAGACGAAGAAGAACCCGACATGGAAGAGTTGCTGGCAGACAAAGACTGGACATTTGTAGAACTGGATGACGATGATGAAACGGACAGGATGACTTCACCCGAGAACAGCTTGGAATGTTACAAGCTTGTGATACAGCGTGATGGAAGTGCTAGATACGAAGCTATCAGCAAATATACAAACGAGAGATTTTGGACAAACGTATTTCCACTGCAACAGCTAACTGAACGAACTGTAGAAACAAGTCAGAATACCTATAAAGTATCGCCGACCATTGGGTAACCTTCTATAAAATTCCGGTTTCGCGGCAATCGGATCTTAAATTGTCCTAACAGAATAATAATAAACGATATGATAAGACAGCTTATTCAGGAATTAAAGAACTACTTTAATTCCATTGAAAACCCTACAGGTGTGGAAATGTCCTTCCGGAACCAACTGAATAGTGGATTTTTCCCTATCACTTCCGTACATAGAGACGACTTGGAAGAAAAAGGGTTCGATATAAAGAAAATCAGTGATAATGACATGACGCAACTGGCAGAAAAAATGTCCAATGACTACTGCACACAACTCTTTGGGTATAGTATGGAAATCATTGCTTCCGACATACTACACTTTCCTAAAACGAAAGATACCTCTTGTCCCAAATGCAATTCTCCACATATCCGCTTCGATCCAAGCAGTGAACAATACCACTGCAACCATTGTAGCCAAACTTGGAGCGACAAATTTTATGTACTCGTCCGGTTCACCGAAGATACATTTCCTTTTGAAGAAAAGGAAATCGGATATCCCAGCTTCAAATCCGAAGACAATGGGGCCAGATATGTGCCGGAAGCCGAATATATTCGGGAATTCGGTAAGTCACCCGACACCAACCAATACTACTGCCTGGTTCAGTGGCCGGAATCTCAGGAATATATGGATGATTCTTCCACAGATACCTTAAACGAAGCTATTCAAGATGAAAAAGGACTTGAGGATTTTGGCAGTAGTGCCATGTGGGTCCCTCTCTGTGGTATAAAACAATAAACAATATGGAAGCAGAATATATTCAGGAATGCATTTGTGGTGCCGTCACGGTCACCTTTGCAAATGGTGTGACTAACAGCATGAGCCGGGAAACCTTCAATCGACTTGACATTACTGGTGAATATAGTCCGCACACATTCTGCAATTGCAATCATTGCGTAAATCATTGGGGCATTGATCTCTGCCAATGTGGTTCCGGAAAATTAGTTGAAAAATGTGAGTGTGGAAGCAATGAACCCAGCGAGGAACTGGGAATTAAAAGGGAATTTGTCGGATGGGTATTCTGAACGAGAAAATCAATGAGCTCAGCCACTTGGAAGAACAGTACAAGCAAGAGCGTGACCGTGTTATTCTGGCGATTGAAAAAGTTGTGCAGGGTGTCGGGCAAAACCCAGCAATCAAGCCAACTTCCAAGAACGCATTCATCATTAATATATCCGAACTGATGGATGCTCCCTGGTCTCCCGAATTTCATGACTGGACCGTGCAAGCCGAACGCTTGCTAACAGTATTGAAGAAGAAACCTGTCAAACAATGGATCACCTATATCAACGAACTTCTGGAAACAAAAACAAAACCAGGGTGGCAAGGCATCATGGTCGATAAAATCCAATTAAACAGGAAATTCTTACTACGAATCAAGGAACAATTTTAATCATCTAATCCATTTATCAATATGAGTAGTTTTATTTGCAGCAATAAGCATTTTACTTCCATTGCTAAAGGAATTATGCATATAATCAATATTAATAGCTTTCATGTTTCATACGATCTAAAACAGATAGCACCTCAAATATATAGTTATAAACAAATAGCAAATGAAAAATTTGCTATGAAAGAAGTCAATTCATTTATTGAAACTCTGATGGAATTGCAAGTGCTTTGTGTTTCCTTGCAATATCGTCATCATTATGAAGGACATCTGGATCAGGAAATTAGCGAACAGCGTGAAATTCTGCACATGCCATGCGACAATCCGGTATCACTTTCCCCGGCAGCACTTTACAAATCCATTCATTGTGCGCTCTATCAAATCGAAACAGAACACCTTGAAGAACTACGCCCGCTTACATCAAAAGAAAAAGACTGCTTGACATTCTTTCGGCTGTTTGCCGCCAATATAGCAGATCATATAGTCAGCCGTCTGCCGGAGTATGATAAAGCACCTTGGGGTATCTGATGAAAAAAACAACTCTATGGCGATGACAAAACCGGATGAAATCCTTCAATTAGAAAAATTCGCTTCATATAAATGTGATGGCGGTTGTATTTTCAATCACCCCGCAGGAACTTTTATAATTAAGTATCTGGAAGTTAATGGTGCAATCTCCCGAACTATACAATATAGGATGGATACCAACATCTTATGGCGCTTCGGCCAACCGGAAGACTTACTTTCTATCTATCACCCTGCGATGTGCCTCGAACTTATCAGCCAAAGGCGCTATGGAACACCGAAACTTTCCAAACCACTCGAAATAAAAGGTATTCCTGAAAGTTTTGGTCTGCCATATACATGGGGAGGACAAAATAATGTAAAAGCCACAAATCAGGTCTTTATAAAAGGGAACGATGTCTTTGTAAAAGTACGGGATTACATGAGTGACACGTTCCACCCTCCACTTGGATTCACAGGTGCGCCACTATCAGTTATCTTAAAAAACTTTTTCCCCGAGGAAACGATAAAGTCGAAATTTATTTATGACGACTGTTGGGGTAATGTCGTTCTCCGTGGTGAAGCGTGGGTCTGTTTCAGGAATGTGCTTCCACTGATAAAGGAAGAGATATTAATAATCAGTTTACCAGCTTTGATTAAATTAAGTCAGAAACTTCCGGGATTTGGAAGAGATTGGGAGTTCTTCTGTGAGGGATTAATTAATCAGGTGAAAAACGATTCGAACAAGGAATAACAATAATAATACGGAAATTATGAACATGAAAAAACTCTTATCCGATTTTACGGATCAGCAATCAGCCTATTCCGAAAAGGTAGACAAATTGTTCAAGGGGGATTACCGGAATAGTAACAAATGTTTCCGCTGTTCCGTCAATGCTGTAGAGAGCGTCATTATACCTTTATTTAAGGCTCTGAAAGAGCATTTCCCTCAGTTACAGTTACCGGATAAAGATCGATGTGGCTTAGCTGGTGGCTACTATAAAGTGACAATCGATGAGCGGATTATCGGAGGTTTCTCTTATCCTCGTAAAGGAGAAAGCTTTCTCCTTTACACCCCCTTTACCGATAATCCTGGAAACAAAGAAAATTATAAGATTTTCTGTCTACAGCAAATAGTCTGGATAATCCAGAAACAATTAAACTGATTCAGAAAAAATGAAAGTATTCATCAACGAAAGAGAAGGACTCTACAGCGGTGGCTTGATTATAGTAGCTGCCGATAGTCAGGAAGAAGCGGAAAAAGTATTATTGGCGAAGTTCCCCGACGAACTGGAGATGTTTGATAAAGATGGCGATACATGTTTCGACGAATCAGAATGTGTAACCAAAGAACACTGGTTCTACAAATGTAAAAACTGGGTTCTTTTACCAGGTGTCACTTCTTCATCCTTGATTCCTGCTTTTTTAGCTGAATCGGGACATACAGAATAATAATAAAGCAAAAAAACGATGAAACAGAATAATCCCGAAGAAAGACCATTCAGTGTTGAACACCAATGGTCACACCAACATGTGTCGTCATGGCTACAGGACGGTACGGCGTATACAATTATACTCATCGATAATACCTGCATCACCGATGCCGTATTTCACTATTGCGCCCTGTTTGGCAAACATTATTTTACAAAAGGAGTAAGTGTGTATCCCATAGAGAAAGTACAAAGCCATTCCCTGGCAGGTCATGAAATGCCCTTGCCTCCTGATGCTGCCACACAAGAGCAAGCATCCTCCGAACTCGATCGCCTCGCTATTACCGACGATTTCGACACTTCCATCAAAGTGATTACAACCCCCGATACCAATCCGGTAATATTCCGTCGTCGTGTAAAATGCCAGATGCTTTCCGGACTATCACAAGAAGAAGCCGAACGGGTGGTTTCAACCACTCCAATGGAACTTGAACTCTTTTACGAAATAGGTCTAGGAGGATTTGCTATCGATGCTGAAGCGGTCGGGAACACACCGCTTTATAGCCCATACACGGGCCAAGAAATCCCGGACGAGACAACTTAAAAACAGATTAGCTATTTAATTCATGGCGGTGAGTGTAAGCTCTTCGCCTTTTTTATTTATAAACTATTTAAAATCAATCATTATGGCAACATTGACGACATTACAAAAAAATCAGAAGCAGTTCGATTTCAAAACAAACAACATTGAAGTCATGGACATTGACACCCTACAACGGACTCATAAAGAAAACAATGTCTATGGGAATCCGCTTAAAGGCATCTATCATTACCAGGCCATTCTTAAATTGGCCGAACTTTGCCAGAAACATAATCTCAACTACGAGATTGAAGAAATCTTTGCGGCTCAGAATAAAAACAAAACCGAACCGGGTGTTATCGTGCTTCCGGAAGTCGAAAAAATGTTTGGTGAAAGAGCGGTCGAAGCTCATGTATTAAGGCGCATTTTTACTACCATCCGTATCAAGGAATGGGAAACTGACGAACTTACTACCACTTTAGTGCTGGCGTTCCATCAAGATGGAATTCAGGTCGCGATAGGTCCTTGTGTACGCATCTGTCACAATCAATGTATCCTCGGTCCTCAACGTAGTGCCTGCAACTACGGTAAAAACAAACTCTCCACGGAAGAACTTTTCGGGCGTGTAGATGAATGGCTGGAGAACTTCGAAGAACAGATGACCGAAGATCGCGAGCGCATTCGCCGGTTGAAACAAAAGATTGTAACCCCGGTCGAATTGTATGCGTATATCGGATTACTGACCGCCCTTCGTGTTTCGCACGACAGTTCAGATAAACGCCTTTCCACGCAGGTTGAGACTTATCCGTTAAACCAGGGGCAAATCTCAATCTTTACCGAAGAACTTCTGAAACTCAACCTGGCCAAGAAGACCATCACGGCATGGGATATTTATAACATTGCCACCGAGCTCTATCATCCCGGAAAAACGGACTTCCCGTCCATGATCCCGCAAAACGGCGCACTGGCAGAATTACTTCTCGGCGAATCACCGCTGGGCGAAGCATAATCTAACAAATCCGGGATACAATCATATCCCGGATATAAAATTTAATCTGTATGACACGTATAAAAGGACAACTCACAACAGCGGATTACCTCCCTATTGATGACTATTGGCGTTTGGTTGACGGCCTTCATAATGATGGCAGGTATTTTTGGGAGCTCTTTTGCAGGCTCGCTTTCTGCACGGCATTAAGAGGCAATGATGTCCTCTCATTACATTGGACCGACATATTGGGAAAGGAAAAGACAATAATCAGGGAACCTAAAACAAATAAAAAACGCAGAATTCGCTTTCATTCCTCTGTTGTTCAAAAGATACAAGAATTGTACGAACTGCTGGGACGCCCACCTGTCAACCGTTTTGTCTTTTACAACGAAGAGACAAAATGCCACTACACCTTAGAATATGTCAACCGTACTTTAAAAAAGTTTCGGGTCAAGTACCGGTTACCCATAAAGGCTTTCTCGACCCACACATTTAGAAAAACCTTTGGACGACATATCTGGGAATCAAACGGACGAAGTTCCGAATCACTTATCAAATTATGCCGTGTATTCCAACATTCCAGTTTGGACATTACTATGGTATACCTGGGTATCAGGCAGGATGAAATTGACGCCGTTTACGAAACGATCCACTTTTAAATTATTAAAAGAAGCCCGTACTAAAAACGGTTCGGGCTTTTTTTACCCTATTATTTATCAAAGACATTAAACGAATGGGAACACATGCATTTATCGGGAAAAAACTGCCGGACGGCAAAGTTAAATATATCGAAGTACATTATGATGGCTACTTCTCATGGACAGGACGTATCCTCCGAACATTCTACCGCACGGAAAAACGAGTTGACGCCCTGCTCGAACTCGGGCACCTTTCTTCTATTGGAAGTACACCATATGGGAAGAACCTAATGCCACCAAAAGACCTGGACCATATCCATTGCCGGGCCTATATTCGCGATTTCGGCCATACGGATAAAGAATTTCTGCCACAAACGGCCCCGAATAAGGAACAATTTTTCGATGATGCCGGTATTGCCTATCTATATGAAAACGGAAAATGGGTTCAGTCATATCGTAAACACATTCAGGATATATCCTCCTGTCTTTTGACGCATTATGAAGAGCCTGACTCCAACTATCCAAACATCGGGCAGTGCAAGATATATTCAGTTAATTCTAATTCCACTTTACAATGTTTGAGCCAGCCTCCACAATTCTGGGAGCAGCTTGAAGAACTTGCTACCGAAGAACAAAAAATATTTTATGTATTCCGCAACAATCGGCTTATCAAAACGGTCGCTCCGGTTGTAAATCCCGAAAAGGAAAATATTATAAAAGAATTACAGGAATGGAATAAAGCCATATTGGAATCACAGGCTAAACCATTCCTCAAACCTATGGGTATTGGTATACTGTTTTCCGATGAAGATTTTGATGACGACGAAAAGGCCGACAAGAACAACATCGCCATCTACAAAGCAGACAGCATTCTGGAAGGAACCATCATTTATTGGATTAATTTTCCGGTAATGGCTGACTATTTTATCAGAGAAGACGACTGTTTTTCCGAGGCATATAAGGAACAAATTCACATCTCTGTCTTTCATGAAATCGGTCACGCTTTATTGGAAAAACTTTTCGATTGGTATTACGAAGGCGATGATGAATACGACCAACTGATTGATTCATTTCCAGATAAAACCATTGTTTCCCTTTTCAGTAATTGGAACAAAGAGACAGAAGAAAAACTAGTCGAAGAATTTGCGGCTTTGCACCATGAAAACAGAACAGAAGAAAGTCTATTGTTCCAATTATGTAAAAAGATATACAACGAACCCTTAAATGCTTAAAACAATGAGTAATATAGTAAAAGCTGTATCTCAGCTACCTGAGACACTGATTACCCCGGAAATCGTTCAGGCTGCTGCCAAAGAACATAATCCTAAATTACTACAATACCTTCCGGCAAAATACATATCTCAGGAACTTATTGATCTGATTTTTGAAACAGAAAAGAAGAATAACTTTGATGCATGGAGTCTGTCTTATGTCCCTGAAAAAAGTCGGAATTACGATATCTGCTTACAGGCCATAAAAAACGGAATAGAGAACATCAACGATGTTCCTGCCGAACATCGTCATGGTGAAATTCTGACTGAAGTATTGAAACAAATAAAAATGCTGCATTTGTTGCCTCTTATACCGGCTTCATCATGGACAAAACAACAGGCTGTAACTCTAATCAAATATATCTGGTATCATCACGGATTCTGTCCATACAAATCCGACAAATGGTTGAATGCCTGTATGAAGGTTCAAATAGCCCTTTCTTTTGTCCCACCCGCAATCCGAAATTTCTCATTCTATCTCCATTTGCTTGAAAAAGAAATTATTCCGGTAGCTATGGCACATGAAATTACACCGTCTAAATTCAAAAGTCATAAGTATTATCTCATCCTTGCCGAAAAAGATTTTACACTTGTACCGGAACACTGGTTCGATTATGAAATATTCCGTGCCGCATTATGCTCTAAAAGAAATCAGACATATAGCCTCATGAAGAATAAAAAACTTTGGCAGAAACTTTTGGAATGTATGGACGATACTTTGGCAGACGTTATCGCACGTACTGAACCCCAATGTTTTAAAAACCTACCCAAACCGTTTCGTACTGCAAAAAGATTGAAATTAGCAATAGAAAGCGATTCAGACCATTGTTATGATTCATGTTTGATAGATAAGAAAAAAGATAACCGGCTGTTGACAAAAGAGGTTTGCAGAACATATATCCATCATGCTTCTTGTTATCCAAAGTTTCCGGCAAAAATCTGGACGCCAGCCTTTGTGGATTATTGTGTAAAACAAAGTAAGTCTCTCCGCTGGTTACAGCAAGTTCCGCGACATCTGATTACTTGGGAAGCCAGTATAAGAGTCTTTAAAGAAAATACAGCCTACATAGATTGTCTGCCTCTTTTCTGTATCACACCGGAACGTGCAAAACGATATTTTCGGGAAAATCCGGATAATAAGAACGATCTTCCACAGCGTTACTTCAAAGACTTCTCTGAATATACAGGACTGCCCTGGCAATTCTTCGGTGGCGAAGTTTCATTGTTGCAACTGAAACATCAACGGTTGAATTATACCTATTGTAGGATTGGAACAACTTATATCGGTTTTTATTGGGAAGATAGCGACAAACACTATAAGGTAATTATGACAAGGGCTTCTAACCGTTATATGTCGGCAGAACTTGTATTCGAAGAAGAAGTTTCTACTTTCCACAAAACATGGTTAGAAAAACTGTTGTCAGACAATGATCCGAAGTTCGTAAAACCGAAAGTTGATAAATCCCTTTTAGATGTACAGGCAATCAGTTATTATGGGGTACAACCGATGAAGAACATATTGGGTACGGAAATATTCTGCAATACTTTTATGGGACAACCCATCGGTTATTGTGCTCGCAAAGAAGGTATCACTTATCATACAGACAACTGTGGTAAAGAGTTGTTTGAAGGATTGAAGCTCAAACTTCAGGGAATGGCTGTACCGACCACCCTTAAGGAAGATTTGAAAGAACTCACTCAAGATTATCTTCACACCACATACGGATTCTGTTATCCGGGAATGGAAGCTTTTATCGAGGACTACAATCTGGACCCGAAACGGACATACACAGTCCTGCAACTCCGCCAGATAGTGGAGCAACAGGGACAGAAATCCTCTATACGCCGGTTCAGCCGGGAATTGAAAAAAATCCATGTTATTTAAACCTACATCAATGAATAAATTTGAAAATTGCGAAGAAGCCCAGAATAAAGGCTCAATATATCTGTTATACACTTGTGATGCCTGGCATACCAACAACAGCCGGCAGCTTATTGCCCCGTTTTCCTCTCTGGAATCCGTGTACCGGCATCTTGAAAAGAACAGAAAGAAATATCACCTGAGTGATTGGGATATGGATTTTTTTAAAGATCATTATCAGACACAACGCCAGAGTGAAAATCTGATTATGGATACGTATGAAATAGATCTCGAACCGGAAGAAGAAAACCTGGACGCCCCATTTTATAACAAAGTTTTTTCATCCGGTACGACACAACTCACACGCCGCGAATTGGAAGAAATGCCATGCCCTTTCTATACGAAAGAAATTAGTGACGAAATGATGCAACAAATAGTTTCGGATGCAGATAAGGAAATCAAGGAATGGGACTGTGATGATAGCAATGACGAATTGGAATTCAAATCCGATGACATCCGAATCAGAGAAATTGAGAATGCCGCAGTCCGGCATAACGTCCCGTATTACGAAGATTTAGACTAACTATTAAAACATAAAATGATGACCAAAGAACAAAAAATTAACATGCTACTCGCATTCCTTGCCCCGATTGTCTTTGAAGGCAAGGACGAAAACATTGAAACTGCACCTCAAATTACATTTCTATCCGCTAACGAAGTACAAATCGAGGAATTCCCCGGTGAACAGCTTCCTGTAAACAGAGTGTATCCGGATAATCCATTGAAAGAGTATCTCGAAAAAATTGTCAATTATAATCATGCGGATGAAAGAAATAATTGGGAAGAATGTTGTGCAGAAGAATATGATGTAGAAGAACTGGAAGAAGAGGGTATTGACCTTGACAATGACTACATTCCAACTCTCTGTTCTGACCATATTTATCATACAATTAGCCAATTGGGAAATTTGATAGAAAGTGCTACGGAACCGTTCGAAGACTCTCCTGATATGGAATACTCCGATTATTTAAAAAATAACCGTTTCCTTGAATTTATCCAGCATGCGTACGACTTAAAAGAATGTTCCCCAACGGCGGTAGAAATTGCAGTTTCCGCCTTTGGTTGTATGGACAATGCCATTCATGAATTTAACAAATGGAATAAATAAATACATCGTTCGCCATAATGATGACCAAAGCCGCTGCGATACCTCTAGGTGTCAAAGCGGCTTTTTTAATGAAATAATTCTGCCCCATATAACACCGATAATAACTACTCTTTAGAAAAGAAAAATGAAATAACAATGAAAAATTCAGAACCTATTAAATATAAAGGAATCGAATATCCCAGTACTAACCTTGAAATGGGAGATTCGATTGGATGTATCCGTATTTCTGTCCAATCTTTATTGGATGAGTTAAATAAAGATGGCCTTGATGATGAAGACCCGCCAAAAGAAGTAACTGGTGTTGATGATTTGATTGCTTATTATATCATCGATGAAGAATTTCTTCTCCCAGTCAGCAAGGTCAAAAAGATCGTCAGGATAGCCTACGATGAAGAAGAGCCGCCTTCCGTCTATAGCCGGCAATCAATCCGTGAACTGAAGAAGGGCGAATTCTTTCGTTTAAGAGAATCGGATACTGCACCGGTCTGGGTACGTGGCGAATATGTTCCGGCTGTAAAAAAATTTAGTTCCTACAAGTTTGAAGATGTGAACCATGAACGCCTGCTCAAAGGAAACACTATAGTCTTTACCGGTTTTACTTTTTAAGATATAACAAAAACAAATACAATGAATCAAGCCAGGATCACTCGGTCTTGGCTTTTTTATTGTCCTAATAAAAATGAATCATGAAACAGAAAAACTCCCTTTCAACTCCTGCTCAAATTAAAAAATCACTGGGAATCAGTTACCTCGGTGGATGCAACTCTCCGAAGCTCATTAAAAGTCTTGAACGCAACGTAATGACCTATGGTGTCTATCTGGCCCCTGGCAATATAAGCGGTCACCAGGTATGTCCCAATTCTGACAACTGTTGTAAATATTGCCTGAATGGTTCTGGTAGAAATAAGATAGAGCTGCTGACCCGTAAAGGAGGGGGTAGCATCCAAGAATCCCGTATAAGGAAAACAAAACTTTTCTTCGAGGATCGTCCGGCATTTATGCGTCTGCTTATTCACGAAATCAATCAGGCACGCTTAAAAGCAGAAGCTGCCGGCATGATATTGGCCGTACGTCTTAACTGTACGTCTGACATCAGCCCGGAAGAATTTAAAATGGATGGTAAAAATGTTCTTCAGTTATACCCGGATATCCAGTTTTACGACTACACCAAAGTATTCAATCGCGCAGAACTTCTTGAAAAATATGAGAACTACGATCTTACCTTCTCGTTCAGTGGCGAAAATTGGACAGACTGCAAAAGAGTATTAGAGAAAGGTTATCGTGTAGCAGTTGTCTTTGAAGATACTTTTCCTGAGAAATTCAAAGATTACCCTGTGATTGACGCCAACGGATACGATGCCCGCTTTTTAGATACTGGCAGTATTATTTGTGGCTTAACATACAAGAAGGTTGCGAATGACTATGTAAATGGTAAATATCAACGTCCCGAAACCACGTTTGTCAACCGATATATCAAAGGTAGCTCGGAGGAACAACAAAAAAATAATAAAACGGTGAATCCTTCACCCCTTCACATTTTATCACCCTACACTTTATAAAAGACAACAAAAATGGAAAAAACATCAATCCAAAGACTCGCCAGAATGGTGTGCGATCTTCCGGTAAACGGAAACATCTATGTTCAGCAATATGCAAACAGTGAACTCTTCGGTATCACATGTTTAAATCTGTTCGAAAGCGATCTGATCATAATCTCCCATTTTGGAGGTGGTCTTGCTTCAACGTTTGATACTTCTACAAACAATGAAGAAAACGAAGTGTGTTCATGGCTGCAATATGCCTTGGGAGCAGACAATAGCGAAAAGATAGTGTATTTGTTGACTGAGAACGAAGTATATGGTATACAATCTCCTCACAATGAACTCTGGGGCGTTACTTTTTGCGTGAACCAACCGGGGACCCCCTCTTACCGGACACTGGCAATTTCTGAATGTCCCATATTCTCCACACAAGAAGCAGCCGAAACCTGGATAAACGACCACCGAGGTATGAGGTACGATACCGCCTTCTATGCGGAAGATTGCAGTGATCCCAAACCGGTTCTTATCGACCGTTGGCGCAACGACAACAATGATGCCGTAACAACCAACAACCCTTCAGTCTCCACTTTTAAAACACGTATCAAAAACCTTCGTGATGATATGATTACCAATATTGCCTCCATTCTGAAAGAAAACAATCTTTCTGAAATTGAACTGGATGGAATGGTCAGGAAACCAACATTTGTCCTCTGGTGCGATGAAGATGGAAATTGGTACGACTCCCCGGTCAAAACAGTATCGCTTGACTCTACCGGCATCAGTATCGATGTCGAAGATGAAGATGAAAACGTATCAACTACGCTCTATAGTAAAGATGCAGATGTGGCTTTTAAAAATCCTGACTGGCTTAAAAGTCTGCTTGATAACATTCCCGAAGCTATTGAAGCAAAGAAGCGGATAAAAAATGATATCCAGTTGTCTCTCTTCAAGGATTGGAACTATTACCTAAATGTCTATAAAGACGAGAAACCCCGTTATGTAAATGTTTCCATACGGTTTAAAGACGATAATTGCGAAAGCAAACAAATCATCTCTCTGACTGACTATTCCGAAAATACCGCTGACCGGGTGTTTCACTACGTGCGCTCTTTACAGGAACTTATCCAATTAGCCGATACGGATAAGGACGCGACTGTAGAGAACTTCATAATCATTGGCCTCGATGAATATACAGACCATATTAAAGAAAACAGGTAATATGCAGCAAAAGACAGCAAAAGAACCATCTGTAGTATCCCGGAAGCAACAACCGGAAAGCATCCCATATACCATACAGCAACTCGTACAATATGTGAATGATGTGGGAAATACCGGTGGAGGTGCTCTTGAAGTGACAGGCGTCTCTAATGGAGAAGATATTACAATTGTAATTGACCAAAACGAATGGAATGATACTCCGGTCTGCTTTGTTGGTGGTTATGGACATGTGGTAAAAACTATTAAAACTGAAGAAGTTCTGGAAAATTTGCCAGACATTTTGGATTACTACTTTGACAAGGGTGCAACATTTAAAATCAATAGATTAAACTAACGTACAACAACATGGAAATAGAGCATGCAAAAAATGGAAATATGGAAAGTCTAACTGTGAGTGATGCAGAAAAATATAGCCAGCTTGCAGAACAACTGTCCGACATATTTTATTTCATCGGACACACTGTAGACATGAATTAAAAAATAAACAACAATGGCCAATAGAACAGTATACATAACAGTCCAGCTCAGTATATCCAATCCGGATGTGACTGAAATTTTCGATGAAGAAGTAGACCGCATCATCAGTGAAGTAGATTACGAATTCAAAAATGTGGAAAACTATCAAATTTCAACGAAAATTAGTGAAACAAGATAAAGTAACTAAAAACATGGATTATGATAAAAGCAACGACAATATTCGGAGAAACAGCCGTAGAAAGATACCAAGAAACAGGGAAAATTCCATCAAAACGTTGGTTAAATAAAAATGGTGGAGCCATTAGTGAAGTTGAGTTTAAGACAAAAGTAGAATACGACGCTTATGTTCAGGCGTTAGATGATGTCGACGGTTGGTATAGCTCCGATATTACACCAGCACAAGAAATTCAGGAAGATTGTCCGTTCTGCAAACAATGGCGAACTTTCTTTTCTGACAAGCAAACAGTAACCTATTGTCCCGACTGTGGCCAAAAAATCCTCAATTGATATGCCATATAAAAGTGAAAAAATAAAAATAAAAGGTACGGCTTATGATCGCCGTCAAAAATTGACACCTGAACAAAAAGAGGATATCCGACGAATGTATGCCAACACGGATATCAGCCAGCGTAAATTGGCAAAGCTTTTCAATGTCAGCCGCCGGTTAATCACCTTTGTACTCGACACCGACCGGGAAGAACGAAACCAGAAGTTGCTAAAACAAAGAAAGGCGAAGGGTCTCTACAAACAAAGTAAAGAACAGCGTGCCGCCATTATGCGCGATCACCGCCACTACAAACAACAACTCTTCCTTCAGGGGGAAATTATCTTAGATAAAACCACAATTTAAAAATACAACGATTTGAAGCAATCTGTGCGATTTATACAACAGTGACACATAAGGTATCTAAAAAGTTACCTCTCTCGGTTATATGAACTATCAGGAGCGTGGAATACTCAGTCCCTCAATCAATCTATAGTTACTATAGTAGTGATTGTCTCTCAGGCCATACATAACTAATAATATTAATATACCAATCAAACGAAATATGGATACTCAACCTCTCAGTAACACTTTAAGGCAGCTCGTAATGAAAATAGAGCAGGATAAAAACAAACAACGTCGGGGTCTCTTCCCTTATCAGCCGCATACCACAACCAAACTGTCACAGATAATGACCCGGCAGGTAGTTGAACCTATCATCAAGGATGTATCAAACACAACAAAACGGTATATATCTTACCAATACGGTACATCTATGGGGTTTTACTTTTTATTGGTTGACGGACGAAAGTTTGCTGTATTATACATTCCGAATCCTGGCAGTGGGGCAATTTTTATCAAACCCTTGAATTGCCACGGCAAACAATGTGCCCCTTCTTCATCTCTAAAAAATACTTCATCTATTGTTGATTGTTTGCACAATTTTGAAAAACAATAGAATGTAACTGCCCATAATCTTATTAATCCAAAACCCCAAAGAAATCATAAAAAGAGAAAATCTTATGACACTTAATATTGTGAAAAATAATTTAGACGCCTCTTGTATAGCAGAATACGTGAAAGAAGTCTTTAATACTTCAGAGGTAAATATAAAAAAAGACTACGGAATATCTGTAGATATTGAAGTTACTGGTGAAAATAAATTATTTAGCTTGGAGGGGCTAAAAGAGTTGGAATGCCATATTGATGATTATGATATAAGAATATGGTAATATAAGAATAAAAATATCGGTAACCTTCAGTTACTACAGTAAATCATACAACTAAAAAAGATGAGTCTCAAACAACTAGGAAACTACAAAATGGAAAGTAAATCCGCTGGTTCCAAAAGAGAAGTTCGCGCACGTAGGCTTCTAAAAAAACTGAGAAAAAAATGGCTCCGAAAACAACCCCATTACATGTATAAGCATTACAAAGACTATGAATATTGAATGAAAGCAACGAATATTCAGCTATTATAAAAAGAGCGATTCAATTATTCGTTATATTTGCAAGTATCTAAATAAAACTACAAATATGGCTCTATATCGAGAACATCGTGGCCTCTTGGAAGAGGCACTGAAAACTGTCATTACTGTTAATTCGCTTGATGACATCAAACAACATTACAGTAATGATAAGGAATTTAATGTACTCACCGATTATAATTGTGAATATTATGCGCCGGAATCCCGTGTGAAAGGCTGGGAGTCTACTTATATTATAACGGCAAACTACAATGGCCAACAAATCGTTATCGGCTTTTCAAATTCTTTATTGGAATAATTTCACGAATAAGAAGACGGAGAAGGGGAAGTATTTATCATACTCACTTAACTCCAGGTTAAGTCTTATAACATGATAATAACTAGCTTCATTAATCATCCAGTTATTACCAATTTTGGATGCAGCAATCTTGTTTTGTTTTATCCACCTCAGTACATCCTCTTTTTCCTTTTGGAATATTACTGTTAAATAATCTAAGGGTATCATAGTGGTTTATAATTACCCCTCCATACTGACATGAGTACAGACTACCTTCATCCTGCTACAATAAAAGGTAGCAACAAACGGGACAGAATTAGGGAAATCGCCTGTACTTTGATGTACAGGTGTCAATCCTTGTCCTTGATTTATCCTTTTTAAAGGTGCCACCTTTTTCTGTAGGCAAGAACAACTCATAACGCTATATAGATTCCATACATGATGGAAAATTATTAGTCTCTGTTTACAAAGACACATCAATCTTCTTATACATCAACACGATTTTATGTAATTGATGTTCTGTGCTTTATACTTTTTTCTTCCCGTGTAAATATTAATTTATAAATCTGTAATAAAATGGAAAAAGAAACGCAAAAATTGCTCCCTATGCCTCCTCTGAGTATGAAAGAGTGCTATCCTTATGAACCGCTTTACAACCTGCCGCCAACATTTAAAGAAGGTGCATGTAAAGTCGTGCTTATCCGCGACTTATTCCACAATGACGGTCGTCCCTCGTGGAAAGCTGGTACAAAAGGTGTAGTGATTCCAATCCGCCGCTCCGGCTTAGCTGAGTTGTTCGAAAACGTCAAGAAGTTTTTTGAAGACTATCCTGAATGGGCAAAACACAATGGTTATTATCCTTGTCGTTTAGATAAGACTTACGACTTCTTTCCATATTATACCAATAAAAAGGGATTGGTACGCTTATCAATATATCATACCCACATCAGTTTCATGGATTTTCAATACATATCAGCAGAAAAGGTAAATAGTAAATAATCATAATTCTATGGAGAACGAAATCGACTTGCTCAGTTATGATAAATATATTGTCAGTTTTTCAGGAGGTAAGGACAGCACAGCTTGCTTCCTTTATCTGCTCGATCACGGTATACCTCTTGACCGTATAGAACTCTGGCATCAGGAAATTGATGGGCGCGAACAGACGTTTTTCGATTGGGAAATAACCCCCGATTATTGTCGTCGTTTAGCTGAAGCCTTTGGAGTAAAAATCTATTTCCAATGGAAAGAAGGAGGTTTTTACCGGGAACTTATGCGAGAAAACAGCCGTACTGCACCTAATCATTTTGAATTGCCTAATGGTACTATGGGGCAATCGGGTGGAGAAAAGGGAAACCTTACTACGCGGCACAAATTTCCTCAATGTTCCTCTGACTTGAAAATACGCTGGTGTTCCTCTTACCTGAAAATAGATGTTTGTTCGACAGCTCTTACCAATCAAATCCGTTTTCGTGGTATACGGACATTGGTCATCAGTGGGGAACGTGGAGAAGAATCTCCTGCACGTGCACGTTATAAAATATTTGAACCGGACAAAGCTGATCTGCGTAACGGTGTGCAATTCACTCGCCATATTGACCGTTTCCGCCCAATCCGTGATTGGAAAGAAAATCAGGTGTGGGAAATCATTCGGCGTTACCGGGTAAGAGTACATCCATGTTATTATATGGGTTGGTCCCGATGCTCCTGCAAATTCTGTATTTTTGGAAATAAGCACCAGTTTGCCAGTGTCGCGCAAATCAGTCCGCAACAAACGAATCGCATTGTTGAACTGGAGAAACAGTTTATATATACAATAAAACGAAACATCAACCTTCCGGCACTTATTGCACAAGGCACACCTTACAAAAGCATCACGGAAGAATTAAGGGAACTTGCTACCAGCTATGACTATAATCAATCCATTTTGTTTCGTCCGGAAGAAAAATGGATACTTCCCGCTGGAGCGTATGGTGATTTGTCATGTGGCGCTGTATAATAAAATAATGCTGTAATAGAGATAAAAACAGAAAGTATATGGATATTAAAGAATTAACGAAGGACTATAAAAAACAGTCCGATGATTTTTATAACTGGTTTGATGGTAATAGTGAAGGAAAAAGGGAACAGCCGGAACAACCTAATTTTCTCAAACAAGTGATATTCCCGATTCTCAATGCTTTGCCCGAAGCACTTCCTGAATGTGGTTTTACTCCACCATCTGATAATTATGTCATGTATGGAGAATACTATCGAATCAAATGTGGAATCATAGTTCTGGGTGGAATTTCTGTCGGGAAAAACTTCGAATTGTATTTCACAACACTATTTCATGGACGACCATGTGGCCGGAAAGTTGAAGTCACTACGCTGGACCAATTAGTCGAAAATCTCCGTAGTATTTATAGCCAGCGGGTAAAGCAACAATAGTATAACGGTCTATACTGTAGATTCTTTTCTGTTGTCGGTACAATAACCGATTATAATATGACAGAAAAGGATTATATAAAATTATGTCAAGCTCGATACGGAGAGGTATTTGGAGAAAAAGAAGCAAAAGATGTTTTAGAAAACTACCTGCGCCTTTTTGGTGAAGTGTTGGAGTCTTTTGTACCTAACAATGAATCGGTGGAAAATTTTAGTATGCGTTTAAAAGAAATGGGGTATATCAATGAATTTAAGTTTAATGAATAACTTGCAGAAATGAATAAATAATAGTAGTGCCATACTGATATTATTGTATATTTGCCGACAAATTATCGTCTGTATTGCTATTTTGAGGTAAACTCCCAAAGTATAATCAATTACAACAAAAAAACTATTTGGTTCATTTTTAATAATATTATATATTTCAGGACATGAAAATAGAGGAAAGAATCAATCAGGCTTATAACAATGAAAAGAAAAAACACGGAATATTAACCATTATTCTTTTTCATATCGGAGATCACTACGAAGCCTATTATTCAGATGCAAATACCCTTGCTAAAATATGCAACTTGAAGATATTTACTGTCTCTGAAAAAATTCCTTCTATCCGTTTCCCAGAAAGAAAGGTAGAAGAATATATGAACCAACTGGTCGATGCCAACTACTCAGTTTGTCTTTCCGAAGTCAGAGGGCCATCAGGCCAGTACATTTTAAAAAGCCTATGAGCAAATTTTGGAGAAAAGCTGATGATTTTGCATTTATGACAATTATCATTGGCCCTGCTAGCATCATTTTCGGTCTAATAATCATTATCGGATTGATAAAAGGATGTGTCAGGAATGATATTGACCCGATGGATAATTCCATCAACAAATCCAGGGAGATTGTCACTCACCTGCACGTCGTTGATAGCACTAAAAATGGCTTTAGGGTAGTTTACGCTACCACTAATGCTGTTACCGAAGAACGACTTGTAGAAATCCGGTCTCGAAAAGCGATTCTGGATGCCTTTGAACGTCTCCAACACGATGCCCCTCTCCACTGGGGAGGGAGTCTTATGGATGCCGATATCTGTGACTTTGCTCTTTTTGCCCTCAAATATAACGTGGACAAAGATATCACAATCCACAATATATTCGTTGATGGGGTAGAAAAAATGGAACTGTATGTCCAGCCTAATCCTAATATGCCCGGATGTGCCACATGGATGAATTTTGGCACTAAACAGGGCGTTCAATATATCGACGCTACTGATATTAATTTCCGTATACCTGCCGGTGAAAAAATATATAGGTATTGGAAAGCCAGCAATCTGCACGAATACTCTCATACTGACGAACGTTTTAGCCATTTTTTGGAAAAAGATAGACAACGCTAAATATACAATATCTACTGTATATAACATATGTAAGTGTCTGAAAATTAGACGGTAATTATTTGGCAATACCGAACAATTCACTTAATTTTGCCGTAGTATAGCAAATATTGAACGGTTAAATTAGATTGTAAATTGATTCGAAATAGATTGAAGATGAAGTACTAATTTATGGCATCAGAAACGTCGCAACTAAAGTTTGCGAAATCGGAACGTACGGGAGAACTGATCGGTTTCGTATCCCGGCATCCGAAAAATCATAAGTTGATTGGAGTCCGTGAGGACTCAAGGTTTGGAAAACAGATTTGCGTTCTTTCAGAACACTTGAAAGGACGGATTGAACCCGATATTCCATATGAAGTTGAGTTGAAATCAATGCATAAGGCCAACGGCTATGTTGTGGTTTCAGCAACTCCCGTGCTTTATGAGGTGCAGGTAGAAACAATCATTGTCCCTAAATCAATTTATCAAGTAACAGTTACTTTTGAGAATGGGTACAAAACCTTCTATTTTGACCCGAAAGACGGGAAAAGTACCCAAAGCCGAACATGTGAAGGGGTTCTTTCGATCCTGCGTGAACGAAAAGACCTTAAAAATAAGGAAGGAGTTATCCGGGATTATTTGAAACAGGCTAAGGCGTTAGTTCGTCGTATGGAAGCGGATGGTTTTATTTATACCGGAAAACCGGTAGTTGAGTTACAATGAATCGTCCGTTAGAGGGTATAGCTACTGATGGAGCTCATTCCACGAAGGAGAAAATGACACGCTTTAGGGCTGTCAATCTCGCCTCTGGGGAAGAGCTCTTCTCAGAAGCGATCGGAAATCAAACAGTAAATTGCGGTGAATTCTTAGGAATAATTGTTGCTGTCCGATATATACTCGAAAACGACTTCACTCCGCCGGTCATTTATTCGGATAGTCTCACTGCAATAACGTGGTATAAAAACAAATCAACAGCTTCTTCTCGCCATTGCCCTGCCCTTCATAAAGCAGAAGTATTCCTTCGGGCAATGTCTACCCGTATTGACGGAATTGAGGTACTTCATTGGGACAATCGTAAATGGGGTGAAACACCCGCAGATTTTGGAAACAAATAATACAAAAATGAATATCATGGAGAGAATAACATCATCAGACAGTATTACAAGCGCAATTTCTAAAATGGTAGAGGGGAATATAGGTGCTATAAATGCCTGTATATCCCTTATGAAAGAAGGTGAAAAAATAGACCCCAAAAACATCATGGGAGGTTTCGGCTGTATTCTTGAACTTGATAGAGAAGGGATATATGGAACTGACATATATGTGTTTTGGAATGACATCTGCAATCAGAAAACACCCAAAATGATTGCTGTATTAAGAGCTGTTCAACTTGGTTTTTTTAGTGGAAGAGCATTAGCTGATGCTTGCCACAGACAGGATTATTCGGGGCGTAGTATGGTTCCTATAGAAGAACTTTACAGAAAGGTAATTGAACGATTACCAGAGTTTGATTTAGCCAACCGACAATCAGAAATAAAAATAACAGATAAGAATAAGATGAAATTAACGGCTGATAATGTAGGCTTTATCTTTCGAGATTGTTTATTTCGAAATGGTGAAGATACGACTAATGCCGTCAAAACGGAAGGTATCATGTGCAAAGTCTGGTTCCATCCGGAAAGATTGAAATCTCATAAAGCTGAAATAATAGAAATGTGTGATGAACTGCCTGACAACTTTAAAATATCTTCGGGTGGCGGATGGTCGTTCCTTAATTTGTGCATCAATAGGTTTCAAAAACAATGGACCGGAGATCATCGGCAAATGGAACAATTGATGGTACTTGGTCTTGCTTCCGGAAAGATGCAATTGCTGACCAGGCGTGAATTATGGGAGACGCTTCCAGGAGGAATGCCTTATGTTGCGGTAATTGATTAAAGGAATTAATATGTGACAACATGAAAATAATAGCAAAACAAGGCTCTGAACTGGAAAAGTTACTGAAGCAGATGAATGAACAACTTCTTCGTGAACATGAGCAAGCAAAAGACATGGTACAAGAATATTGTGGGGCCCGCCCTGATGCAATCGGTTATGGTTGGGTGTTCGGAATAACCGCCGAATGGCTTTGCACTCTGATCAGATTTGACGATAAGGAGTTCATTCCGGAAAAGTTGCTCCCGAACAGCGAGGACAAGAAACATCCATGTTGGAAAATAAATAAGAAAAAAAAGGAAGGCCGAGAGTTCATTGACAAATGGGATAAGAAATTTAAGGGCATCGATGGTGACCCTCTCAACAAGTTTGGCATTCCCGTTATGCACGAAAGTTCCGGAAGATATTTCCATTGGTTACCTTTAAACGACGATGGAAGGTATTATATTTCCGTCACCTCCAGTTTACTTGACTTAATGCCTAATATACCAGATAAACAATATGAAATACAGTAAAACCGGGCAGTTTACTGCCAACCAGGAAAAGCTTGGAAAAGAGATATCCGACCGGATTCAGAAATTAAGAAAATCCGGTTGTACTATTCTTGCGAAAGGGAGTATGCTCTGTGCTTATAAAACAAAGGACATGGAACATGCTCAACCGTTACACCTACAATGTGGCTGTGATTATGAACATCCTATAAAAAATCTTGACATAGGGCATATCAATGATGCTGGGGCGGATGACGAAGAACATTTTGAACCGGGCTACATAACAGAAGAGTGATTCACCACAAACATTATAAATAACTAATAACCAGATAAAAGAGGAGTCAACATGTTTAAAACAGAAGTTAATCCTATATACATAGAAATAGCAAAACAAATCATGGGAAATATTCAAAATGATTGTGGAACTGCTGGCAGGTTTGAGGGAGGTTTTAATTACCCTGAGTATTGGGTAGAGTTAATTGCTAAACACTCCCAATGTCTTTTTGATTGTCACCCTGAACTTTTAACCGATGATTTTTTAAATGATATATCATGCGGAGGAGAGGAAGTTAGGGCTGAAATTCGTGTTAAATACTCTGAATTTCAAAACTTAGACAGTGTACTTGATAACTACTTTGAATCATTGTAGATTAACAACATGTAACAGTGCAGCATATGAATCAAATAAATAACGAATTGCGATGCAAAAAATGTGGGAAATCAATAAAAGGTGGTTCTTACAACGCTCCTGATGGTCCGTTTTGCATCGACTGCTGGGAAAATAAAATTAGCAAAAAAACTAAAAAGGAGTATGAAAAACAAGCCTTAAATAGATTACAGGCTATTGGTATGGGTTTCAAAAAAAGGACGGAATGAGAAAGATCGATTTAAATGTCCTTCGGGATAAAATATATAAAAATAGTTGTGAACATGGATTTCAGGATTATAGCTTGAGTAATAAACATTTTCTCTGTCTTGTTGTGGCTGAACTGATGAAGGCGGTAGTCGCTTACAGAGGGAATAGTTGGAATAAACGTGCTAATGTAGATTGGTACAATAAAAGAATAGAGTCCAGCCGTATATGCCAAGGTTTAGACCCTGAGATTCCCAAAAGACGCGGCTATGAGGTCATATATAATGAAACAATCAAAGGCTCCATAGAGGAAGTATTAGCCGATTCGGTGATTTGCTTACTTGACCTGGCGGGGCTTCGGGGTATAAACCTGAAAGCAGAAGATATTAACAATCGCATTGATGATATGGCGGAAGCTTGTAAAGACGAAACTTTCATAGAGACCATCTACGCCATATCTACGCTCCCTGTGAGGCACGATGACCTATATGATTTTTCTACAATTATTAATGATATGATAATAGCCATCCTCGGACTTGCCAAGCATCTCAATGTAGACTTACTTTGGCATATCGAGCAGAAAATAGAATACAATCAATTTTGTAATGAGATAAAGGATAGTAATGGTTAAACAAGAAAAAAAGAAACGACATGGCAGTATTTGAAGAAAAAACATACGGCATTCAATGCGATGTATGTGGAAAGACTTATATGAATGAACATACAGGCTTCTCCCTCTGGGTGGACGAGAACACGGCCAAAGAAGAAGCGCAGGACGACTATTGGTTGATTGAAAAAGGGAAATGTTACTGTCCTGATTGCTTTGATATTGATCCGGACGATAATGTTACAATAAAAGAAAGGAAAGGAGCCACTGATGACAAAAAATCAAAATGATGATGGTATATTAAAATATTCCCCAAATGAAGATGGTATATTTAAAGGAGAAGATGCCAAGGGGGTACTGGCATATCTCCTCAAAGATGTACGCTATAAGCCGGACGATCCTTTTTACTCTTTGATTGAAGCCGTGGAGTTTGGATTGCCCAGGAAACCACGTTATCAATTACGAGACGGTGATTATGCGATAAACGAATATCCTGAAGCAAAAGGTTACTTCTTTGACGAGAAATCCAGCCGATGGGTAGCATTCGATAACTCGACTGATGATTGTTTTGTAGAAGATTTTAATACGAAACCAGAAGCTATCGGATGGTTAAAAGGAGAATTAGAGGTAATATAAAACAAACGCAGAAAGAAATAATTATGGCTAAATTAAAATCCCAGTCCCAGAAATACATCGAACTGAAGGAAGAAGACTATCTTCAACTTATCGAAAATACAATGACTGTCGAAGCTCTCAAAATAGCAGGTGTAGAAAAAATGGCCATTTGGAAAGCTGTTCAGCATATCCTTCAAAATGAACATATTGATATACTGATAAAACCTGTCTCCAGAAAATATTCTTGAAACAATTTAATACAATGAGGACATCAAGAAGAGAATTTCTAAAATGCCTGTATGAGCAGAGTTTATTTGGGCGGATTCGGTTCAATTATTCATGGTAAAGGTTTGGCGACACTTGATGACATACAAAATGAACCTACGAATAAAAATGAAATTATAGGAAAGATAGAGAAGAAATCACCAACCTATTTTCACCCAATACATGATAAAAAGGGGGGCACTATCTGTATTCTTCATTTTAATGGGAATCCATTATAG